CCCATTCAGCGGGCTCCGAATTGTCCTCGTCCCAATCAGCGTCGATCCATCCCCACGTTCGACCAGTGCGGACGTTGGAGATGCACGCCGGGGAAACTCCAAGCTCGCGCGCCAAGGCTCCGTTGCTTCGGGACGACCCGAGGATATAGCGGACCTTGGCGAGCGTGAGCTTGCCGTTGTGGTTTGCCTGGCCCTTGCGGGCGCAGGGTGGGTCGGGTTGCGTGGACATGACGGGCTCCTTGGGTGTTGGGGAACCTTGGCTCCGAGGGACGGGATCGAACCGCCGACCTGATGGTTAACAGCCATCTGCATCTACCAACTGAGCTACCTCGGAATGTCTGCTGAAAAATGATCGAGGATCGATGGGCCAAGGTCGCTGGCGCGAGTAGCCCTCTCAAATTCTTCGGGTGTTAGGTGATTGGAAAGGTCGATCAGGCCCGCGTGAATTTCTGCGTGACAGTTGGAGCAGACGAGGATGCACTTGTCTAGTTGCCACTGCTGATCTGGAAATCCTTTTTGCTCGGATCGAGATGGTGAAACTGGAGCGCACCATCACAGCGGTCGTACCCGCAGATGCGGCACTTGCCGCCCTTGTATTCGATCGAGTCTGCTTTGATTCTCCTTCTGGCTGCTTTCACCGCGTCTTTAAGACGCTGTTTTTCTTCTACGGTCAACGAGTGGTACGGCTTGGAAGGCACGCACCGACTATATTGGAGGGCCGGGTGGGAGTCGAACCCACGACACCTTGGTTAACGGCCAAGTGCTCTGACCACTGAGCTACCAACCCAAATTGGATCAGCGACCAGCGTGGTGTCCCGTGCCGGATTTGAACCGGCGTCTTGAGCTTGAGAGGCTCAGATCCTAGGCCACTAGACGAACGGGACGTGTGGTGTCGGAGACGGGATTTGAACCCGTGACCTCTCGGGTGAAAACCGAGGATCCTAAACCGCTAGACCACTCCGACGCATGAAGGGCGAACCGTTCCTGCGCGGGGGACGACCTGTCCGTTTTCGGTCGCTTACTCGATACCCCCGCGCAGGCACAATTCACCCTCGCGCTCTCGTTCACCGAGAGCGGGCCGCGCGGGGTAGGTATTGAGTCGAAGCGACATCGCTAGAGGTTGTACTCGGTGGCTCAGGCGTCGTCAAGGCCGAATGCGAGAAACCCGTTACACTGGCCGATCGGTAGGGTAAGGCCATCGTGAAATACTTTTTCGATTGGGAATTCCACGACGACGGCAAAACCATCGAGCCTATCTCGATCGGCATCGTCGCCGAGGACGGGTCGGCCCTGTACCTGGAGCTTCCCTACAACATCCCCCGCATCGAAGCGGATCCTTGGATCATGGAGAACGTGGTGCCCCATCTTGAGGGCGTGACGGTTCCGCGTGAACAAGCGTGCGAGTCGATCAACAAGTGGGTGGGCGACGACCCGGAATTCTGGGCCTACTACGCCGACTACGATTGGGTCGTGCTGTGCCAGTTGTTCGGAGGGATGCTCAAGCTCCCCAAGCGATTCCCGAAGCTGTGCCTCGACCTCCAACAATGGTGGATCCAGCTTGGTCGTCCCGAGGGTGTGAAGCCGCCCGCCCATTTTGGTGAGCATCACGCCCTCGCCGATGCCCGATGGAACCGCGACCTACATGCGGCTCTCGCCGAGTATGCGAAGCGGTAGAATTACGGGCACGCCCGGTGCAAAGCCGCGCACGCCCGGCTGCGCCGCGAGCGACCCTATATTCGGATCTTAGTGAATGGCAAAGCACTTTTGTCTCGACACCAACGTACTGGTTGACGACCCCGATGCCATCTTCCGTTTTGACGAACACACCGTAGTCATCCCCTTTGAGGTTCTGACCGAGCTAGACCGCCACAAGGTCCGGCAGGACATCGTAGGTGCAAATACGCGGAAGGTAATCCGATCTCTTGACGAGCTTCGGGCGAAGGGTTGGCTCACCGAGGGCGTTCCTCTCAACGATGTCGGTGGCACTCTGATCGTTCCTGAACGGGTCAGAGGGGCAGTCACAAACGACGACGCGATTCTCTCGGTTGCACAGTCGCACGACGCCACGCTGATCACGAACGACATTAACATGCGCGTGCTTGCGGGGGCAGCCCGAATCGAGGCGCAGCACTACGAGTGGAACGGCAAGCGCGAGGACGCACTCTACTCGGGGGCGCAGCGCATCTCGATCGGGTCCGACCTGATCGACACGTTCTACGATCGCGGTCACGTTGACCTTCCGGTCGAGCTTCGCGGCGACCTTCACCCGCACCAATTCACGATCGCCAAGAACGGTGTCGAGAACCACTCGGCCATCGGCCGGTACCTCGACGGGCAGATGCACGCGCTCAAGGTGACGGGCGAAACGGACATCGCGGGGATCCGGCCCAAAAACAAGGAGCAGCAGTTTGCGCTCGACCTCTTGACGAACCCCGACATCCCGCTCGTGTCATTGATCGGCAAGGCGGGTTGTGGCAAGAGCTTGCTCGCCACGGCGGCGGGGCTTCACCAGACCGTCGAGCGTGACGGGCGGTACACAAAGCTGATCGTCACCCGTCCCGTCACTCCGATGGGCCGCGACCTTGGCTACCTACCAGGGACGTTGGAGGAAAAGATGTCGCCGTGGATCCAACCGATCAGGGACAGTCTCTCGATGTTGCTCGGCGGAGACAAGCGCACGATCGACATGAAATTTGAGGACGGCTCGATCGAGATCGAGGCCCTGACCTACATCCGTGGACGGTCGATCCCCAAGGCATACATGATTGTGGACGAGTGCCAGAACCTCTCGGTCCCCGAGATCAAGGCGGTCGTCACTCGCATCGGTGAGGGCTCCAAGATCGTCCTGACCGGGGACATCGAGCAGATCGACGGCTCGCGCTTCGATGCCCGAACGAACGGGCTGGCGTATCTGATCGAGAAATTCAAGGACCAGGCGGTCGCCGGGCACATCACGCTGCTCAAGGGTGAACGATCGGATCTGGCGACCCTGGCGGCCGACCTGCTCTAATTCGTCTATGGGAAGCCATCGTTAGATGGCGCGCTCGTCGCATATCCGCGTGGCGGGTCGGTTCCGGCTCCGTACCGCCCGTGGGACCGTGATCCTCCCGGCAGGGTCCAAGTTGTTCCATGGCACGATTGAGCCGTTCTCGACGGCCCTGCGGCCTGGAGGGTACGACGCCGTGGCTTGGTTCGCTGACGACCCCACGATCGCGCAGCTTTACATCCCTCGGGCGGGTGCTTCTACGATTGTGTCGAGCACCCACATCGCTCAACCAAGCCAAGACTCGACCATTCAGGCCATACAAAAGATGGTCGGGCTCCACTACTCCAAGGTCGAGTGGGATTCCGGGGGGCGGGTGAGAAGCTACCAGACGCCCGATGTCCCTCCGTGGAATCGGATCGGAGGCGTAGCGCGCTCACGGGTGCTCCGGGCTTTGATCGATGCGGAAAACGAGGTCAAGGCTTTCAGTCAGCGACGACTGGAAATCTCCCAAGCTCGGAAGCGGGGCGAGATAGACGCTGACGAGCGTATTGCCCTGACGACGGAAACTTTCAACGAGCAGGGCAAGGTTGAGGCACGGATCAAAGAGCTTGAGGTCGAGTACAACGCTCTCAACAACGGGTACGAAAAGGAAATCGAGAAGCGGCTGGAGGCGATGGGTTACGAGCCCTACCTGAAAGGCCGCCCCGGAGATCAGTCGTATCGCTTCTATTTGGAAGGTCGCCGCGTGCTCCCACCCGGAGGGAGTGCGGATGGGCGGCTATTCATCGGAACGACCACCCGCGACATGACCTTGTGGCTCAAGGCGCGTGGTGAGGGCGACCTGATGAATGTCCAATACCACGATGTTCGTGGTTTCCGTGACGCCCGCGACGAAGGGCTCGACGGCGTGATGATCGATGATTTCGCGCAGAGCGAGGCACACGGGAACCTCGGACACTTGAGCGTCGGGTTGTTCTCCCCCGCCCTCAAGGACGTGCGGTTCAAACAGGTGCCTGCGACCTACGAGGAATACGACCGCAGCGGCAAGACCAAGGCGTATCCTCGCGGCGGCAACGTCGATTTCCACCGGCTGTTCTAGGACTCGTCGGTACGACTCGCCAGCCAGGTCTGTACGTCGGACGTGGGCATGGGCTTGGCGATGTAGTAGCCCTGAGCGAAATCCACCCCGAGGGCCTTGAGGGTGTTCCAATGCGCCTTGGTTTCGACGCCCTCGGCGACCACGTAGATCCCAAGGTTGTGGGCAAGCTGCACGATGGTCTGGATGATCGATTTGGCGTGCTCACGCTCGCCGAGGCTGCGCACGAACGACTGATCGATCTTGAGCCCGTCGAGCGGAAATTTCATAATCGAGTGCAAGGCACTGTAGCCGGTTCCGAAATCGTCCAGATGGACAAAGAAATTCGCACGCCGCATCGCCTTCATCGTGGCGATGCTCGCCTGCTCGTCCTCCATGAGCGCCGACTCCGTGACCTCGACACCAATGGTGCCCGCTGGTAGGTCACGCGAGGTTACGGCCTTCTTGAATCGGCCGACGAGGTTCTTGTTCGTGAATTGTTTGGGCGACACGTTGACGCTCACCGAGACAGGTTCGGTGTATTTCCATTGGCTCACGTCGATGCACGATTGGTCGAGCACGAATTCCCCGATCTCGTGGATCAGGCCCGTGTCCTCTGCGACCGGGATGAAATCGACGGGGGACACCCACCCGCGCGTCGCGTGGTACCAGCGGGCCAGGGCCTCAAACGAAATGGGCTTGCCTGTCGCCATCGAGACGATGGGCTGGTAGTGAACGCTCAGGTCGTCCCGGTATAGCGCCGTTCGGAGATCGCGCTCGATGCCGAATTGCTTGGCAAGATCCGCACGCATCGGCTCGTCAAACACGACGTAGCGGTTCCGGCCCAACGCCTTGGCCCGGTGCATCGCAATATCTGCGTCACGGATCACATCCTCGGGCGCCTCGTAGGAGTCCGCAGAGGCCGTCGTGATGCCGATGGAGATGCTGTGCCTGTACTCCCGCTTCTCGATGCGAAACGGCTCCCTGAACGCCTCCACGACGCCCTGAGCGTAGGTCGAGGCGACGTGGGCCGGGACACCCCGCACGAGGGCCACGAATTCGTCCCCTCCGTAGCGGCCTACCACGTCCTGACCGCGCAGATTCGCGGTGATCCGTTGGCCCACGGCCAGGAGAATTTGATCGCCGACCGCGTGCCCTTGCGAGTCGTTAATGAATTTGAACCGATCAAGGTCGAGCAGCATGACCGCGAATCGGTATTCGGGGTTGGCCCGAGCCTTGTCGAATTCACGGCTAAGCTCGTCCAAGAAATGAAAGCGGTTCACGAGGCCCGTGACGCGATCAAACTGAGCGTCGTAGAGGATGCGCGCCTCGGTGAGCTTTTGCTTGTCCACGTCAGTCTGCGAACCGGCGATGCGGATGGCTCGACCTACCGAGTCCCGTTCCACGATGCCGCGCACGAGCATCCACTTGAACAAGCCAGCCTTGGTAGCGATGCGGTACTCGTGCTTGAACACGGGGGTCGCCCCGTTCACATGAGCGTCGAAGCGTTCCTTGAACCGGGGGAAATCGTCGGGGTGGATCATCGAGAACCACTGCTCCGTGGACGTGACCTCCCCGCCTTGGTAGCCGACGAGGTTGCACCATCGCGGCGAAAAGTAGGCCATGCCGGTTTGGAGGTCCCAATCCCAGACGCCATCGCGGACGCCGTGGACCGTTCGCTGAAAACGCATCTCCATCGTTTGCAACGCTTGCAGATGTGAAGCTCTGTCGAGCGCGTACAAGACGGCCCTCTCCAACAAGGCGGTCGTCAGGTTGTCGCGCGCGAGGTAGTCGGCCGCACCAGCAGCGACGGCATCGAGCCCTTCTTGTTCGTCGCCTGACGTGAGTGCAACGACGGGTTGTGTGCGTGCCAGATCACGGATGCCGTCAGCACCCGCGAGCGCGTAGTCGTACACGATCACACCACTCGTTGCGGGGGTGACAGGGGGGAGGGTGACGTTGAACTGCGACCGCACCGAATCGGCAAGGTACGATCGGATCAGGTCGGCCATTTGGTCGTCCCCCGAAATTACAAGCACGCTTACCGGATCCATCCTAACAACGTCGCACCTATAGCCCGAATACGGGTGGGCGGCGCGCCCGCGTTTCGCTTTTTCGCCGATGGCGTAAGCTGTGGTGAGGGTTCGTCACAACGTCGAGCCAACAAAGGACAGGAACATGACTACGAGAAAAGGCGTCATTGAAGGGGACGATCGTGTGCTCGCGGGCACGGGCTATGGGAGTAAGGACGACCCAAACGCCGTGCATGTAATCGATCGATCGCGTGACCTTCCGATCGAATTCACCGGACGAAAGATCGGGTACGGAAAGGTCGGCTCAGATCTTGGGTCCACGGAGGTCACGATCTACGTGACGGCAGGGGAGCAGATCGTGTGCCACGTCAGCCAAGTTCAGAGCCGCGACCGTCGCTTCTCCAAGGCCGAGGTATTCAAGGACGGCAAAGAAGCCCTGGAGTGGTTGCGTGACGGCAAGGGGGAGCTTGGAAAGGCCAGCAAGGATGCGTGGACCCAAGCCTGTGCCACCCACGAACCGATTGAACATCTGGCGCGTATCTCCGTCGAATAGGGTACGATCCCACCATGCGTGACCTGAAATTCTGGCAACATCGGATCTTTGCGGCTGCCGCCCTCTTGATCTTCATGTACGGGATCAGCGAGCACGCCCGTCAGCGCGCGCACGAACGGACTCGTCACGATCACTTGATCGAGATCCGGCATGAGCTTGCCGACCTCAAAGAGAAGCTCGACAAGACGGCTCAGGAGCAGACGGCCGAGCGCATCGAGTACAAGATGGAGTCCTTGGCCGAGCGCGTGGACGACCTGCGCAAGACGGCCAAGGATCTGTGCGAGGTCGAGTACGATCGTGGGTTTGACGAGGCGATGGATGTTGTGGACGAGGCGAGCTACGACGAGCCGGGCTGCTAGCCCGCGAAAATAAATTCGCCACGGCACTTGACTCGCGCTGCGAGCAAGCGTAAACCTCCATCTGACGAGGTATTCCCATGTTTTCCGCGATCCAGATCACCGTCGAAGCACCACCGCAAGCCCCCGCCCATCTGGCGTCGGCCGTCGCGGGATCGTGTGCCTCCGGCTGGTCAGGTCGAGGTATGGGGTCCAGTAGTGGGCGCTCGTTCGGTTACAGACGCTCCGTCTAGCACACGGGGCACTAGCTCAACCGGATAGAGCGCGGAGCTTCTAACTCCGAGGTCGCAGGTTCGATCCCTGCGTGCCCTGCCGCTACTGGACGAAAAAGGCCGTACTCGGCTCGTCCTTTTGGAAGGTCTAGCCGATGGCTGGCGACGGCACTCCCCTGCTAAGGGAGCGAGGTGTAAAAGCCCTTGCGGGTTCGATCCCCGCACCTTCCGCCAACACACAACCCTTGGAGAGTCTAGCCGATGGCTGGCGACGGCACTCGGTTGGAAGCCGAGCGAGGTGTAAAAGCCCTTGCGGGTTCGATCCCCGCACTCTCCGCCAAATCACTCAAATATGATTGGTAATTCGCCGAAATGGCACCAAATCACTCAAATATGATTGGTACGAAACTTGGAAGGTCAAGCCGAAAGCAGGCGACGGCACCGGCTTTGAACCCCGGCGAGGCGCAAGCCCTTACGAGTTCGACCCTCGTACCTTCCGCCAACAACATCTGACGTTTTAACCCTGGAGAAGACCAACAACACATCAGAAATGACATCCACCGACATCACCGCAACTTTGGAGGGTCAAGCCGATAGCTGGCGACGGCACTGGTTTCGAGTACCAGCGAGGTTTAACCGCCCTTGAGGGTTCGACCCCCTCACCCTCCGCCCTCGTAGACACCGCGCTCGCGGGTCTACCGTTAGAAGCGCGGTGTGAGGTGCCAGGTTGGACGGCACCTGGCGAGGTCAAGCCGTCCATTTGTGGATGTAGCTCAGTTTGGTAGAGCGTCTGGTTGCCAATCAGAAGGTCGCGGGTTCGACCCCCGCTATCCACTCCAAGTGTGTGTAGCTCAGTCGGCAGAGCGTCTGCTTCCCAAGCAGAAGGCCAAGGGTTCGATTCCCTTCACATGCTCCAACGGCGACCTGGATCACAGTAACGGAGGACAAGAAATTGAAGGACTAAACACAAACGCGGCTGTAGCTCACGTTGGCTAGAGCACCTGCCTTCCAAGCAGGGGGTAGAGGGTTCGACTCCCTCCAGCCGCTCCAAGGGGTCTTAGCTCAGTCGGGAGAGCATCTGCTTTGCAAGCAGAGGGTCGTCGGTTCGATTCCGACAGGCTCCACCATGGGGACATAGCTCAGTTGGGAGAGCGTTGCCTTCGCACGGCAAAGGTCAGGGGTTCGACTCCCCTTGTCTCCACCACAAGGAACACACAGATCAACATGCAAATTCGGGGATGTAGCTCAGTTGGGAGAGCGCTAGCGTGGCACGCTAGAGGTCGAGGGTTCGATCCCCTTCGTCTCCACCACCCGTACAACCATCAGGAAACCAAGGACCAGAATGTAGAACAAGGAGTCATTGTCATGCGCACTCTCAACGCCGATTTCAACGCCCGTACCTCAGACCGCGCCGCCATCGTGCTTGGGCACGATGCGGAGCGCAAGATGATCCGGGTTGGCATGAAGGTGCGACTGACTGACGACTCGATTGAGGTCGAGGCCGTGGTCGTGCAGCGCGACGGCTTGCTCGTCGCCATCCCCGAGTGGGGCACCCTCGACTACCTCAACTGACACGACCGCGCTCGATAGCGGAGGAAAGCCATGAAGCAGTACAAGCAAATCTTGAACACACAAGACAGTCGATGGCGAGGATGGATCTGTTCTCTCAACTGATCCATCCAGGTCGCGGTCTGGGACCAGCGCGGACTCCAAATCTGCGCCTGCGGGGTTCGATTCCCCGGCGGCCTGCCACTCGTCCAGGCTTGGGGGATGAGCGCTCATGGCCCCATCTTTAGCGAGATCCGGTTCGATTCCGGTAAGCCTGGTCCCTGGTCGGATAGCCAAGTCCGGTAAGGCGTCGGATTGCAACTCCGAAGATCGTCGGTTCGATTCCGACTCCGACCTCCAAGAAAGAGCCATGAACCAAGACAACATCGTAGCGATGGACCGAGGCGAGCATCCGCCCGTTTTGTACGACGGGTGTACGGTGTGGGCTTGCTATTGGGTCGATCGAGACGGGCGCACGCTTGAGATTTTCAACACAAGCCAGCAAGGCAAAGAGTCCTGCCTCGCGGTGGGGAATAGCGATCAGCACCTTGCCAATCTGCCCTATCGCTTTCCCATTAACGATGTGATCGATACCCTTCGGGCCGCCGGGTACGACGTGACCCGGCGCAAGCCCGGAAGCCAGGAGCCAATGCTCTCGCCGTTCAACGAACCATAACCTTGGGTGCCCACGGTGCCCGTCAAACGGAGGACACCATGCAAGCACACAAGACCGTATTCGACACTCTCTCTACTGACACGCTCCCGAACAGAGATCGGGAGTGGTACCTGGCGAAGCGTGCTCGCAAGCTCGGACTGAGCAACGGCAAGGGACGCATCGCCAAGTTTCGGGAGATCGCCAAGCACAAGCCGGTGTCCACCGAGGACGTGATCAATGACCAGATGCCTCGTGTCTACGAGTCGGAATTCTGGTTCCACGTCTGGAACGTGCAGCCGGTTCTGTGTGTGTACTGCAACGTCTCGCTCAACCGGGACAACAAGACGCAGGACCACGTAATCCCGCGTGCGAGGGGTGGGTCGAAGCTCGGCAGGGAGAACCTGATGCCTGCGTGCCAATACTGCAATTGGGCCAAGGCCGATCTGAGTTTGTTGGAGTACCTGCTCCTGTCTGGGCCTAACAGCCCGTGTGGGAGGAAATCCACGACCTGACTCATTCACGACCCTCGATGGCGTAAGGCTGTCGAGGGTCGTTTTATGCGGGATCGGGATACCGGCTCAGAATTGGATCAAATGCTCGCGGACCTGGAGGGCCAAAGCACCCTCCGGCCCGAAGGCTCACCGCCCTTGGCTGTGATCCGCGAAACCGTGTACTCGCTACCCTACGAGTACCATTTCGCCTTTGCCGAGGAACCTCGCGCTGCCGATGCCGAAATGATCCTCGTGTGGGCGGAGGGGGCCATGCTCGACAAGACCCTGATCGACGTTGTGGAGGACGGGATGCGGGTCAAAGCCGTCGTGATCCGATCGCTCCCCCGAACGCGGCCGACCAGCATCGTGATCCTGGCTCCGCTCCGACGCGAACTTTAGTTCAGCTTGTCGTCGTCTTTGCGCTTGAGCAGGGCCAGCATCAGATCGAGGGTGCTCACTCGCTCGTCGGCCCACAAGGTTTCGTCGTGAACGACCTTCGCGTGTGCGGGGTTGTTGTCGTCGTAGCTTTCGTCCTCGATCATCAACAACCGCTCAAGGTCCATGCGCCGTTCCTCGTACCAGTCCAACATGCGCTCTTGCTTTTGCGTGAACGGGACGCCGAACGCATCCATCGTTTCCTTCGCGTCACGGAGCGCCGAGATAGCAGCGGTGAGGCGTAGAATTTCTGCCTCAATGTCACTAACGTCACCCATCGAACGATCCAATTCTGACTCAGGATCGTAGACGGTGCTCGTTTGCGGATCATTTACGGCGCGTCGGGCGGCATCCATGAAAGGCGTTTGAGCCCACGTAGTTTCTTGACCGCGTACTCAATCCGTTGAGCTTCCCCACGCGACGTGTAAGGGCCATAGCGTGTGCCGACGTTCCAGGGTCTACCCCGGCGCGTTGCCTTGGCCCCGCCCTTGAGATGTCCGTTGTGCTGGCGGGTGCGGCGGCTTGTGTCTTTCGTGATGCCGACGTAGGTACGGCCCGTTTCGTTGACCAGGACGTAGACCCACCACATGCGGAAACTTTACCCGAGGGGTTGCAAGGCCCGAGGGTGTCTGGTAGCTTCACGTCTCAATGTTTCTCCAACGACAACAGATTTGAGCGTCTAGGGTCCGCGCCCCCTAGATGCCGTACTACATGCGCATCGGGGAGCCGGAGGGAGAAGCTGTAGTCAACCCGCACGGAGCCCCGTAGCGGGTTTTCTCGTATTGGGGTGTAGCTCAACTGGCAGAGCGGTGGGTTCTGGTCCCGCAGGTTGAGGGTTCGATCCCTTCCACCCCATCCAAGCAACGGTGAAGCTCCCGGCTAGCAGGGAGTCGAGTCGTACCACGGCGGGCAACCACCCGACCGAATGGGAGAGCAGCGTCATGGGGTTAACACCGTGGCGGATGTGGCCGGACCCACTACCTCGCAGGTCCGGGCTTTTTGGGGAGTAGGCAAGTGGTAAGCCAGCGGTTTTTGGTACCGCCATGCGTGGGTTCGATCCCCACCTCCCCATCCAAACTCGCTACACCTTGGGGTGTTGCTGGTGCTGGCGTTGGGCTTTGAACCCGACAGGAAGGGTTCGATCCCCTTCACCCCATCTGAATGTCAGCCGGAGCGCGGTGCGGCCATCGTGCTGGATCCGAGTCCGGTATCGGCTCGCGCTGCGTTGTCCCATAGCCCCGGCAGTACGGGCACGGGAGTCGTATGTAGCCCGCCTCCAGGTAGAGCCACCAGAACGGAAAGGGCTGTGGAGGCGGCTTTTTGGCCCACGCGAATCGCTGGCCGCTCCCGCGACAGTGGATGCAGCGTTTGGGGATCGTGACCACGCTCAGACATCTTCGACGCTCTCGGCGCCTGGGTTGATCGACCTGATCGACACTCCACGTTCGGAGAACGCTTCGTAGAAGCCTGCGTACTCGGCCTCCCACACGTCGTCGTGCTCGTGGTCAGGCCCCACGGCAACGTGGGCAAGCTCGTGGGCGAGGATGTCCACCGTGCCCTGCACACCACGGTCGAGCGTGCCATCGACGGTGATGATCGCAGGAGAGCCCTTCTCGTCCTCGGGGCCAGGGAAACTCGTGCAGCCGAGCCCACCGCTGATGCTCAACGGTTCCTCGTCGGGCGTGCCGAATTGGATCCGCACGTTGATCTTAGGATGCTTCTCGATGAAGATCTGGAGCAGCGTGTCGAACGGGTCGGCGAATTCAATCACGTCCGATTGTACCCCTATAGCCCGTCCTCGATGTGAGAACGGCTGCACAGCGCGTGGCGAGACGGTATCGCGCCCGGAGAGAGCCGCACCTTGATTATTGGGGCCTGGACAAGCTCGTAGAGGGGGAGCCCACGGTCCTGTACCACGGCACCACCCGAATGTTCCGCAGGTTCGACCTCGGCGAATCCCGAACGAGCCTGGTCGATCAATTCTACGGTGCGGGGATTTTCCTGACGCCGAAGAAAGAGGTCGCGGGGCGCTACGCCGACGCCAATCGGAACATCGGCTTCCCTCCCGAAATTCTCGATGATCTGAAACGGGCTAACCCGGATGCCGGGGCTTTCGCTCAAGCCCTCTATCGAAAAGGCCCCGCCGCGTGGGATGAATTCGCGGTCGAGCAAGACGACGGAGGAATACGAGTGGACGAGGCTCAGGTTGACGGACTCGATCCTAATGAGATCGGCGACATGGTTGACTACGTGATCGGAAGCAAGACCAAGCCGGTCGGTTCGGACTCTGGCCCGCTCGCGCTGTTCAGCCAACAAACGGGCCTGCCATCGTACCTGTACGACTTGCTCGACACGCTCGGGCTCAACTCGTTCAAGTACCGTCCGAAGGTCTACAAGGTCAGGGTGAAGGTGGAGCGGCCGTTGGTAACAGACTCACGAACCGAGGCGAAGCAGGCTCGCTCCAAGGGTTACGACAGCGTAGTCTACTACGGCCGTGGGCTCGTGAACGACGTGCCGGAGGTCGCCGTGTTCGACCCCCGGAAGGTGTCCATCCTCGGCGTCGAGGCGTGGTAGTCAGAACTTGACGGTGTACTCGCCGCGCGTCGTGGGCGGAGAGTCCTGGCCGCCCATTTCGCCAAACGAGCCCGCGTGGTACTCACCGCCGAATTCGATCACACAAGGCGCGCCGGGACCTGCGGAGGCGAACACCCGTCGCAGGAAATCGAAATCCTTGGACGAGCACACGTTGGCACGGGGCTGCTCGCAAACCACCGTGGTGTGGACCTCGACGCGGGCGCCCTTCTCGTCGTCCACGAGTCGGACAGTCACCTTGGTCGTGTTGTTCTTGGACGCCAGCTTCTCTCCAAAATACTGGCGAATTTCGGCTTTGATTTTCTCGGGAATTCCGTAGCTCATGCCTGACTAACGACGGGCTCGGCCTTGGCGAAACCACCATCGAGGTCGAAGCCGACGTAGGGCACCCCGCCAGGGAACACAGCCCACATCTCGCGTGGCATGAGCCACTTGCCCTGCTTGGTCGCAATCGCCAGGACGCACAGAAGCTCCATGATCCTGTGCAGCCCGGTCCACTGGTTCCCGTGCTTGTCGTTGCACAGGTTCAGGAACGACCAGCCGCCACCCTTGCTCATGTGGAATTCGTCTCCGATCTCGCGGAGCCATTCGGTGATCTCGGCTTTGTGCTCGGTGACACGGCCGGGGTGCAGGCCCCACTTGCTCGTGATGCCGTCGATCACCATCGCGTCGCCGGGTAGTTGATCCCCGACAAGCTCGTGGTCCTCGTAGAGACAGGTCTTGAAAACGGCTTCGACGTGGTTGGGGTCAATCATGGGTGCCCTCAGAATGCGTAGTTTTTGTGAGGCTTGCGGACGCGGATCAGCCACGCCTCGTTGTTGTTCTCGGTGACGCCAGGCACGAGCTTGCCTCCCGGATCCTTGAGGACCAGGCCCTCGATCTCGTCCAGATCCAGTAGCTCCTGAAAGTGACCGCTGAAATTCTCGCGGAACGTCTCGGCGAACCAGACATTCTCGTTCACCCGAAACGCGAGCTTGCGGCCTGTTTCCTGCTCGTACTCGTTCGGTTCACTCAACGTGAAATCGAGCATGTCGAGCCGGTTGCCGTAGGTGGTCCCAACGAGATACTTGCTGTCGTGAACGAGCAGGTCAAACAGCACGAGCCGGTCTTTCACGCCGCGCGTCTTGTTGTTCAGAAGCTCGCCGTCGAGGACGTGCCAGGAGCCACGATCCAGCGGCAGAGCTTGTAGGGACGCGCGCATATCCGCCGTGATCTTGTACGCCTTGTGTTCGGCCCTGTGGCGCGTGCGAAGGTGAACGGCGCCCTCGGGATCGATCAAGACGACCGTGCGGGTGCCGTTGAATTTCCGCTGCGCAACCCAACCAGGGTAGTCCCCAACTTGCTCGGGCTGGATCGAGCCCGAGGGGCGAGGCGGGAACATGACGAACATTTTGTTGTAGGGGATGGGCATGGCGGGCTGCTTACTGTGCTCGGAAGGCTACCTTCCAACCGTTGCGGGTGAGAAGGTTCAGGAGCGCACTTACGTCGCCCTCAATCTGATCGAGGTCGAGAGTGACGTGGCCGCCCATGGATGGTGCGGCAGCCGGCACTGTTGGCGTGGACTGTGGGGGAGGCGAAGCGGCCGGAGCGGGAGCCGGACGGGGTACGGGAGCCGGACGGGGTACGGGAGCCGGACGTGATACGGGAGCCGGAGAGGTTGTCCTGTGGCGCCACACCGTTCGCCGCCCGCCACCGTCCATGGTGACCCGATGATCGTGGAACCCGTTGTCTTTCAGCAAGCCTGTCACACTGGAGAGCCAGTGCCGACTCAACGCGCCCCAATTGACCTTGCCATCGGCGCGGTATGGGACCTCCATGCCGAGATCAGAGAGCATCTGCTCCAATGCGAATTCAGCGTGGGTTTGGAGGTACCCAAGGATCGCTTCGGGGGACGGTCGCTGGTCACGGAGGCGTGATGCGGCCGGAGTTGCGGTTGGGGTAGCGGCCGGAACCCCGGCGCTCGGCTCGGGGGTGGGGTCGAACAGGTAGCTCACGTCCACCTGGAGCGCGTGCGCCACCTTGCACAAGATCGGGAAACCGATCTGGCCCCGCTTGCTTGGGTCGTCGCGGACGCTTCGCATCGAGCTTGAGCCCTTTACGAGCGTGGAGATCCGGGCCTGCGAACAACCGGCGGCATCGGCAAGATCTGAATGGGTCCAACCTCGCTCGGAGCGTAGCCGATCGATCGTGCTCGCCATGTATGGCGTGATCTCGATCAGGCGGCCTCGCGTGGTGCGAGCGGTCGGGGCAGGAATGGGTGTGATGGGCATGGCGACCTCGGGCTTGGGCTCAGGGGTCACAGCAGCGTCGAGCATGGCAATCACGGGCGGCTCAGGCGGCTGTGGGGGAGGCGGAGCGTAAGCGGGGGGCGTTGGAGCCTTGGGCACTTGTATGGGCTCAGGTTCGGGCTCAGGCGGCGTGGCGTTGAGGTCCAGGCCGAGCGTCTGTTGGAGGGCGATGGCACAGGCGGTTGGGCGTCCCTTGATCGCCCGAATGTAGGGGATGCCTGCGGCCTTGGCCGCATCGCGGAGATCGGTGTCCACGTCACGGCTCAGGAAATGGTTGGCGGCGATCACAAGGTCGTATTTGTCGGCCTTGACGCGCACCGTGGTTTTGCCTTTCAGCACCGTGTACCAAGAGATCCGCAGACCAAGCTGCTTCTCGACCTTACGCTTCACAGCATGGTCGTCCCGGTTGCACACGTACAAGGCCGACATCCCTTCGACCCAAGGCTTCACGCGCTCGATAATGTCTGCGGGGATGTCGGTCATGCTGTCCACCATTCGCTATCGACGGCCTCGCACAGTTTCCCGATCGCTTCGCCGTCGCTGTAGCCGATTGCGGTTTCGTAGAGCGTGCCGCCGTCACCGAGATCGGCTTGAGCCTTGATCTCCACTACACCACGGCCCGTGTCAGTTTCGACCAGATCGAACCATCGAAGGTCGAGGCTGATTTCGTTCCAGGTGAATGTAGCGGGACGTGGCATGGCAAGGTGAGAGCCGAGCCGGGCTTCCCCGGCTCGGCTGGTGAGGGCTACTTGGCGTCGAGCTTCGCCTGCATGACAAGCTCAAAGCACTCGGTCGAGGTCTTGTCGATCTCCGGTCCCTTGATCTGATCGACGGCGCCGAGCGTGTCGATCACGGTGACGAGCTTCGCCACCAGATCCTCGCCGTCTTGCAGCGAGTCGTTGACCATGTTCGGCAGGGCCTCCAAGATGCCATCCTTGACCGAAACCTCCGGCTTGAAAATCTGACCGACGTGCTCGGGGTGAGCCGAGGACACGTCCACCTTCTCGATTTTCTTGCCACAGTCGGCGCAGAAATTGGCGCTGGCGGCTTGCGTCGCGTTGCACTTGGGGCAGACCTTTTCGCCGGCCACCATGCCCTTGATCGCACCCGTCAGCTTCTCCATGTAGCCGAGGGCCGCGATGGCGGACATATCGATCTTGATCCCGCTCGTCTCCACGAACGAGGCAATATCGACGCCGAGCATCGACAGCGCCTCTTGCTTCTCGGCGCTCAGGTGGATGCGCTTGGTCTGGATGTATCCAAACCTGCCGTCGTTTCCGGTGATGTGGAACATCGACGGCTTGGTGCCGGTCGAGGTGAATCGCTCCGCCCACGTCTCACGGGCGAACCGCTTGACGCGGCCCTCGGCGGTCTTGATCTTTTTCTCGATCGTCTTTTGGAAGGTCCGGCCGGCGACCATGACATCGACGGCGGCTTTGAGATCATCCGGGGCTTCGACCTCGGGACGGATCTTGGTGCTGCCTTTGGCCTTGGCCTTGGGGGCTGCGTTCCCGCCGAAAAGAGCATCGACGGCTTGATCTGAGCTTCTAGGATCGTGAGGCATTTCTGTTCTCCTGGTTGGTCTGTCTCGTCTAACGACGACGGATCGGGGACCGAAACCGGCCCAAGTGTCTTACGCCAAATGGCGATGGTTTTGAGGTACGCAAAAGCCCGCCCTGCGGAGCAGGACGGGCGGGAAGGGTCTAGCCCGCGATGGGGGTGACGGCCGCCTCGATGGCGAGGTAGCTCTCGCCGCGAACCGCAAGGCCGAGGCTGGTCAGGTGCTTGCAGGTCTTGCCGCGAGCGGAGTCCTTCTTGCCGTAGATGTAGCCACGGCAGGAGCAGCCCCAATACCGGCCCGACTTGTGCTGAGCGATGCGGTACACGCTGTTGCTGGACGAGGACCGAATCTCAAATCGGTTGGTCCACTGAGCGTTGTCGGGCAGGAGAGCGGAAGCGGGGATGGAAAGGGTCTTGGTTGCCATGTGTTTGTTCCTCCATGCCCCTAACGATGCCCTGATCGGATCCGAAACCTACAGGATCGAATTCCTCGATCCAAGGTTCTGGAATCGCGGGCTATGCGCGTCCCTCAGAGGCCACAGGCCGGCTCTCAGAGGCTCGGGCTCGACAAGGCCCGCCTGGAGCCCGAGAGCCTGACAAGGGCTCCAGGTCGCCGCTATGGGCGACGAGGGTGAGGTTCCCCAAGGTGGCGCCGGAGCACTACCCGAGCCTCGTGTCGAGCGGAGATCAAATCGGGGTCACTGATCCCGTAGGGGTCGGAGGCGACCAGGAGATCGACCAGGGCATCGACCAGGCGACGGGTTGTCAGGTCCACAGGCTGAGAGTCGGGGGCGGGGTTGGGTACGGCTTGCATGATCACCACGTTTGGATCGGAGGGATGTAGTCTTGGAGGCCGTCGTCTTTCGGCGGCTTCTCGTCCGTACCTTGGGGTTTGGGGTCCGATCCAGTTTTCGGCTTTTTCTGCTTCTCGTCTTTGTGACGCTCGCGGTCGTCGTCGGTCGCAGCACCGAGATGTTCCTCGACCAAGGATTCCACGAACGACGACGAGGACTCGTCGCGTTCGTCGGCGTACCGCTTGATCCGAGTACCCGTCGTGTCTTTTACCGAGATGCTTTTGCGATCCGTACCTTTACCCATCGATCGATCTTACCCCGTTGGATCCTTTCGTCGGAAAGAAATTCGGGGCGTGTTTTCCTGCCGATCGATGGCGGCAAGTAGCTCGTCGCGGAGGGCAGGATCTACGTCAGCGGCCCGTTCCTCAAAGTCGGAGGTCGTCTTGTACGACACAGTGCGAACGAAAAGGTCGGAGAATGTCTCACCGAGCTTGGCTCGGAGCGCAGAGAGATCCGCATCCTTGCGGACGACGACGGACGCATTCGGGATCTTGATCGTCGCCCAAGCATCTTCGGATCGGATCGTGATTTCGTGTTCCCCGGTTTTCTCATAGCGCTTCACTCCCTCGGCACGGAGCTTGGTCTTGAACGCCTCCAAGGTCTTGTTGGCGGCGTGTTGCACTTGCCAGAGAATTGCCCCGGCCTCGACCATCTGATTGAGGTCGGAGGCCGAGGCGAGCAAGTCCAGGTCGGACAGAATGTCGGCCATGATCTCGGCGGGCGTGTACTCCCCGTCGTTTTTGTTCTTGGCGCCGAGCATCACAGGCAATCCTTGTGGAAGGTGCCGCCGTTTTCGATCCACAGGCATTGGTCGCCGTTCGGGATCGTCTTGCTGCACGAGGCACACGTCGGGTTGTTCCGCGCCTTGATCGGCATAGCCTTGGTCTTGTCCCACTTGGCCTTGCTCTTGCGCTTGGTCGTGCTTTTCTTGGTCGTGCGCCGGTTTCCCGTCACCGCGCCCACAGCCTCGTCAAGCTCGTCCAACAGGTCGTCCGTGCGCACGCCTTCCGACGCCGCCTGCTTCACCCGCGCTTTGGCGCGAGCCGAGCGCTCCGCCTTGACGCGCTCCGCCTCGATCTCCTGTGAGATCCGAGCGTACTCGGCACGAACCGCTTGCACGCACTCGGCAGCGAGCGGACACGTCTTACACGCGCGGGCTCGGCTGGAGTGATAGCCGAAGCACTTGGTCGCACCGATCGCTTGCGAGCGAATGAACCCATCCTCGTGATAAGCCCGAGCGTCGGGTCGGCGAAGCTCCACGAGATTGTCGGGCGCAGCCTCGGTTTCGGTTGTCTCCACCGTCAGCGTCGCGGGAGCTTCGGTCGGCGCAACCGATGCCTCGGCAGCGGCCGTGACCTCGGCGAGCAGATTGTCAGCGGTGGGCGTGACGGGTGCTTTGACAGCGGTAGGTGCGTCGCCGCCCTCCGCTGCTACAAGCTCCCGAGCTTCGGCGATCCCCTCGGCTGTGATCGTCCAGTTGCCTCGGCCTTTCTGATCGGTTACGCCTCGCAGCTTGAGCTTGCGAAATGCGATGCCGATCCATTGGTGAGTCTGGAGTCTCCCGGTGCTGATCGTGCCATACTGTTCCTCGGTGATCCCCATGCGAGAGAAGATCGTCGGGAACACATCGCGCATCGCTACCGCCTTGTTGGGTGTCCAGTCGGCCGCCAGCGCGAGCGCGACGAGAACGTGCGGGGAGAACGTCTTGGGTGTTGGTTTCGTGGTCATGGTTGCGTTCCTTCGGGCTCAAACTACGAGCCAAAAAAGTCACTGCTCTTGTTCTCCCCGGAGCGGTCGCCTTCATCGAGGATACCTCCGGGGATATGGGGGGACATCAGACGAGCCGCCTCCAGGCGAGTCTCGCTGTCGGGCATTCCGTCGAGCACCATCCGTGCTGCGCGGCGCATGAGATCGCGGGGCACTTTGCCCGTGGGGTCGAGGGAAAGAATGTCGTCCGCGTGCCCCACAAAGTTGCACAAGTCGCGGTGGCTGAATTCCGCCGCAAGCTCGTCGTCCATGATCTTTTGACGCAGAGCTTGGGTAGCCTTGCCGATGCCTTCCAAAGCTGCCCCGCATCGTTCGGAGAACAGCGGGAATTTGGAGCGAATGACCTTTTCCTCGTCCTCCCACTCCATGAAATGAAACTCCAGCTTCCGCTCAAAGCGCCCCATCAGAGAAGCGTCCAACACGTTCGCCGACGTGTAGCGCATACGCTCGTCTCCGCCACCGGCCGTGTTCGCGGTCATTACGATCACGGTGCCGGGAAGCACCTTGAACGTCTCGCCGCTCGGGCCAGGGATGCGTCCCTCGATCGAGTCGAGGATCAGCCGCAGAATCTCTGCTTGCGATTTGGTCGCTCGGTCGCCATCCGTGATCAGGATCAGGTATGGAACCCGCTCGCCATCCTCTGTCACGTAGCCATCGCGGGCTGCGAGCAACAGATCGCCGTACTCCCACGACGTTCCGTTTTGGTCGAAGCTCTGCGAGTACAGCCACGGCTCGATGTCTGCGCCGGGGATGATCTGGAATTTCTTGGCAGGCCAACGGGTCGCGGCCGAGATAGCGTGAATGAAACCATCCTTGCCGGTGCCGCTCAGACCCCAAATGTACAGGTGCCGCCGCTTCTTGAGCGCGATGGCAGCCTCTTGGCAATCGAGCGCCAGGTCACCTTGGGTCGGGAACCTGTACTCGTGCGGCATCTTGAGGCACGCCATTTCGGGCACGCCAGCGTTGAGCCTGAGCGGCACGCTGCACACGTTCACCATAAGCTCGTTGACGGCCGGGGGGTGCTCACGCTTGATCCGCTTTGCCTCCAGCCGATCCACTACCTCACTGCTCACGACGGCGTGCGCCGGAAACTGGTCGAGGTAGTCGTCCAGGGAGAGGTCGTGTGCGGCCTCGATGTGGTCGCCGAGCCAGTGATCGGTGTGGCCGCAAATCTGGCACTTGGGGAGAGCTTGTGTGGTGCTCATTGGGATACTCCAGTCGGCTCAAAGTAAGAGCCGTTCGTTGGCAGTCTCCTTACGCCATCCGCCCCGGAACCGAAACCTCGGGGGAACGTCGGAAGGCATGAACGAGGGCCTGCATGGTCCTACAACGCCACACGGGGCGAAAAGGAAACTGCTCAACGGAGGGTCGATTTGGCGTATAGAGGATGGAGCCCCGCGAGGTTTCGGTTCGGGGCCGGTTGCCGTTCAAGGTACGCATGACCGCCAAAGCCAAATTGCCCGAGGCTCCTGCGACCTTCGATGGCGCCCGTTGGGCGGCGACTCACCAAGCGTCGGTGGACACCATTCTCGCGGGCACTCGTGACCGCCGAACGGTCGTCAGCCGAGGCTCCCGCTTCTACAATCGGGATGCCTGGACGAGCCGATCCTTGGTCGGCGCCATGATTGAGTGGGCGCAGCGAAACCCCGGCTCCAAGCCGACGTGGGAGACTGTTGAGGCGTGGGTCAACCAGGCGAATCGCATGACCGTCGATAGCACGGGCATCGTGATCGCGGCAACCCCGAGGCGTCTGTCTCGGCGGGTTGCTTTGGCGCTTGCGGGTGGCGGACACCACGAGGCATTCCATACGCTGTACTCGTGCCGTCGTCGGATCACGGTTCACGAGTTCTGGCAGATCATCGAGCCCCGGTGGGAAAAAGCCGACTGGTCGAAGCTCGGGAAGCTGCTCCAAGAATTCTGCGACATTATCGAGGATGTTCGGATCGAGCGTCGCGGCTGCGAGGAATTTCCCGGCGTCGCTACGCCGATGGCAGACCTCCAAGATTTCGTGTTGGGCCAAGAGGCTGAGTCTCGCCGGGTTGCCTACGAACAGGGCGCTCAGGTTACGGATGTGATCACGCCGCTCACCACGATCACTTGCACCTTCCGTGACATTGCCCTCGGGTACAACACACGCATGGTCCGCGCGGCCATTGAGGAACGCCAGAGTGCGCACCCGGAGGCCCACGAGGTCGTGGTCAAAGGCCCGCTTCGATCTGTGCTTGAGGATGCGGTTGCGCTCGGGCGTGACGACGATCTTGGCTACATTCGCGTCTCGATGGACGCGGTGATCGTGCTCCGCGATTTGGCGGACTCGATGCCCGAGCAAGCGCAGCAACAGGCGGGCGAAATGGCCTGTCCCTCGTGTGGTGCCCCGCCGACCAAGCTCCGCCTCCGCCCGAAACGGGTCGATGGCAAGCGGGTCAAAGGCAAGGGCATCGTGCGCTGCACTGTCTGCGGCCACGAGGAAGAGATCGAATTCAACGACGAGCCCGAGCAGTCTGATTCCGACTCCGATTCCGACTCCACGCCGATTCAGGTTGAGGATTGGGACGACGAGGATCAGGACGAGGATCAGGACGGCCAAGGTGGTTCTCAGGATCAAGATCAGGACGCGGATTCCGAGGGCGACGAGGATCAGGACGCGGGCGAGGGCAAGGGTTCGGAGAGCGGTGACGGCTCCGAGGGCGACGAGGATCAGGACGGTGATGGAGAGGGCGACGATTCCGAGGGCGACGAGGGTGACGAGGACGCCGACGATCAAGACGGTGGGGGCGGAGGCTCCGAGGATGGCTCCGAGGATGGCTCCGAGGATGGTTCCGAGGATGGTTCCGAGGATGGCTCCGAGGATGGTTCCGAGGATGGCGACGGCGAGGATGGCGACGGCGAGGATGGCTCCGAGGATGGCTCCGAGGATGGCGACGGCGAGGATGGTTCCGAGGATGGTTCCGAGGATGGCGACGGCGAGGATGGTTCCGAGGATGGCGACGGCGAGGATGGCGACGGCGAGGATGGCGACGGCGAGGATGGTTCCGAGGATGGCTCCGAGGCGGGCGACTCCGAAGGTGGGACAACCGGAGGCGAGGCGGCGCCCACGGACAACCAGGAGCCTTGGAGCGACGCCGCCAATGACCTGCTCGATCTGGCCGAGGCTGGCGAAGAATCCGGCCGACTCGATCAAGCTGACGCTCTCGGCGAGGCGTTTGAGGATGCCCGTGACGACGAGCGTGACGTGAAGCAAGGTGAGCGCGAGTGGCGTCCGTATGACCCCTCGATGGACTCGGTGAATTTCCCCCCGACCACACAACGCGACAACCAAGCGGCGCGACAATTCATCGACTCGGTGAAGCGCCAGGTTTCGTACATGCGTGCTCGGCTTCGCAACATGGTCCGCGCGGCGGAGATGAATGAGACGGAGCACGGCGTCAAGAAAGGACGCAAGCTCTCACGTCGCACGCTCGTACACTCGCGCGGATGCCTGCAAGCAGGGCGGATGCCAAACCGGGCCTACCAGGAAACCGAGATCGGGATCGATACCAGCGTTGCCGCTGCGATCAGCTTGGATCAGTCGGGAAGCACAAGCCGCATCCGTAACCAGTTGATCCAAGGGATGTTCGCCATCGCTGAGCCCATCGACCAGATTGGCGGGGCCTGTATGGCGTTCGGTTGGCGCAACGGCTCGGGCCGGGGCATCCCCCGCGAGGAACAGAACGACCCCATGATTCGGGGTTGTCACCGCACGAGCGGGATCAACTTTGACGTGTTCAAGACCTTTGACGAGAAATTCTCGACCGCCAAGGCGCGCTTCACCAAGGCCGTTTCGCAGGGTGGCACGCCGATGGCTGATGGTATCGAGTTTGGTCTGCGGGCGTTGAGCGAGCGCAACGAGGGCCACAGAATTCTGTTCGTACTCACGGACGGGATGCCTGCCCCGAATCACGCGCAAATCATCCCGAGCCAGCTTCGCCGCGCGGCGAAAGCAGGGATCCTCGTGATCGGTGTTGGTGTCGGCGAGGGGACCGAGTACGTCAAAGACGTGTTCCCTGAGTCGGTGTACGCGCCTCGCATCGAGGAATTGCCTCGGCTGCTTATCGCCAAGATCAATCGTCTGCTCGATTTCTCCGAGCGTAACCGGGGCCGTCGTCTGAGCGAGGCGGGCTAACGGAGGTACTGACCATGCCCAAAAAGGCGACCAAGAAACGACCGAAAAAGCGGTGGGTCTGTCCCGAGTGCGAGGTAGGGCTCCTTGCACCGGCCAAGATGCAGCCGCTCGACGTGCGTAGGTTCTGTTTGGACTGCTCGGCTGAGTCGGGGCGTCGCACGATGGTCGAGCGCGTCTGCCCAACCATCGAACGCCAGCGTGCAGCCAAGGCCGAGCGCGCTGCCGAGAAGCGGGCCAAGCGATCCCGGAAGCGCAAGGTGCAGGAGATCCAGACGTACCTCTACGCCGGGATCCACATGAAGCAGGAGCTTCACCGGGTCGCGCGCCTGAGCGTGTTCAAGGGGTCGTTCAAGGGCAAGATGCCTGACCTCCGTCTGACGGACAAGGGCGCCTGGTCGTCCAACCCCAACTACGTCCGTGGATCGAATTTCCGACGAGGGCTCGGCGTCGAGCACAAGACCGTTGTCGAGATCGAGCACCACGTCGATGCTGACCCGGCCGCGATCAAAGCGGCCATGCTCGTGCAGCTTGTGCTCATGGCGAAGGGGCACGACGACCTCACCACGGATCGTATCGGCGCGGTGGCGAAGGCCGCGTACCAGTTGGACGAGTACAACATCGCTGGCTGCGCCGACTGGTGGGATGCCGAGAACATGGTGGCGGATCAACTGCGGGCGAAGGGCTGATGGAGTACCGCACCCTGTTTGTTCAATGGCTGCACGAGGCGGGGGAGCTTTCCCTGTCCGAAGCTCAGGAGCGCATGAAGGCGTGGCAAGCTGAGATCGGTTTGCGGCTCTTTCCGCGCGACGCGAGTTTGCGTCACGTCGATCCGATGATCGGCTACCACATGGAAAAGGCGGTGCTCGATCTTAGTGACGGTGAAGATGCGGTGGTAGAGTGCGACATCGCCAGCCTCGACCCGACACAACGAGCAGTCCTGTTGGAATGGTGGGAGGGAGACGACGGGGAATGGGGCGAGGGCGAGTACGCCGTGCTCGATTCGATCGTGTGGAAATCCGTTGGTCAAGCCCAAGAAAAAGCCTCCGCCTGATACCCCCGCCAACCTGGCCGGGCGTGCCCGGCTCCGGCGCGAGCAGGCGTGGCAGAATGCCTGCGGTGGCATCTGGATCATCGTGGGCAAAGAGGGGGAGTCGCCGGGGCGCCCGGCCAAGCGAGAGATACCCGAGGACGTTCAGGAGCGCTACAAGCAGGAGCTAGCTCGCCTGGAGCGGGAATGGAAAGCCAAGCGTAAGAAGGCCGTAGAGGCGCCCTCAGAGCGTCCCAAGGCGGACACACCCCCCGACAAAGACGGGGCTGATCTGATCGATTTCCTGCTCTCGTAGGTTTCGGATCGGAGTCGAGCATCGTCTTAGGGGTGGAGGTAACGGACCATGACCGAATTCACGTTTTCGGGCGAAACCTACAAGGTTTCCGGCAAAAACAAGACCCGCGCGGATGTTGACCGGGAGGGCGCGGCTCGACTCGCGCGGACGGCTCAGGTCCCGCACGACACGGGCATAACCCCTCGGGCGTTCGTCAAGGCTCAGGTCGCCATGTTCCTGTTGGATGGGATGCCCGTAAGGATCGGGCGGCACGTCATCGAGGTCGTCTACGGTTCCTTCCGACTTTGGGTCACCCCGAAGGCTCACTGTGACGACGTTCACTACGATGCGTTCGCATTCGCGGCAGGTGGCCGCTGCGCACGAACCGTCTCGTGTTGGGCGCTTCCGCTGGAGCGGGTTGAGGCCGATTTCCTGCACATTGCCGATGCGTTTCTCGCAACGGTCGAGGCCGATGCCGACGACCTCCCGATCGAGATCATCGAGGGAACGAGGGCTGCATGAAGCACCCCGACCTGCATTTCGACGTACTCACGCGGAACGACAACCCCCTCCGCTCGCTGTACTACGGCCTGCGGGCGGCGGGCAGGGACATTATCGACCGGGCCAAGGGTGGAGCTTCACTCGACCCCTACATCCAATTGAACAACGGACTGCGTGAGCTTCTGGGCGTTCAGCCGAGCGCCGCAACGGCCTTGGAGTCGATGTTCTGGTACGAGACGTTCGGCCAGCAGGCGTTCATGCTCGGCAAGCGCCTCCAGGCGATGTTCTCGATCACGTCGCTCAAGAATCTACCGCGCGATGCGATCCGCCTGCCCTACCCGTGCATCTATGTCGCCACGCCGGACAGCGAGGTTCAGGTGTGGGGTGGCAATCGGACACAGTGGCACCGGATGCGAGGGTTCTACATGCTCCAAGTGGGGTCGAAGGTGCTGCTTCTGATGTGGGGCGGCCCGAACAAGCACTCGCACAACGAGCTTGACGATGCGACCGCGTGGGTGACGATCGATCTGGACGAGGCCGAGAAATTCTCGGACCTGGAAACGTACCTCGCCGACATGACCTCCAACCCGCTTCGCGCCGACCACGACGAGGGCATGGGTCTGATGGCTGAGCACGCCGAGGATCCGATGCGCGAGTCGTACCACACCGTTCTGCGACTCGGGCTCAACATGCTCCTGTACCTCCAGAGCGACGCACGCGAGGCCGAGGTAAGCACGCGCCAGGAGCGCGAAAATGAGATCCGATCCCGCCTGCGGGGTAAGAAGAATCTGAAAAAGGGCAAGGCCAAGTACGCGATGCGCGAGCTTGAGAATTTGTCCGACGCCATCGTGACGAGGATCGCGCCGACCATCGAGGCCCAAACGGGCACGCTCCCGACGCGGAGCACGGCCCGGCGCCATTGGGTGCAGGGCCATTGGAAGCGCGTATGGGTGGGCTCAGCCGACGAACGCCGCAAGGAGCCCCGGTGGGTCATGCCCTACGAGCGGAACAGGGACATGGCAGCGGCGATAAACCGTCGATACTACGAGTTTTCCGGCGATCTCCCCGATCCCGGCGAAGATCGTTGATCCGGTTATAGGCCAGCCTGGTTACGGAGGGCGACTATCGCGCCCGTTCCCAGGAGAATTCCCATGACCGATCATCTCCGAGCCGCAACCATTCGACTGGCTCACGAAAACCCGGAGCTTCGGCCCCTTCTCCTGCCCCTCTTGACCGCCTCGGACGACGAGGACGAAAAAGAAGGCAGGTTTGAGGAAGGCGAGGACGTTCCCCTGGACGAGCTTCCCAAGGAGCTACAAAAGAACGTCACCGATCCTCCGCCCTCCGTCGAGAAGGTCAAGGAGAAGATCAAGAGCAAGGGGCAGAGCACGAACAAGCCGCCCGGCAAACAAGCATCGCTCCGCGAGCAGACGATCCGTCTTGCGCACGCGAAGCCCCATCTCCGCGAGCACCTTCTCCCATTGCTCAAGGGCGAGTAGTCGGAGGTAGTCATGGCCTTGCGGAATGACCTGATCCGATTGGCCCACGCCAATCCTGAGCTTCGCGCGAAGCTGTTGCCCTTGTTGTCCGAGCCTCGGACTGCACGGATTGCTCCGCGCGACCCCATGAGCCCGGTGACGGAGCCCAACGAGTTGAGCATGGCCGAGTCGCGGCTCCGCCTCAACGTGCTCTACGACATCGCCAACAAAGGGGACAAGCGGACCAAGCGCTTCATGGACTCGCTTGCCGAGGTTTTGCGGCAGGGAGAGCGTTTCACTGTCAAGCAGTTGGACACGCTCAACAAGGTGATCAGGGAGAGTCGCGCCCCTTGGTTTGACATGCACAACAACCGGCAAGAGGCGTTGGCTCTGTTCAACCCTCGTGATCCGTTGATCAAGGCCAAGCTGCTCCGGCAAAAGGCGATGTGGTGGATGCGGAACGCGACGATCCGCCTGGCCTACGAGAACCCGGAGCTTCGCTCCCACCTTTTGCCGCTGCTCAAGCAGGCGGATGGTGACCTCGACAAGCTGAAAGAAGCGGTCAAGGCCGCAGGCTCCTACATGAACGTCGGGCGTGAGCTAAAGAAGCTCGGGATCAAGTTTACCTCGACGCTCGGTGAAGGGCCGATTCCGGCGCACTACGTTGCCACTCTTGGCGGCAAAAAGTACGGGATCATTAACAAGAAATACGCCGACGACCCTGATTTCGTCATCGGCGAAATCGCCGTGGGAAAGCTGTGAACCTCCGATCCAAATTGATCCGGCTGGCCCACGCCAACCCCGAGCTTCGGCCACACTTGTTGCCGATCGTAGCTCGATCCGCTTCCGTCGAGTTGAGTGACCTGGCGGCTCACTACCTCGACCAAGCTGCCTTCACGGGCAAGCTGCCCTTTGGGGCCAAGGAGAACGCCGTCGCGGAATTGGTCGAAGCCGGGTACGTGAAGGAGAACCCACGCCAGCATTGGGCTGGCCGTGATTTCCTGATCACCCCTGCCGGGCGCAGCGCCGCAAGGGCCAATCGCTCGATGGGCAGGACCGCGATCGGTTGGAAGAGTCTGCCGAAAGGGTGGACACAGGACTCGGTGGAGAAATTCTGGTCCTCGTTGACCGGCGACGTGAAGCACAAGGTTACCAAGTGCATCAAACGCATGGAGGACAAGATGGACGACCCAGGGGCCTTCTGTGCGAGTCTCGCCGATCAGGTCGAGGGCTCAACCGACTGGCGCAAGGGGCCTCGCAAAAAGAAGCAGGCTGACGACGGCTCGTGGATGTCCATTGAACAGGTCAAGGCTGTGTGTCCGTCGTGTGCTGTTCGCATGGCCTCGTTGGGCATGAAACGGATCAAGACAGCCGTGTTCGTGGCGGCGATGGAGCGCGCGGGATGAAGCGGGGCGGGTCGAAGCCCGGTCTTTCGGGCATAGGTGGTTTGGAGCTTGGCCTTGCCGGGATGGCGGGCGAGGGCGAGAGATTCATGCGCGAGCAGGCTGACGAGGCCATGTACGCAGAGCTACAGACCCGCGAGGCTAAGGAATTCACGCCCGAGCAGTGGAAGCGCCACAAGGAGCAACACCCCGGCGCCAAGCGTGAGGACCACACGATCAAGCGCCCGGAGGGCAAGGGTACAAAGGACAAGCCGAAGCCGAAGCCTTCGCGGTCCAAGAGTGACGAGAAGGCGCAGAGCCGGCTCAAGAAGCGCAAGGAAAAAGAGCCGCCTCCCGCGAAGGTCGAGGATCTTCCCGAGGACGACGCCAAGAAACTCAAAGAACGCTACAGGCTTGAGATCGTCGGCGACGACGCACACAAGGCCGCTGAGATTCGCAAGAAGGTGGTCGAGGGGATCCAGATGGCGGCCGACCTGTGTAAGCAAAAGCCGCCCGTGTGCGAAGGGAACAAGGGAATCCCTCGGCACGAAATGCCGCAGATTGAGAACAAGACGATTGCGGAGATGCTCAAGGGACATCCCGGCGACCAGGCAAAGGCCAAGGCTGCCATCGCAGCGGGGGCCGACCCGGACGACGATCGGTCTATCCTCGATCAATTCGTGGACCGTCTGAAAAAGGCCGGCATCGACCACCACGACACGGAAATTCCAGTCGGAAAGCTGATGGCGACGCAGCGGGAGTTGATCACGGACACTGTGTACGGGATCGCGGACGTGCATCTCCGGGGCAAATTCGACGCCTCCAAGGGCATCGTCGTTTCACGGGACGGCTACATTCTCGACGGACACCATCGGTGGGCTGCACTGCTCACCATCGATCCTGATCGCAAAATGGAAGCGACGGTGATCGACATGGACATGGACGACCTTTTGGCAGAGGCGCACGCACAGCCGGGCTCGTTCCTGCAAGGCATGGACGACAAGCCGCTGCCCGCCGAGAAGCAAAAGGAACACAAGAAAAAGCGCAAAAGCAAGCTCCCGAGCAAAGCCAACCCCAAGGGCAAGCCCGGCAAGCCGGAGAAAAAGGCTCACATGGACTCCCTTCGATCACAGGTCATTCGTCTCGCTCACGCTAAGCCTGAGCTTCGTTCCAAGTTGCTGCCGCTGCTCAAAGAGGGGAAGGAGTGGCCCTCGGAGGAAGCTCGCAAAAAGTACCTCCAAGAGCATCCCAAGGCCGACCCCAAGCGCCACACGGTTCGGAGCGAGCAGCCTGGCAAGCCCAAAAAGGATGACGAGGCCGAAGCAAAGCCCAAGGTTGAGGACGAGGCGAAGGCCAAGCCTTCCAAGGGCAAGCCCGCGCCTTCCAAGGGTGACGCGGACGCGGAGAAGCGCCTCAAGCAGCGCGAGGAAGGCCATAAGCCACAAGACCCTGACCTCAAGGACTACGAGCCTCCGAGCGAGAACCCTCCCACAAAGCTCAAACCAGAGCACCTGGCCGAGATCAAGGAGTACAAACTCGACATCGTTGGCGACGACGCGGTGGCGGCTGTCGAGATCAAGCGGCGCGCCAAGGAATTCGCTGAAAAGCTCAAAAAGGGAATCAAGGAGTCGGCGGACATCTGCAAGGTGAACCCGCCTGTGTGCGAGGGGAACATGGGCCTCACGCGCGACAAGATGCCCCAGATCACCGACGACTCCGTGCAAGACATGCTCGGAGCGATGGGCGACGACGAGTACAAAGCCCTGGCGAAGCAGGTCGAGAAAAGTGGCCTGAAATCGATCGAGGACGCGGGGGCGCGCAAGCGGTTCCTCAAGCGGGCCAAGGGCGAGGCAGCCCTCCAGGCAGGAGCGGACCCCGACGATAAGCGCCCCGTGTTCGATCAATTTCTGGACGGGCTTGGCAAATCGGGAGTCAAGACAAAAGAGGAAACGATCCCGGTCGGCAAGCTCAAGGCCACACAGTCGGAGATCGAAGCCGAGAAGGCGATCGGCATGGCTGATTCACACCTGGCAGGGAAATTCCCGACCATCGACGCCTCTGTTGTTGTGTCTCGTGATGGACACATTCTCGACGGACACCATCGTTGGGCCGCCATTATGACCATCGACCCTGCTCGGGAGATGAAGGTCAAAGTGATCGACATGGACATGAAGGATCTGCTTCACGAGGCAGCATCCTTCCCTGGCGTGTTCCAGGCCGCTCTCGACTCGATGCCGCTGCCCGAGGGCAAGCAGAAGGAGTACAAGGGCAAGCACACGTCGAAGGTGATGGGGGGCGGCAAGGGTAAGAAGGCGGACGAACAAATCATCCGAGCCCACCTTGTACGGGTCGCCTACGAGAACCCTGAGCTTCGTCCGAAGCTACTCCCGCTTCTTAGGGAAGCCTTGGAGCATCCAAACGAGCAAGCCCGAAAAGAGTATCTCCGGCAACACGAAAATGCTGACCCGAAGAACCATACGGTTCGGCGACCAAAAGGCTTGGGAAAAGTTAAGGAGTTGTTCAAGGGCGACAAAAAGCGTCGGCAGGAGCACGAGCACTACGATCTTGAGAAGCGTAAGGAGGGTTGGCGGGACCGCAGGAAAAAAATGGACAAGATCTGGAGTACCCAGGTCGATTCCCTGCCCGCAGCGGCGCGGGCTGTGGTTGAAAGCTACCGGATGAAAGAGTGGCCGCTCATGCCTGGCTTGGGTTCGGATCCCGATCTCAGGAAACACCAGGACGAGATTGTGAGCAAGGAGCAGCATGAAAAGATCCGTAACCGGCAAGAAAAAGCCGAGGCGGAAGCCAAAAAGCTGTCTCCCGAAGCGCGTTTGAAAACGCTCCAAGAAGCATTGAGCGAAGCCAAAAAGGAACACGAAAAGCGTCGGAAGGAGAATTCCTCGTCGTTGGCGACGGCCTCTGCTTCCAAAATTCAGTGGATCCTGGCAAGGGAAATCAAGGCGCTTGAAGGCAAGGGTAAGAAGGCCGACAATCAGATCATCCGAGCCCACCTTGTTCGGGTCGCCTACGAGAACCCTGAGCTTCGCCCGAAGCTACTCCCGCTTCTCAAAGAGAGCTACGGCGGATTGCCGCGCTCGGCTTACTTGCCGCGCCATTTGGAAGGGGTGGACCCTGACGTGCCCACAGGTACCGATCTGGCGATCTGGCAGTGGGAGGAAAACGGCAAGCTCTACGCGATTGCATTCCAAGGCCGAGCCAAGAAGCCCTTGTGGAATTACAGGTTCCGTAACGAGGGAGATCGTCAGCGGCGGATCCAAGAAACGATCGAGGTTCGTCGGAAATGGATCAAAGCCAAAGCCGAGGAACGACGCAAGCGCAAGGAATACAAGCACGACTACGTGGTGGGCGACGTGTTGTACTCGTCATGGGGCTACGACCAGACCAACATCAATTTCTACGAGGTCGTCGCAACAAAGGGCAAGCAGGTTGTGGTCCGCGAGATCGGTAAGAAGGTCGTCCGTGAGGAACGTGGGGCGGACTACGTGGCAGCGGTGCCCGGCCGCTACACCGGGCCTGAGCTTCGCCGTCGTCCGTCGATGGGTGGCAGTATCAAGATCAACACCGTACAGCGGGCCTCCAAGTGGGACGGCAAGCCCAAGTACCAGACTGCATTTGGGTGGGGCCACTAGGACAGTGCTGTGCGCCTCTACCATTTCACGAGCACGTTCCATCTCCAGTCGATCCTAGATCGCGGGATTTCCCGAGGGGATGTGCCCACGTCCCCTGGCGGTGGTTTCAACGCGCCGTGGCTCACGAAAAACAAGAACCCGCGAGGTCAAGCATGGGCCGGGGGCTCGTTCAAGACAGCGGTGCGTATCACCGTTGAGATCCCCAACAGCGACCCCAAGCTCAAGCACTGGCCTGAGCTTGCAGCCGAAAAGAACGTCTCGGACTCGTGGTTCCTGGCGCTCGACAAGGCGGGTGGCGGTGGCTCGGACGACTGGTACATCTACATGGGCTCGATCCCCGTGAGCCGGATCAAAGAGGTCGAGGTCAACGGAAAGACGGTGAAGGTCGGGAAAGCGGTGGGCTTCCATGGATGGAAGATGTCACCAGAGTCGATGCGCTTGCCCGGCCCACAATTCACCGACAAGAAACCGATCCCGGCCGAGGACATCGAGGAAGCCGTTGAGTATCTGGACGAGGTAAAGCCCGGTGTGCTCGTCGGCTACAGTCGCGGCGGTGCCATCACCATGCTCGCGCTACGCAAGCACCGGGGCGCCAAACCCAAGGTGATCTACGTGGCGCCGGCTTGGCTCCGAGGGTGGGCTCATGCTCAGCCACCGCACACCCAAGGCGTGATCCTCCACGGGGACAAGGACAAGCACGTTCCCCTGGAGCACTCCTGTGAGCTTGCCAAGGACACGGGGATGCCGCTTCGCGTCGTGGAGGACAGGAACCACATCACGATCCTCAAGGACAAGCTCAACCCGAATGCAGGCAAGCCCGTGCCGCGCTCGATGTTGGACGACTGTGTGAACAAGTTGCCTGATTGGGGCACGAGCGGCGTGGGCACCCCTGAGCAGGTGAAGCAGCAACAGGAATTCGCAGACCGCCTTGGGATGGCGGTCAAAGTAGCCGCCCGCTATCTCAACGGGGGCTCTCGCCGGTAGGTACCGATTGGCGGGTCGATGGCGATACTCCGAACCTTCCCCGTGAACGCGGAGCGTGCGGGTGAAAGGCCCGCCCATCTCGGTACAGTGGTGCATGGGCATTGTGGCTCCCCGAAAGCCGTGGGCGAAAGGCGCTCACGGGAATTACTCGTGCTTCACCATCGAGGTAATGGTCGTCCGCGACGCCCAAGGCGACGTGTGGAGCCAACACGACTTACAATCGGATCAGGATCGGGAGGTTGCTGGAGCGATGCCAAGCGGAGGCATCGAACAGGCGGCACATGCGCTATTGTGCGAGTCGATCAAGCGCGAGGCGCTGCTCGACATCCTGATCAAGATGTCCAACGATCCTGTATTCCGCGAGGAAATTCGGGACGAGAGCCCGGAAACGGTGAAACGCCTCTCGGATGGCGTAGTAAATGCTATCCTCGGGACATTCCAGCAAGCGGTGGTGAAATTGGGGCCGGAAGCGGCGCGAGGGGCGCTCGACCTAATTCGCCAGGAGATGAATGAGCAAGAAACGAAACCCGGACCCGACGATGTTTGAGCGGAACGCACAGGCCATGAAGCCCGTTCTGGAGCGTCGGCACGCCGCGAGCCAGCGAGCTATCCTACTGCGGCTCCAAGCCGCTCTGGAGGCCGGTGAGGACGTTGAGGCGGCTGTCACGGAGGCTGCGTCGGACGTGTACTGGCAAGGCGTGAAGGACGGGCTCGATTTGACCCTCCCGAACCCCGACGCGGCCTGATTCGCCCACGTTTTTCGGCCTATGCGCCCCCTAGGAATAGGGAGTCCTACGCGCGCGTGCCGATTGATTGGGATACTCAGCCCCTCGGGCAAATGACCGACGCTTCTTTGGCGGACAGGATTGGTGTGTCCTCTGGAGTGGTTCAGTACCAGCGCGCGAAACGCAAGATCCGACCTTTTCATCCGAATCGATCGATCAAAGGGATCCAATGGGACGACCAACCGCTAGGGCAGGTTAGCGATTCGGATCTTGCCCGCCAACTTGGAGTCGCCCCTGCCGTGGTGTGTAACGCCCGAAAAAGAAGAGGGATTGTAGCACTCACTCCCCGTTGTGCAGAGGTCGATTGGCGTACCCTTCCCCTCGGTGATTTTCCCGATCAAGCGATTGCGTCTTTGATCGGTGTGTCGCAGCCGACCGTCACCCGCCATCGTAATCGGCTTGGAATTGCTCCTTGTAAGCATCCGTTTCTGACAAAAGAAGGGCGCGCTGCCAATTACCCCGAAGCCCTAATTGATCTGTACTGGCACGAGAGGAATATCGAGCACGAATTCCAGGTCCCGATCGGCCAGTACATCGCTGATTGGGTTTTGGAAGGCAGACAAGTCGTAGAGTATGCTGGATTTTCGGCGAGCCCTCGATGGGGCAAGGCTTATCGGGCTCGTTTGCGTGAAAAGGTTGGCTTTTATACCTCAGAGGGGTGGGAGGTCCGTGTGATCTGGCCCCAAGATCTCAAAGAATACGATCTCGGTTTTCGACCCAAACCTTGTCGGGATCTGAGGTCCAATGGGGTTGTCTGGTCGGAGCAGCCTTTGGGGCAGATGCTTGACACCGCCCTGGCAAAACACCTTGGCGTGACTCAATCCACGGTTACACGATGGCGGCAAAAGCTCGGCATCCCAAGATACCATGCGTAAAGCAGCTAAAGCCGATTTGGTGCCACAGAGGCAACCTTCCCAATTTTCGTGCATGACAACATCCATGCAGATGTGTCTGCTCGCGCTCGGAATTCCTGCCGCAGAAGCGACGTATGAATTGGTCAACAAGGTCATGGGCGCCAAGCCGATGAATGGCGCGACGTGGGAGGATGCCGCCGCATGTGCTCAGCACTACGGGTGCCGTGCCACGTTGGTCGTACCCTCGACCATTCGTCAGATGAAGGAGTGGACTGACGCCGGGACGCCCGTGATGATCGCGTGGAACCCCGAGGGCCGCGACTGGTCGCACGCCTCCGTCGTGTTCCACGTTGACGACGACCTCACCGTTCACGTCGCCGACCCGAATATCCCAGACCCCGACGAGACCGTGCGGGTCGTACCCAAAAGCGAATTCTATTCCAAGTGGTCCGAAAAATGGCCTCGCTACCTTGTGCGTCGCCCGGCGATGGCGATCGAGCGCGAGATCAGTGATGGCAAACAGGTCATGGCAAGCATGGCCCGTACCGCTTCGACCCGTTCCGTGGGGGCCACGATCGTAGCTGCCCGCTTCCGAGCCAGACAGGAGAAACCATGAGCCGTTCCCGCCTTACCGATCCTAGCCGCATCGAGAACAAGTGGGGTCAGACCCTTGGCAAGAAGGCCGCCAGGGCTCCCTCGGGACTCTACGGGTATCCCAAATCGATCCAAGCCTCGTGCGAGGCCAGCGTTCGCAAGCTGCGGAAGGCCGCACTCAAGATCGTCAAGGCCGCGTACCAGAAGGACGCCAAGGTCGCCGATTTCCTTGAGGTCCACGCCAAGCGAAACAAGAGCGTCCCGGCCAAGGTGCTGCTCGCCACGCTCAACGAGGCTCGTCCTGTGTTCGGCAAGTTTGGCGTCGAGGGTGGCAAGACAGCGGCCCGAGGACGGTACGGGCTCTATGGCTACCCGGCCCGCACCGCCAGCCTCGGTGTCCAGGCGTGTGCCCAATTCCGTGAGGCGGCGGGGCACATCGCTTCGGATCTTCACCGACGCAAGGCGGCTAAGTACGAGCGCATCACCGGGTTTCTCCAGTCACACTGGAAACAAGGCAAGTGCGGCTACTCCCGCTTGCTCCACGCGAGCTACCCCGATGCCTCGATGCGGCTTGCATCTGGCGCCGAGAAACAATCGGGCCGTAAGCAAGCTGGCCCTGGCGCTGGCGTGGATGTGATCCTCTCGGGCGATAAGCGAGGGTATCGCTTGCCTGACCGCATTGACTACGACGGCGACCTCAAGGTCACAGAGAAGGGGAAAGTGACGGGAAAAGCAACCTGTACGAACCTTTACATCGCCTCGTACTACGACAGCGCCTTCATTCGTAACCCCGGCACGATCGAGGTTGACGATTTGGGGGATGCTTTCACCGACGAGATGGAATACGTGTTCGGCCCGGAGGGGAAGCAAGGTAAGGTCAAGCTCACCGCTCAGGTCAGTGGCGTGGAGAATGCCATGCTGAGCGGTGGGTACGTCCGCAGCAATGCCCCCTCGCATTTCGATGTCAAAGGCGTCTTGCTGGTCGAGGTTGAGGATGAAGGCGGCTACGTCGGATCCTTTGAGGTACCTTTCGACGGCACCATGAACACAACGCCTGCGTTCAAAGAGGCGTGGGAAAGCCTGGACGACCCGGATTGGGACGAGCGTGACGAGGACGGGAACTTCATCGAGGAAGGCCCCGAAAAGCGCTTTGCTTCGGGACCACCTACGACGGTTGCTGGCTGGCTCGGAGAATCCAAGACGGCGGGGTCCTACCTCACCGTCGTCCCGGCCCACGGACGCGACTACAGCAGCAAGGCGGCCGTGATGAAGGATTGGGCCGACAACATGGATTTCCTCGTCATGGATATGTCGTCCCCTTGGGACGGCAAGCCGATCAACAAGCAGGATGCCGACAACGCTGGCAACTTGCGCGCGATCAACATCCGCTACAACAAGCTGCGCAAGGTCGTAGTGATCAACCTCTAGTCCGATGTCAATTTCTCTCCGCGAAGGCGTCCAAGCGGACGTAGAACTGATGAAAGGCGGGGACCGCTTCCCGGTCGCCGCAGGTCCAATTCTACGCAGCACGGGTTGGCGCGGGGGCCTTTGGGTTCGTTACGTTCCACCCACGGGCGCCGATGATTTCGTGGTCGAGGCAAGTGACGGCATCGACGGCACGGGGTTCTTGTTGTTCCCGAGCGAGAACTACAGCACGCCAGGCGGTTTCGCCTCCGGCGTGGCACAAACTACCAACGAGCAAAATTGGACCTCGTACCAATTCACGACTGAGCCTGCGGTCGCCACGAACGTCGTGACGATGGTGAACGGAGGCACCCGAGTCCTGTTCCGCGTGTTTGAGACGGTGAGCCTGACGGGCGCTGGCGTCCGCTCGGGTCCACCGATCACGTACAGCCTCAACGACCCGCTCAAAATCAGCGAGAATGGCTTGCTGTGCAACGACCCCGACGCAGCCTTGCTGGCCGCAACCGGGGGCGTGGTGACTCTCGTCGTGGGGTTCTGTTGCTCGGTGCCGTCACCCCGCAACGACAACCGACTCGGGCTCGACCTCAAATTCTAGCCATGTCCGACGCAAGTGCCAAACGAATCGCCGCTGCGTACCGGAGGACCAAACCCACCCCTCCGGGGTTTCGGCATGGGTACGTTGCTACGGTGACCGTCGAGCTATACGCTACCTCGGAAGCGCAAGCTCGGCGTCAACTAGATCGGTTTCTGGCCGGTGGCGACAAAACCGTGGCGCGGCATGTGATCGACACCCTTCACACGGGCTCGATCGGCGGTCGGAACCCCCCGGAGCCACGATGGACCCCTTCCGAGTGGGAGGGGTGGGATCCATGGGAGGGGTACGGCGACAAGCAGGCGGCCCCCGACGATTGACGAGTGGTGGGAGCGAGCCATGACCACGGGCATCCCATACCGGAAGCCGTTTGACCCACCCCCGCCGCACCGAGAGGCCGTATCACAGCGACGCCCCCGGCCTGCCCACCGACCGCGACTGATGCTGGTCGCGCTGCTCGTGTTCGCGGCGCCGGGGTTCGCTATGTCCGCCGCAGCCACGTCATGTGGGAGCGAGCCATGACCACGGGCTAGCGGTCGAAAGCCTCGTCCAGACGGCCGCGACCAGCCTCGCGCTCACGCTGGATGATATTCTTGGCCGTCCGCAGCAAGCTCGCGGCCTGGTTGCGGGTGATCTTCATGTGCTCGCTGATCTCCCGCACGGTCATTTCCAGCACGATCCGGTTGTAGAGCACTTGCTTGTACTGCTCGGCGTTTTGCGGAGCACGGCGACGCAAGATGTCCTCGACGGCCGCGAAACCAGCATCGAAGGCGAGCTTCTGCTCGACCATCGAGACGGTCGTTTCATCCTCAACCGCTTCCATGGGGACAGTCGCACCCTCGTTCAGCCCATCGCTGTTCGCCGCCCAAGTGAAATTGGGGTTCTCGTGCGCCTTGGAAGGCTGCGTGGAACGAACGGTGAGTGGTTTACGGACGCGGTATTCCTTGACCTCTTTGGGCGTGAGCGCGCCGTGGATGGCGCGGCAAACAGGGTTGCGGGAGGCGTCCCGCGTGTCCGTCCGGCCCTGGTTGTGGGCGTAGCCCTTGACCTTGGCAAAGCTGATCTTGTCCCCGGTGAGCAAAGCCTCGCGCAACGAGTCACGCTTGATCATGTTCAACAAGAATTGCTGGACGTGATCCTCTACCTGCCCGAGTACCTGCGACCGACGCATCTTTCCGCCGAGCCACACGCGGAGTTGATCGATCAAGGGTTGGCCTTGCTTCTCGATCCACTTGGCCGTGAGGTTCACGTTGGGGTCGTCGGTCAGATCGACAACCTTCATGCGAGTACGCTGACGACGGCGCGTGGGAGTTTCGTTCACGACGGAAGGCAAACCGTCGTACACGAGATTCTTGGCGTGTTCCGTGCCAGCGATGGTGAGAGCCCAACCGTCGTCGCTGCTACCATCGACGTTGATCCTGCCGATTAGCTTGGGCTGGCGAAGCGCCTGTAGGACGATGCCGTGTAGTTCCGAGTCGGAACCCAAGACGCCCGCGAGATGGATGACCCGATCGATGATCGAGCGTTCCGACACCACGTTGTAGGGTCGGAAATCGGAAAGTTCGCCAATAGCGAGTATGGCATGATCCGAAAATTGTTCGGCATACCAGTGCGGTTTGGATGCAGCGCGATTCATGTTGTCCTCCCGCTCGGTCTTGGGAGGGACCGAGCTTTGTCAGTTGGCGTCGCCAAAGTGACTAGGGCTCGCAGTGAGCACGGGGTCGGCGGCGACGACCTCTTGATACCCCCGCGCGGCGCCCGCTGTCAAGAAAACAGCGGATCCGTAGGTCCACAAGTCCAAGCTGGAAAGAGCCGAGAAATTCTGCGCATTTGGGCGGCGGTTTTCCACCCTTTCCCCAAGCTCCGGCCGCGAGGAATTTGGGGGCGATCTCCTTGCTCGGTGGCTGGAATACTCGGGCTATAGCTACCCCTGTGCGAGAGCATGAGCGCCTACCTCACAAGCCTTTTTCGCCGGGCCTCCAAGACCCCTGTGACGGAGCCCTCCCACCTACGGGTGGCAGGACGCTACCTACGGGCCTATCTGAGCCCGAAAACAGACCTCTTGGCCCGCGTCCAGATGCTTGAGGGTGCGGCAGACGTGCCCCGAGGGGCTTGGACACGGCGGCTCGTACCGGCCGAGGCCAAGGACTATTTCGGGGAGGGCCTGGCCCCGGAGTGGACGCTTCGATCCGATTCAGGGCTCGCCAATGCAGCCGTCGAGGCAGTCAAAAAGAACATCGGTGAGCACGGCACTCCGGGTGTGATCCGATCCAAGCTCCGCGATATGTCGGCCGACGAGATGGTGAATTCGTTTATTGGGGGGTTGTGGCCTTGGCCCGCCCCCTCGTACTACGAGTGCCTCCAGTGTGGCAAGCGGTCCAAGAAGGACATTTCTAAGTGCCCCAAGTGCGGGGGAGAGGTTGAGCCGAGGGGTGCTGAGCACTCGATTATGAAGGCACCGCCCTTCTACGCCATCGGACAGAAGATGGACGAGCCGACCATCGAGGGTTTGCGTGACGGCTCGATCAAACCTGACCGCTTCACCCCCATTGTGTACTCGTGGGTGCAGCAACGTGCTCGTGACGAGCTACGCAAGTGGATGCGCGCTGTGGGCCGGGGCAGGGGACATGAGACTGAGTGGCTCCCCTCGGGAACCTCGCGCTTTGACGTGATGGAAACCGACGCTGAACCCACCAGCGTTCTGTCTCGGATTCTCGGGATGAAGCACAACCCCAAGGCGAAGCGCCTGCGCAAGCTCTTGCGGGCCATCTCGGACGAGAACCCCCGCCGCGCCGATGCCGAGGTATTCAAGGAATTCCTGTCGATCATCGAGGGGATGTCGGCCGGGGAAACCTCCGTGGAATTCGGCCGGGTGGATGAACGCGGTATCCCGCGTGGGATTTCTGGAGTCATCGCCGAGCGCATGGGCAAGTCCCGGCAATTTGCTGGTCAGGCTCTCAAGCGGTCCTTTGAATTCTTGGCCGAGCGAGCCCAACGCAAACCGCAGCTAAAGCGTCTGTGGGAGGAAATCAGGGATGCCGAATTTGGAGCCGGGGAAATGGGTCGTTCCGCTTCGGCTACCGAGGAATTCCTGGCGGACCTCCAAGCATGTGGCGACGAGGTAATGGCTGCGTGCGACGCTGACGAGCACGAGGCTGATCGCACCGTCACTGTTGGACCTCTGGAGCTTACGATCGGGAAATTCCCCGGAGCGGGGTCGGGTGCCTACAGCAAGTAAACCTTCGGCGCTTCGGGTTGCTCGGCTTTTCACAGCCCGTGCTGCCGAGGGCGACTGCTACGAGGCCGCCGCGAATTACATCGTGGAGCGCGGCCTTGGGCTATGGGGCGGCAAGGGCAAGCCCAAATCAGGCTTGATTCTCGTCCATGGCGAGGTAGCGGGCCAAGGTCCGTTGGAGGGTGTCAATTTTGGGCACGCGTGGGTGCTCGACGGCAACACCGTGATCGACAACTCCAATGGTCGGAACCTGCGGATGCCGAAATCCGCTTACTACGCGCTCGGCAAGATTGACGAGATCAACAATTTCCACGAGTACGATGTCGAGACGGCCCGACACATGCTGCTTCGGTTCAAGACCTACGGGCCGTGGGATCTGGAAACCTCGACAGGTCTGTGATGCCGAAGATTCTTTTCACTGGACCCTCGCGTAAGCGGAAGCGGATCAAGCGGAAGCTGATCGAGGAAATGGAGCACCCGGAACTGCGGGTCGCGTCTCGATACCTCCAAGCGCGTGGGATGTACGACGAGGCGGAGCGGGAGCTTCGCAAGAAAGACCCGGATGGCTTCTGCATGGCGTTGCCGGGGACGGTCGTGTTTCAGCACTTGAATCTGAGCCCGCGCGGCAAGGTGATGAAGTGGTTTTCGATCCACGATCCCCCAACAGCCAGCGCCAAGGTCGTTGGGCACATCGCGGGGCTCGTGCAGACGAATGCCACGTTTGTCGTCGGGGAAGCCGGCTACAAGCAGGTGTCCGTGCTCGACAAGCCCAAGTTTGTGTTCGCCGGGGCGGTCGGAAAGCTCGTCGCCGTGGACGGTGCCGGCGGGGATGAATTCGGAACCGTGCCCTCACGGGACCAGGAATGGATCCGATACAACCCCAAAAAGCGCGACGAAGGTCTGATCGCCCGATGGTTCTGCCGCCAGAATCCTGAGACTGGCGAATGGGACATCCCCGTGATCAAGGCACGTCGCGTGGTCGCACGAGGGCACAGGATCTACGCGAGCGGCATCACGGACATGCCCCGCAAACACTACGAGCCGCTGCTTGAGCAGTTGGGGCTTGGCGCCTACCAGGCGGCCTCGATCAAACTGGCACACGAGGACAGCGAGCACGGGCCGCACATCCTCGCCATTCACCGAGAAGCCTTGCGTGCTCTCGATGGGGAACCAAACACATGAGTCTCCGCAACAAAGCGATTAAGCTCGCCTACGAAAACCCCGAACTACGTGATGCGATCCTGCCGATCGTCACGGCCAAGGAGCACGCGACTGAGGACGCCCGCCGCAAGTACCTCCAAGAGCACCCCAAGGCTGATCCGGCGAAGCACACGATCAGGACCAAAAAGCCTCGCAAGAAAAAGGGGCCGTCTGAGAAGGACAAGGAAATCCTCAAGATCTTGGACGAGCACGACAAGGAGCAAGCCTTGCTCGCAGAAAAAGCCATCGCCGAAAGGGTGAAGGCTGAGCAGGCCAAATCGGACGAACGAGCCAAGGCTCGTGCGGAACGAGCCAAGGGGAAGGCGCCTCCGCATTTGGAGGGGCTGTCAAAGCACCTCCAAGACGCCGTGGGCAAGATGCCTACCAAGGGCATGGACAAGGAAGAAGCCTACAGCCACCCGAAGATCAAGGCGATGGCAAAGGCGCTGATGAAGCTCCCACGCGGAACCGTCGCTCGTATGTACGAGCAGCTACAAACTCGGATGCTTGAGCTTGGGCAGCCTGAGAAGCGCGGAGAACCGGGACGTGATGACGCCTTGAATCAGATTCATGCCGCGTGGCGTGCAACCAACGATGCCCTGTTCACGATGGGAGACGCACACAAGGAACGCGAAAAGGGCGAGGGCATGGGCAAATACCTTCCACGCGCTGAGTTGAAAAAGCGCCGCAAGGTTGAGCTAGATCTCGACCCCTTGAAAGACCTCCAGGGGCACAAGAAATCCGATCCGGTCTACAAGGTGCTCAAGGAGTACCGGAACGACGGAAAATACGTTCGGCTCAAGACGTTGGAGAAGGCGATCACGCATCTCGACAAGATGCTCGACAACCCGGCTCACGACGGCGACGAGGACAAGATCGAGAAGGCCAAGAAGCTGCTTGAAAGGATCAATCGCGGAGGCCCCGAGTCTCGTCCGTCGAAAAAGGGCAGCCTTCGCAGCGGTCTGATCCGTCTGGCCCACGCTCGCCCTGACCTCCGTGATCGGCTGCTGCCTCTGCTCGCAAAGGACTAGTTTGTGCCGACGATGCGAAAGATGGCCGCCCGTGTTGCGCGGCGGCACTTTCGCCGCGTAGCGGGCATCTTTGAGGCGCCTCCAAAGCTCGTCAAGGACGTAACCGAGCAGGTCACGCAGGTCTACGCGGAGCACATTTGGGCGAAGGCTGAGTATGAGATCCAAGAGCGCAACTCGGCCTATCATTGGGGTCAAAAACAGATCCGTGCGGCGATCAAGCAAGGGGAGGCCGAGGCGAAGGTCTTTTTGCAGGAAAACGACGCACAAGTGTTTATCGACGCCGGGTGGCACGAGATCGATGAAAACAACGGCGAGTACACCACCCTTGCAGTGACCGCTGTCCCCATCGTTGAACGCGAGCAGAGTGGTCGCACAACGATCAAATGGGCTGCGGTTTGGGTGACGGGAAGGCGGACCTTCGGAGAACCTACGCCAGAAATCCCCGAGATGCCGGAGTACCCGAAGCTGCGGGACGAAGATTACGTTTACTACCCGTACCGAAGCGAGTATTCGACCGACGAAGAGTACGAACGAGCCCTTGCTGAACACCCCGGAAAAGTAAAAAGGTACGAGGAAAAGCAGAAGGCCCAAGAAGCGTGGCATGACCTCAAGGCACAGAACGATTGGGAATTCGAGCTTACGAGCTATGGCGGCTGGCAAGAGTTTGATACGCCAACTGCGGCCATCGTCGCGGCCAGGAACAGTCCTATCAGGGGCGACAGCGAGGATTACAACACGGGCAGTCTGACTCAATCGGATATGTCGGCGGCAAAGGTCTTTGCGGAGATGGTCAAGGTAACGCACGCGCGAGCACAGCGATACCTCAAGCGCGCTCGTGAGGCCATGAAGGACAAGCGAGCCGATGAAGCCTGGATGCAACGGATCGTGGATCTTAACCTCACGATCAACGAGGCGAAAAAGTACGCCTCCATGCCCGATCGTAAATCTTGGACGATCGAACGCACGATCAAAGTAGACCTGACTGGTTGGAAATACGTCGATGAAAAGCTCGGCGAATTGGAGAGCGAGTACGTCGAGGCTGCCGCGCACAACGAACGCGAATTGGAGGCGCTTGATCGTGACGTTCGTGCTCTGCGGGAAGATCAGATAACGAGAGTCTTTGAGTTCAAAAACGGGCCTCGCCGTAAACCGTGGAGGTTCCGAGTGGAGCGTGTATCGAAGGGCTACATGGAGGCTGACAGGCGAAGGGGAGTTTACCTGATCTCGCACAACTACCACGGCTCTTGGACTACTGATGACTCCGCGACTCTTTCGCCCGAGAGGGTGCTCCGCGACATACACCGTGAGGTTCCAGCGCCCCTTTTGGACGAGGCCGCCAAACTACGCGAGTACAAACGTGGCAAGGTCTTGGCGGGGCAATCGATCAAGCTACGCATAGACTTTGAAGGGCACCGCCGAGGTTGGGGAGGGTGGTGGAGCCCGCAGTCGAGGGAGATGAAGATCTTTTTCTATGACGAGAAGATCAAGCTCGACCCGGCCTCCTTCAAAGAAGCGATCTGGGAAATTCGGCGAATTTCTCGGCACGAGTCCCAACACGCTGGACAGACCATGCTCAATCATTGGCTTGAGCTTCACGTTTCCGGCTACAAGCCGGGTCTCCCGTCGCGTTCAACGTGGACCCCAAGCGTTGATCCGTGGGGGGCGGTTCGTCGTGAACGAGGAAAGCCAATCGTAGACCCGGAGACCGTTTACGAGGAATTCGGCAAAGACGAGGATTGGGAACAGGTCCACCATCACCACCGCGAGGTTGAGTTCTACACGAACCTTGCCGATGACATTGACAGGTTTGAGGCTACGCTGCGCAAAGTACCCAAGCCCTATTGGCCTGCTTATGCCCGCGTCGTTGTTGGCCTTGCTGAACCACAGCCCTTGAAGGATGAAATCGCCGAGCGTTACGGCTCCCAAAAATATCGTTTCCTGCAAGGCCCGACCACGGCTATGCCGGAGATGAACCGTGACTCGTTGGGCTGGCGCTTTCGCAGGTTCAAGCAAAAGAACAAGCCGAAATGGCGCAAGGCGGTCAAGGAATTCTACAACGAGCTTCGCAGGCGGGGGTATCGACTCCAAGGCGGCATCGTCCCCATGTCTCTCGACTACGTGAAGATCGAGGACGCGCTCAAAGAATGGCGTGATCGGTTCTATGACAAGACCGGCGTCTGGTATACGTGGCGTGACGTGCCCGGCGTGAATCTGCCCCCGAAAAAGCGTGTCGAGCAGGGGTGGATTTACGGGATGTTCGATGTGACCAATTTCGATCCTGACGAGTTGCACAGAGGCAAACACGTCACACCTGACTCACCGAAGCCGGGGCGACAGCGGATCCGCGTCTTGGTTGGACCTACGGGCAAGGTCCAGAAGATCCGATAGGTTTCGATCCGATCTCGCGCGGCGTAATTGGTACGGAGGCCCGTACCGATGTCCAGCGCATACAACGCACTTTCCGTCCTGACCAAGAGCCCCGTGACTCGCGCGTTCTTGGAGGCCAACGACCCCAAGGCGCTCGCACAGGCGGACGCTGCCTTGGCTGAGATGGACGCTGAGCGAGACGCCCTGGACGCCCACCTGGACGCCACGGACCCCGCACGAGCCGAGCACGAGGCGTACATCGCCGATCTGGAGCGGGTCGCCAACCAGGACGCCGAGGATTACATCGAGCAGCTTCACGCGGAGGCCCTGGAGGCCGACCTGTGGGGCTCGCGGGAGTGGGACAACGCCAACGGCTGAGTTTCGCTTAGTGCGCGTCTAGCGTTCTAGGTCTGGAGGCAACGAAATGGGACATTTCAGCTACATCTGCAAGCACTGTGACCGTCCGATTCTCGACTCGCAGTCCACCTGGCGCGGGCTCAACGAGTGGATGGCGACGACCGTCGTTCTGATGGCATCCGGCAGCCGCGTCGTCGGCGAGTACGACGGCTACGGTCGTGTCGGCCGTATAGACGCCAACGAGCAGGCCGACGCCGACGAGGGCGTGTGGACGCACAAGGCGTGTTGGGAGCAGGCTGGCAAGCCCGAGCACGAGGCGTACACCGGCCCGAGTGTTGGCTGCCAGCACAGCGGGTACGACGAGAAGGATCTCAGGCCCGAGCCAGGCAAGCCTTTCGACCAGGCCGCATGGGACGCGGCGTTGCAGGAGCGCGCCGACAAGATCCGAGCCGACCTTGTGCGCAAGGCGTGCGAGATGGTGAACGACGGGCACTACAACAACGCGGACAGCGTTCGCCGAACCGAGAAGCCCTGGACCCGTCGCTTCCACGTCTACCATTTCGACGGGCAGTACCAGATCGACCCGAAGAACCCGGAGCCCGCAGGTTGGGTCTGGTATGACGAGTCGCCTGAGATGGGTGGCTACGCCGATGTTCCAGCGATGCGCGACGACCCCAAGCATGGGCCTCAGATCCAGTCAGGGGGCACCTGCGAAACCGAGGCGGAAGCCGAGGCCGCGTGCAAGGCCCGGTGGGATGCCTGGATGCAGAGCGACGAGCTTGCTCAGATGAAGCGCGAGCGTGCGGCCACCTTGCGCAAAAGGAGCCTGGAGCGCGCCAAGGAGTTGCTGATCGAGGGCGAGGATCGCTACGAGGTGACCGACTACGGCCCCGCTCCGGCACGCTTGGAGGCGCTGCTTGACGAAAAGGAGAAGCTCACCGCCGCCATCGACACCCTGAACGGCGCGCAAGTGGCTCGCCTCGGTGAGATCAACGACGAGATCGCCAACACCCCGCGTTGGGGTGTCTACGATCGCGCGGATTTCCGTGGCGAGGACGGCGACGAGGACGACCGCTACGTCCTCACGGGCGCGACCGAAGACGATGCCAAGGCCCACGCTGCCGATCTGAACCGCATCTGGCGCGGGGCGTGAAACGGCGATGTTCCACGGGGAACGTCTCGACTCGGCTTGAATGATCCTCACCTATGTCCTTGTTCGCACGAGAGTTTTGGAGGCGCCGCCGCTGGCGGCTCACGAGCCGGTTTCCCTGGCTCGTGCGGCCGTGGTCGAGCTACAACGGTCGGTACGAGATCGAGCGGGCCGGGAGGGAGTACAGGCTGTGGGATCGCACCGAGCGGGGCCGATGCTTGTGCTCGGGCTCGTTCGATGCGTGTGCGGCTGCGGCCGAGGCCGATTCGCCGGGGCTGGTGATCTCACCGGACTACCTCGTGTACGACCGGGGGCGCTACGTGTGGGACAAGGGCAGGAGCAACGTGGCGTGGGCCATCGCGCTCGGGATGCTCAAGATGGTCCTGAGCAGGCCAGAGGTCCATCGTCTCGTGCTTCTCGTGGGTTTGCCGGGCTCGGGCAAGACGACGTGGCTCGCCGCTCAGGCGGAGTCTGGAGCCGTCTACCTGGACGCCACGAATCTCAGGCGGACCTACCGGACCAAGCTCGTGAAGCTCGCCCACAAGGCAGGCAAGCCGACCGAGGCCGTCGTGTTCTCCACGCCCTTGGCGGTGTGCGCGGAGCGCAACGCGCTCAGGCCCGTAGACAGGCGCATCCCCGACGAGGCCATGGAGAGACTGGCTGGACAGTGGGAGCCCATCGAGGCTGATGAAGCCCTCTCAGGGGTCGTGACGGTCCCCTACGCGGAAATTTGACGCCCTTCCGGGCCAGGTGTAGTCCTCTTGGTCCCCGGTGGGGCGAGTATGTAGGAACGGAAAGCCGAAGCCGGTCACCACAACAAACCAATTAGGAGATCCTTAGTAAAAGGATCCTACCTATCACTCACAATCACAATCACTCTGAAAATCACGATCCTCGACCTGATCTTCTACACCTTCATTGTCATCTATACGGTCCTACTCGTGAAACTCTTGGGAGGCCGGACTCGATCCGACTGTACCCACCCCCTACAACTTGTCGTCTAGCCCCTTGCGGGCTCCGGTTGCTGGACGGCCAACCGTGAACAACTGAAACCACGCCTGATTGCTGGAATTTCCAGGGATCTGGTAGGGCTCCTATCGCCTGCCTTTAGCGATGGGCTCCCGACGATCAGGGTTCGGGGCTAACCGAACCCCTGAGCAAGCCAAGACAGAATTGGCGATCCCCTGCTTCCTCTGCTTGTTGGGAGCGGCTAAGGCTGATTTTGCCCTGAGTACCATCACCGGCCCTGCACGGGTCGTCACGATTAGGAGAACTGCACTCACCACACGCGCCCTGAGTATCCGGGGACGGCAAGACCTCAATGCTTTCAAGAAGGTAACGATCAATCGGTTCCAGTGGGACGAGGCTGTACGGCCTGTTCTACAGCAGGAGCAATTCGATCTTCGCTCGCCGATCAACCGCGCCCTGATGGATCAGGGTTCGGCGAATCAGATCATCGAGTGGATCGGATTGGCCTTGGAGCAGTCGTTCATCGACGCCGGGTACGGACCCACGGCGAGCTTTCCTGATCCTACCCTGCCATTCGTTCCTACGGACCTGGCGGATTTGGATCTGTGGCTCGATGCCTCGGACTCCGCAACGCTCGTTCTCGATGGAGGGTCCGGGGTAGAGCGGTGGCTCAACAAGACAACCAACACATTCCATGCCAGCCAGCACGTTCTTGCGGAGCAGCCGACCCTGACAGCGGCGGGCCTCAACGGGCTCGACGTGATCGATTTCGATGGGACGGCCGACCATCTCACGTTGCCGCTTCCGGCCGTCAACGACTGGACCCTGTTCGTCGTGGGTAAGTACCTGTTCTCCGGTCTTTCGGATCGGGGTTCTTGGCTCTCAGCCGCAGGCTTCGATGGCTCGTTCGGCGGTATCGACGCCCGTGTGTTTCAGAACGCGGCAATCACCACTGCGGGCTTGCTCTACTCGACCGTCGCAGGAGAGGATCGAATCGGAACGTCAGCCCTTGCTGACGATACGTGGGCAATTCTTGAGTACGACGAGAAACTGGATCACTCCGGCACGGTTCGCGCGGGTTGGAACGTCGGTTTCGGCGGCAACGATCTGGAAACCATCTACAACGGGAGCACCTTGAACGACGGTTGGGATCCCACGCGCCAGCTATTCGGGGAGAGTCCGCCCATCTTGGCGAGCATTGGGCGTTACCTCGGGTCGATCAACGGCGCCACAGACGGCCCCGCCTACCTTCACGGCTCCGTCGCGGAGCTACTGCTCTACACGCGGGTATTGTCTGAGGACGAGCGCGCCAGCGTGCGTGCGTACCTGCGAGGAAAGTGGGCGCTATGACCGACGAGCAAAAAGAGACTCCCCAAAAGGCCGCCGATCCCAAGGATGACCCCGATGTCGTGTGGATGTCCTGTCGCGCGTCCGAGAAATGCCCCGGCAACTACGCCAAGATCTCGCGCAAGTGGAAAGGCGACAGCGGCGGCGCTGCGGTGCGCTACACCTGCACGACCTGCAAGCGTCCCTTCCACGTTAATTTCTGACCGCGCTGGCGTAACGGTCAGACGTGGGAGAGACGCCTTACACGTCCGCGCTTTTGTTCCACGGACCCGGAGCACGCGAAGCTGCGGTCGCCGAGCAACACAACCTCGGCCGTCCGATCTCGGAGCCCATTGGGGACGAGGGGATCAAGATTGACGATGCGCGTCGGATAATCGACCTGATGGAGATGGCGCCGGTTGGAGATCAACCAGGCGTCCTCGTGTTTGGTCCGATCGATCGCGCGCAGCAATCGGCATCCGATGTGTTGCTCAAGGTGGTCGAGGAATTCCATTCGGACGGGGTGCGCCCGGTTATCTGGGCAACTGACCTCGGCAGCGTCTCCAACACGATCCGTTCTCGATGCTTGCACCGCTGGTGCCCATACGCCGAGCATCCGATCGATGACTCGGCGGCCCGATCGGCGGCTTCCGTGATCATTAGCGCTGTCTTGCATGGGGATCGGGCGGGCGTGATCAGTGAAACCAAGGATTTCCTCGACGCCTTGCCCGACGCAAAGGTTGCGATGTTCGACCTGCTTGCTGGCATCGCCAAGGTGCTTGCGGAACAACCCGACGAATTGAATGGGCCGCGCTACGAGCTTTGGATGCGAGCCCGCAAGCTGCTGAGCTACAGACACATTTCTCGCCTGGAGTTGACGGCTCGGCTCGTGGAGGCGATCGAGTGAGCAAATGGCGAAACCCGCCTCCGGTGACGATCATCGCGGGCACGCAGGATTATCTGCGCAGGAAAGAGCTAGCGGCGGCAAAGGCGGCTGCGGATCAAAGCGGCAGGCGCGTTGAAACGATCGACGGAGCGGATCGGGAAGGGCTGCTCAACACCCTGTCGGCCGGTGGCGTGCTGTTTCAGGACAAAGTGCTGCTCGTGATCCGAAACCCTGACAAGCTCGACCCCAAGCACATCGTCCCGCACGGGAACGGGACCGACAACGATGTGGCCCTGCTCCTGTACTACGAGGGAGAGATCAAGAAGCGGGGTGCCGTGGCGCGCATCTCCGAGCGCATCCCCGACAAATTCTCGATTGATTTCAAAGGGCCAAAGGCGTGGGAGGCCGACGAGTACGCTCAGAAATTCGTCGCCAAAGAAGCCAAGCGGCTCAAGCTCACGATGCCCGAGACGTTGGCCGCCAATCTCGTGACCATCTGCGGCACGGACCTCGGAGTTTTGGCCTTTGAGATGCAGAAGGTTGCTGCGCTCGTGCGCTACGAAGGGGAAACGGAGGTCAAAGCCGCGCATCTCCGGCAAACGGTTGCGTCGATCTCGGAGGCCGGCACGATGCCTGTGGTCGAGTACCTGGCGCGGCGAAACGCGCCGCGACTCATGCGCGCCCTCGCTTCGATGCGCCGGACCCACGCGAGTGATCCGACGATGAAGGGAATTGCGTTCGTCGGAAGAAATGTTCTCCAGTGGCTCCAAGCCGCGTCCCTAATTTCTCAGGGAAATTCGGAAGGCGAAATTTCGGCCGGTTTGGGAATTCACCCGTACATCTACAAAACTAAAATTGCCCCAACGGCGAAAAAGTGGGGCGAGAAAAATTTGGCGGCCCTACTTTCTTCGCTCGCAGACATTGAAAGAGGGGTTCGGTCTGGTCACGTAAATCCTTGGGTGGAATTTGAGTGCGCCCTTTTGAGGGCGTGCAAGCGAGACGGCCGTGGGTAGAGTCCACTCCCCGTCGATAGGCGGCCTATACCCACGCCTACCATGGCGGCCATCGAGCATCGCTCGACTGCTTCCCCGTCACAACCTGCAACCGTGAAAGACTCGGCCGAGGCTTCCGATGTATCAACCGTCCGTAGAGGGTTTCAGCGCGAAGGGTTCCCTCCCTTCCACCAGCACCAACCTCCATCCCGAGAAGCCGAAGCTGGCCGCCGTTGACCCTCCGACGTATTCGTTCGATGAAGCCTCCGAGGCGAGCCTCGCGTATTTCGGTGGTGATCCGTTGGCGGCGAACGTGTGGGTGACCAAGTATGCCTTGCAAGACAAGCAAGGCCGGTACCTGGAGCGCACACCGACCGATATGCACCATCGCCTCGCCCGTGAATTCGCACGCATCGAGGCTAAGTATCCGAACCCCATGAGCGAGGCGGAGATTTTCGATCTACTCGATCGGTTTCGCTACATCGTGCCGCAAGGCTCGCCCATGAGCGGGATCGGAAACACCAACAAGATCCAGTCCATCTCCAATTGCTTTGTGATCTCGGCGCCGCACGACAGCTACGGCGGCATCCTATGGACCGACCAGGAGCAGGTTCAGATTATGAAGCGCCGTGGCGGCGTGGGAATGGACATCTCGACCATTCGTCCGCAGGGGCTCCCTACCGCTAACGCCGCGAACACGACCGATGGGATCGGCGTTTTCATGGAGCGGTTTTCCAATTCGTGCCGCGAGGTTGCACAGGGAGGTCGTCGCGGAGCCCTGATGCTCACGCTGGACGTTCACCACCCCGACATCCGAACCTTCATCACGATCAAAAAGGACAAGATGCGCGTCACGGGAGCGAACATCTCTCTGCGCCTGTCCGACGAATTCATGGAGGCGGTCAAAGAGGGTAAGCAAGTTCAGCTTCGCTACCCCGTCGATGCGGCTCCCGGCGAGTATGACGTGGAGCGGTGGGTCGATGCGAACGAGCTTTGGACCGAAATCATTGAGTCCGCTCACCAGTGCGCCGAGCCCGGCCTTCTGTTTTGGGACAACGCCAAAAAGAACACACCCTCGGACCTCTACTCGGCCGAGGGTTTTGGATCGACCAGCACGAATCCGTGCGGTGAGATCATCCTGAGCCCCAACGATTCCTGTCGTCTGATGGTCGTTAACCTGTCGAGTTTCGTGCAGGACTCCTTCGGCGAGTCTCCGACATTCGATTGGGCCACCTACGGCGCAGTCGTCCGCAAAGCCCAACGGCTCATGGACGACATGATCGATCTGGAGATCGAGCAGGTGGACAAGATCCTCGCCAAGATCGCCGACGACCCAGAGCCCGACGAGGTAAAGCACATCGAGCGTCGCTTGTGGCTCAAGATCCGAGACGCCGCCGAGCGCGGTCGCAGGACGGGTCTCGGCGTAACTGCCGTGGGCGACGCCTGCGCGCAGATGAATTTGGTCTACGGGTCAGACGACTCGATCGAATTCATCGAGGACTGTTACCGACACCTTGCCAAGAACAGCTACCAGTCCTCGATCGAGATGGCTGCTGAGCGCGGCGCCTTCCCCGTGTTTGACATCGCCCGTGAGGCCGACCACCCGTTTCTGGCTCGGGTGTTTGACGAGCTTGACGAAGGCACCCGTGCCGCCTATCGGCAGTACGGGCGTCGAAACATCGCCAACACGACTACGGCGCCATGCGGTTCCGTGTCGATCCTGACACAGACAACCAGTGGCATTGAGCCTGCCTACCTGCTCCAATACACCCGTCGCAAGAAGGTCAATCCGAACGACGAGAACGCTCAGGTCGATTTCGTTGACGATCTTGGGGACGAGTGGACGCATTTTCCTGTGCTTCATCACCAGTTTGCTGAGTGGTGCAAGGTGACGGGCCGTGACGTGGACGAGGTACTCGGCAAGCTCACTCGGACGAAAAAGGTCAACGGCAAAGATACGCCCGATCCTGATCTCTCAGACGTGGAGCAGAGCCCCTACTGGAAAGCCACGAGCAACGATGTCGATTGGGTTCAAAAGGTGACGCTCCAAGGGGCGGCACAGCGTTGGATCTGCCACGCCATCTCCAACACGACGAACCTCCCGGCTGACATCGACGTGGAGACGGTCAAGCAGGTCTACGAGAAGGGTCACGAGGTCGGCTGCAAGGGTGTGACGATCTACGTGCAGGGCTCACGCGACGGCGTGCTCGTGTCTGAGGAAGCCAAGCCCGAGGAATTCGACTACAACAAAGCACCGAAGCGCCCCGACAAGCTGGCTTGCGACATTCACCGTTCTCGCGTCAAGGGTGACGACGGCGAGTACGTCGAGTGGATGATTTTCGTGGGTCTGATGAACGGCAAGCCGTTTGAGGTATTCGGAGGCATCCAGCCCGCCAAGCTCCGCATCCCCAAGAAGGTCAAATCCGGGTGGATTGTGAAGCGGTCGTTCAAGGACGGCGGCAAATACGATCTGCACTTTGGCGACGAGGATGACCCGATGGTGATCGAGGATCTACCGGAGACCTTCGACAACCCGACGCAAGGCTCGTTCACCCGGATCCTGAGCTACGGGCTTCGCCATGGCGGAGCGCCGCAGTACGCCCACGAGCAGCTTCTCCGTGAGCGAGACAGCGATATGTTCCACTTTGCGAAGGTGCTCGGTCGCGTGCTCAAGAACTACATCGAGGACGGGACCAAGGCGAGCACGCGGATCTGCAAAGGGTGTGGCGCCGAGGACAGCTTGATCTACCAAGAGGGCTGTCCAAAGTGCTCCGTCTGCGGCGCGCAAAAGTGCGGCTAGGCGGTAGGGTAGTCGCATGGCCGACTACCCTGTGAAATGGAAGCACGGCGACCCTCCTACCAAGGCGCTCGTTCGATCTGAGGCCCCTTCGATCCGTGACTACATGGATCAGGGGGTTGCTGGCGACACGACGATCGCTCGGATTATCGGGCAGTTGTACCGGGCCACGCTGGACGGGAAGATCAGTTGGTTCCGTGACGCCGAGTATTTCGCCGTCACCTACTTTCCGATGCTCGCCGTGACGTTCCGGCTCCAGGTGTCGGGGTCCATTTCGTCTTTCGGGAATGTGATCGCATCCACTCCGAGCGGGAAGGGCACGGATCCAACACGGGCGCAGCATCTCACCATCGCCTTCATGGACAACAAGGAGTACAAGTGCCTCCCGGCGAGCTACCCGACGCTCCACCAGCTTACTGAGCTTGTGTGGAGCACGTTTGAGCGCCCCTATGTCCGTGACCGCAACGAGCGTCTGGAATGGCTCGACAAGGCGCTCAGGGTGTTCCTGCCGCACGTTGTTTCGTCCAGCGTCGAGCCCGAAGATCAGACGTAGAGATCGATCTTGAAATCGACGTTGGGATCGTGCTCGGGCTTTGGCTCAGCAGGCTTCTTGACCGGCACCGGCTGCCGCACCAGCGGCAGGGGCAGAACGGGCTGCTCCTGCTTGCGTGGCGGGGGGTGGCGGAAGATCACCATAAGCTAAGCGTAGGTCGTGCGTCGAGCGCGTCAACCTTAGCGGTCGTCGTTGGGATCGCGGCCCTCGGCGATGGCGATCCAGTAGTCGTTGGGGACATCCTCACCGTTGATCACTTCGCCGCCCCACTGGAGCAGCAGGTCCATTTCCACGGCGTCTCCGCCGTGATAGTCGTGGTTTGGGTCTTGGGCCGCCGCGACCATCGCCTCACCGGCCGCTTCGTACACGGCCTCCATGCAGGCGATACGATCTTGCTCGGCTTCGTAGCGATTGAGGGCGGCCAGGTTTCCGTCGAGGGCTTTCATGTACCGTTAACGACGCGACCGCGCACAACGAAACCTGCGAGGTCGCGGCATTTCGGCCACGACCTCGCAGGATGTCTTGGAACTCGGCTTACGCCAGGATCTCAACGCCGTCTTGGTCGCCGCCGATAAGGCCAGGCGTGCCGTTGAGCGGCGGGAAAAACAGCGTGTCGTCGGCAAAGTCGCGCTCGGCCCCACCCGCGATTCGGCGCGTCGGGCGGATCACGTAGCGGTCGCAATCCCAACCTTCGCGGGAGACGCCTTCGACCACGCCCTCGATGAAGCACGCTCGCTCGCCCTCCAGGTCGCGGTTGTACGGAGCAAAATCGAAGGATCGGACGCGAGCGCCGACCTCGATGACGTTGCCGTGGCGGTCGTGGGTGATGGGCAGGTCGTTCAGGATTTCGGGCTGGTTCACGGTTCGTTTCCTCCACACTCTTAACGACACGACGGCGTTCCGCGAAACCCTCCGGGGGGTACTGTAATTCGTGGACGAGAAGCCCACTGTGATGCTCCTAGAGGGCGTTTTCTACGAGGGTGACGACGGAACCCTGATGGTGGCCGATCACAAGCTCGGGGCCGTGAGCGTGGACGACGCGCTTACACCGCTGATTGGGCGCAAGGTGGTCCTGGTCGTTCACCACAAGCCCCCTGAGCCTGCCGACGAGGGAAGGTGGGCTGGTGGGGCCTGCATGTACGAACCCTCTGGTGAGTGTCCCTGCGGCCATCACGAGCGAAAAGGTTGGCTCTACACCTACCACCACGCGGGTACTTTGGATTGGGACGGATCGAAATGGGCCGTCACAACTGACCAGGGGAGACAAGAGCCGTGGCTCGCGTCACTTGTCGGACATCGATCGCAGATCGTGATTTCCGCACTCCCCGACGTTGAGAAGCTGAAAGAGGATCTGAACCTCGGCGAACAGCCGACGAAGATCGAGGATCTTGAGGAACGAATTACCAAACTGCGTGACCTGTTCGTGGCAGTCGATGAAATGAAGGACAAGCTGTAGGTGGCCGAGCATTTTTCAGGGCGGGTTACGTCCGTTGTTTTCGCTAACGAGGCGCAGTCGTTCTACGTGCTCCGCGTCAAGTTGGATGCGGCCGACGACGGCGGTTGGATCGACACGAGCAGATTCGTGGCGAGCACGGTTGTCGTGAAAGGGACGATTCCTGGCCTCACGATGGACAGCGGCTCCTGGTTCGGCTTTGAGGGTAAGTGGATCACGCACCCGGAGTACGGGAGGCAACTGGAGATTGTGCGAGCCCCCGTGCTCAACGGCCCGTGGACTCCCGAGAATGCGATCAAGATCCTTAGCTCGCATGGCATTGGGCAATTCACCTGTCAACGGATCGCGGACCATTTCGGTGACGGTCTGATCGAGGCGTTGTCTGACGATGCCAAGCTGGCCGAGGTCAACGGGCTCACTGAATTCGACGCGCTCCACATCTCGTCACGATGGCGGGCTGTGCGAGCAATGTTCCAGACGCTCACGTTCCTGTCGGATCTGAAACTGCCCAAGACCAAGGTGGATCAGGTGTGGGCGAAATTCGGAGACGATGCTGAACAGATCCTCGCCGAAAACCCTTGGCGACTCACCGAGATTGACGGGATCACGTTCAAGCAGGCGGACGAGGTTGCCAAGAAGATGGGGCTCGACCTCAACAGCCCTTACCGGCTCAAGGGAGCCATGCTCGCCTCGGTCAAGACGCAGCGCGGCATGGGTCATCTCTACATGACCTCGGGGGAGGTCTTGGCGACGACGCAGCAGTTGGTCTACGACGCGACCGTTCAGGATGTCGCCGTGGCGATCAAAGAGTGCCATCTGGAGGGCTCGCTCGTGCTCGACCGTGAAACCCGGCCGGGGACGACTGCGATCTACGAGCCTTGGCTGCACCGGGTCGAGGTCGAGTCAGCGATTGAGCTTGCCGAGCGGCACGAGACCGCCCGGTTGACCGAGGACCAGATTCTTTCGTACACGAAAATGCTCGGGAGCGTGGGCAAGAAAACCATGGAGGTCGCGGAGGCCCATCCTTCCGACATCGAGGTCGTGGCCCAATCCGCCATCGCGGAATGGTCGAGCACGTCGAAGCTCACGTTGTCCGCGTCCCAAATGAAGGGCGGGGTGAACGCCCTGATCCACCCCGTTTCGATCATCACCGGCTTGCCGGGCACGGGTAAGACGACCCTGCTCAAGACCGTCGTGAAGGTGCTCCAAGATGCGGAGGTTCCTTTCCTGCTTGTCGCCCCAACCGGGATCGCCGCCAAGCGTGTGATGTCCGTGACGGGCGCGGAGGCGTCCACGATCCATCGAGCGTTCCAAGCAAGCGGGATGGATATGGACGATGATCGTGAGGCTACCTATGCAGGGATCGTGGGGCATTCGGCCGATGACGTTGGGGCAGATGGCTCTGACGAGGTGTGGGGGTACTCGTCCCACAACCCCCACCCGGCCGAGGTGGTGATCGTGGACGAGTCCTCGATGGTCGATCAGCACGTTCTGTACCGGCTGCTCTCCTGCACGTCGAAAAAGTGCCGACTCGTGTTCGTAGGCGATGCGGCGCAGTTGCCTTCCGTGGGGCCGGGGAACGTGCTCCGTGATCTGATCGAGTGCGGGGAGTTTCCCGTCACCGATCTGCGTGAGATTTTCCGTCAAGAGGATACGAGCGACATCGTGACGGCCGCCCATGCAATTCATGCGGGTGTGGTCCCCGAGGTCGGCAAGAAGGGGTCTGATTTCACCCTGATCGAGATGCGAAACGACGCGGACATTCTCGCGGCCATTCTGAAAGCTGTGAGCAAGCTGTATGCTGCTCATGCGAATTTTCAGGTGCTTTCACCCCGCCACGCCGGGACGCTCGGGGTTACGAACCTGAACAGTCGAATTCGTGAGGTGCTAAATCCCAAATCGCCGGGTGTGCAGGAGATGCGTCTCGGATCAGAAACGATCCGAGAGGGCGATCGGGTGATGGTGGTCAAGAACAACTACCGCTATGACATTTTCAACGGCGACGTGGGGAAAGTGATGAACCTTGATCGGAAAGAGAAAGAGGTTTCGGTCAAGATTCACGGGCCGCCGAGCGTAACTGTCCGTCTGCCGTTCAAAGAGGCGCCGTCACACCTTCGCCTGGCCTACACCATGACGGTCCACAAAAGCCAGGGGCAGGAGTACGACACGATCCTTTTGCCTTGGGTCACGTCGTTTTCCCGACAGCTACAACGAAACCTGATCTACACGGGCATCACCCGTGCCCGGAAAAAGGTGGTGCTGTTCGGCCAAACCCGTGCGCTCGCCAAGGCCATCGCCAATAACAAGGTGGATGCTCGCAACACCCTGTTCCCAGACCGTCTTGGAGCGCTGATAGGAGCCCATGGGGAGCCCTCGGAGTAGGCGGAAAAAACTCGTGACGAGGACGCTCACTCTGCCTCGGGTCGGAGTAGGAGTTAGAGAGCGATGACCAAGGACGAGATCAAACAACGCCTGGCCTCGATCGAATCGAAGATTCGGGTGACGAAAGTTGTGGCTACCCGTTCGGTCAAGGGGAAGGGGGGCGATGTTTTCGCTGGTTTTTCTGCCGGGTGGGAGTCGGTTCAGGACGACAGCGCCATGGTGGTCGAGGACAGCGACGTGACGAGCCAGGGCATGACCTTGGACGAGGCACGGATCGCTCACCTGATCGTTGCGCAAGCTGCCGACATCGCAGCCCACGAACAAGCCCTGGCGACGGGTAGCATCTCGACTGAATTTTTCAGGGACCGCGTGCGAGGACTCCAAACAAACTACGCGAAACTGATCGCACACGCGATGGGAGTTCCCCATGGCTGATCTGAACCCGCAAGCGCCTATCGTGGACGAGGCTCGGATCAAGCGGGTCTACGACGAGTTGAAAAGGCTCAACATGGATCTGGACCCGGATCCCTTGGAGCTTGGTCCGAAACGGATGAACAACAAGCTCGCCAAGGTCCGTAACATGATCAAGCGGTGCGTGGACATCGAGCTACAGGTTGCAGAGGATCTGCACTGGTTCAAACGCACCCTCAATCGCCAACAGGGCCACTACGAGCTTGAATTCCAAGACTTGATCGCCAACGACCCCCATGTTCGTGCGGGTCGGAACATCCAAGACCGTGAGGCCGTGGCGAAGGTCCGCCTGTCTGAGCGGTACAAGGCGATTCGCCATTTGGAGGAAAGCGTTAGTGACCTGGAGGCGATGCTTGTCGTGGTGCGGACCAAGGCGAAGGATCTGCGGGACACACAGAGCCGCCTCAAGGACCAATTTAAGATCTGTGAGCACGAGCTTGGTCTCGGGTCCAGGTGGGGCAAGCACAAGCCCACCGTGTTCGATGACGAGCCTCGTGCGACGGCTGCGGATGCCCACGACATCGACAGCCTGCTCAACGAGGTCGATGCCGCAGTGCCGGAGACACCCAACCACGGCATCGAGCAGAATGTCGAGGCTGCGGCCGAGGCGCTGCCGGGAACGGCCTCTAGCGACGAGACTGACTCGTTTCTTGACTCGCTCAATGACCTCGGTAAATCCGAGGACGCGGCACAGGAAACTCCTGTGCCGCTACACACACAGACAGATGGAGATGGAGTGATCGACAGCCTGCTCGATGACCTTTGAGCAGGCCGGTATTGTCCGAAACCGCGCTGCAAACACGGAGCGCATAATCCCAAAAAGTGACTGCCCTAGTCCCGTCCTAGCCGACACGAACCCCGTGCAGTCATAGCAACACAGCAAAAAAGGAGCACATTCGTCATGTCAGACGACAACTTTACCGAATTCAGTTTCGACCAAGGCGACGACGCCGTTCAGACGCGCGCCAAGAAATTCAAGGGCGAGGAAGGGCGGATCTACCGCTTGTCCTTCGTCTGGTTTGAGGGCCTGGACGACGGCGCCGACGCTCTGCTCAAGAGCATGTCTGCCGGGGACGACGAAAAGGACCCGGCCCCGAAATTCATCGGGGCCAAGCGCCACTACAAGCCTGGCGCGGGCTACTTTCTCCACAAGGGGCCGGAGTACAGCAAGATCGCTGGCGGCCCCCCCAAGATGCAGGTGGCGACGATCATCGTGTCCTGGCCTTGCGATTCCAAAGGCAACGTCACGTCCATTGACCAGCCTCCTGCGGTCATGCCGTGGATCTTTTCGGCGGACAAGTACGATGCGATCAAGGGCAACCACGGGCAGTTCCCTTTCGGGAAGCATGACCTGATCGCCAAATGCACGCGCGCTCAGTTTCAGAATTTCACGTTCACGCCCGCGAAGAACAACGCGGTGCGGAAGCTGATCGAAAGCGGCAAGGCGCCCGCGATCATCGACCATATCATCGACTCCGCGATCGAGATCAAGGGTAATATCAAGAACGAGATTGCCCGTGATCTCACCATTGATCAGATCCGCGAGAAGCTCGGGGAGGAAGGCTCGTCCCCGGTTGGCGACGTGGCCCCGGCGACGAACGCGGACATCGACAACGCCCTGGACGGGATCCTCGACTAGCCCCTCTCGGTGGGAGGGGTCGTGATCGTTCTCGGTCTGGACCCCTCCCTCACCAACTTTGGTTGGTGCCTCCACGACACGAACGGCAAAGACAATGCCGCAGTTGTGGATAGGGGGCGCTGGAAAACCCCCGCGAAGATGGAATTCATCGACCGCTACATGCAGATGCGGTCGTGGCTCCAAGAGAAGATCAAGGAGTCGAAGCCCGATTTCATGGGCATCGAGTATCCGGTTTTCAACGATCTGTGGTCTGAGGGAATGTACGGTCTGTTTCTATACTCGTGTGAGGCGATCAAATCGCAGGGTCAGGACGTGGTGTTCTTTTCGCCCGGCCAGATCAAGGCCCACGCACGACATTTCATCGCCCGCCCGAAGGGGTGGAAGATGGGCAAGCCCGATATGGTCGAGGCATCCAAAAAGGCCGCTGGCGGTGGGCGGTGGAACCACAACGAGGCTGATGCCTTTTGGGTCGCCCGCACGGCAGGTCGGTTTTGGGAATTCCAATTGGGAAACTTGGAGGTTGACGACCTCACCCCTCTTGAGCGCAAACAGTTTACTGAGATTCACACGTACAAACGAGGAAAGCGTGCCGGAGAAACCGTGAAGCGCGGGATCGTACACCGCGAGGACGAACGGTTTTTCAGGTGGTCGAGGTCCAACGATGGCTAAGAAAAAGACGACAAAAAAGGCCCCGGCCAAGCAAAAGACCACGAGTACCAAGACGAGTGGTAGCCCGTTGCTGGCTGCTCAAGCGGTGCTCGACAAGGCCCTGCCGGACAAGGATTGGAGGACCGACCTGGACCCCGCCTCGTTGCGTCAGAGTCTCCCTCACCTTCCCACGGGCAGTCTTACGGTGGACTACCTGATCGGAGGCAAGCCTAACGATTTCGGGGTCGCCCCGTGTCCAGGGATGCCGCGTGGTCGGATCATGCAGCTTTACGGGCACGAGGGTTCGGGCAAGACCACCCTGGCGCTCACGTTGGCTGCGACCACCTGCGACAACGGGGGCACCGTCTGCTTCATTGATTGGGAGAACGAGATTGTCCCGTACTACGCGAAGGCGCTCGGTGTTCCGATCGAGGACAAGACCAAGTTCACGCTTGCCGTTCCTGAAACGCTGGAGCAGGGCATCGTGATCGCGTACACGATGGCGAAGCACGGCGTCGATCTGATCGTGTTCGACTCGGTGGGCGCAGGCATCCCCAAGAAGCAGTTGGAGGGCAAGCTGGAGGAAATGGCCGACCTTGGCCGCATTGGGCTCAACGCGGCCATCTGGTCGAACACCCTGCCCAAGCTGAAATCCGTCGCCATGCGCACGGGCACCTCGATCATCGGCATCTCGCAGCTACGCGAGAACATCAACACGTCGGGCTACGGCGAAACCTCCAACGCGCAGGGAGGCAAGGCGTGGCGCTTTTACTCGGCCCTACGAGTCAAGCTCGCGCGGATCAAGACCGAAAAGGCAACGCACACCAATTCTCTGACCAACAAGAAAGAGGACAAGGTGGTCGGGGCGGTGATCAAGGTCAAGCTCGACAAGTGCAAGGTGTCGCCGCAACAGGGCAACGAAGAGGTCATGTACATCCGTCAGGGCGAGGGTATTGACGACTACCGCACGATCATCGAGGTGGGTATCGCCTATGGCATCGTCAAGAAGGGCGGCGCCTGGATCGAGTGGGCTTCGCCGGATGGAGCGCACCATGTCAAGCGGCAGGGCATGGATCGGTTCCGCAAGACCATGCTGGAAACGGAAGGGGCCTTTCAAGCCCTGTACGGTCAGATCCTCCCTTACCTCGGTGCGACGACGACTCCGATCGAGGACGACGACGAGGACGAGCCACCGGGCATTGACGCCGACATTGAGGATCTGCTGGCGTGATCAGGGTTCACGTCAAGAATTTCCAGAGCATCGCAGATGCCACGGTCGAGATTGACGGGTTCACCGTCATTACCGGCACGAACAACACTGGCAAATCTGCGCTCATGCGGGCAATTCATGGCGTGTTCACGAACCCGGCTCCGGGGTCCATCGTCCGTACCGGCGCGGATTTCTGCTCGGTCAAACTTGAGTTCCCTGATGGGAATACGGTCAAGTGGGAGAAGGGCCACAAGGGGGTCAACCGCTACTGGCTCAACGACAGGTTCTTCGACAAGGTGGGCGCGGGCGTCCCTGACGAGATCCAAAAGCTCGGCTACTCGGCCATCGAGGTTGGAGGCAACCGCCTGTGGCCGCAGTTTGCCAAGCAAAAGAAGGGAGACGTGTTCCTGCTCGACCTCCCCGGCTCGGCGGTTGCCGATGCGGTGGCGAACGTCGAGCGGATCCGTGTCCTGAACCATGCCTTGAAAGCCTGCGAATCGGAGCGGCGCACGGTCAACGGCGACCTCAAGCTGCGGCGCAAGGACGGCGAGAAGCTGGACGCGGCGGTTGAGAAATTCGAGGGGCTGGACGATGCAGTGGCTCTGCTCGATGGCTTGGCGGAGCAACGGGAGAAGGCCGAGAAGATGGTCAAGCTCCAAAAGCTGCTCTCCGGGTTGCAGGCGCAGATCGCCAAGGCCACGGCGGGCATCGAGAAGCTGGACGGGTTCGACATCGCTAAGGGCACCTTGCCCGGTCAGGGCGTGCTGGACGAGATCAAGACCGTTCGCGCCGACCGTAAAGCCCTCACGGCGCTCAAGGGACGCCTGGAGACACGGAGAGAGCGAGTTGAGCACTGGCAAGGCGCTGCCGAGGTCGCCACCTCGGCCTCTCCAGGGGACGACCAGACGGTTGTGCAGGCCAACAAGATCCGACAAGGGCGGAAGGTGCTGGTACGTCTGCAAAAAGGGATCGCCGATGGTCGCGCTGGTGTCGAGCGGGAGGAAAAACTGCTCGCTCAAAAGAAGGACGAGTTGAAACAAGCGGAGGCAGCCGTCGTGTTGATCCTCGGAGACTACGAGGACTGTCCGACCTGCGGAACGACGCTACACGGAGCAGCATGAAGATCAAACTCAAAGCAGGAGACTACGACGCCACCCTCGACATCGGTGTGATGGAGGTTGAGCTTGTGGGGGCCTACAACGGCGTCGGGATCCAAACGGACCAGGGCCACTTTGGCATCGCTCAGCGAGACTCCGGCATCGAGGTCTTGCTCGACGGTAAGACGGTGTTTGCCAGCCACGACGATGTGGGCAAGCTCAGGACGCTTAATCAGGCCATCCTCGATTTCCGCGACGAGGTTCACGATGACAGTGACCCCGAGTGGGTCGTGGATCGGCTCAACAGTTTGCGTGATCTGATCCCTGGCTGGATCAAGGCGGCGGATACGCCGACCGATATTGTCACCGAGGGTGGGGGATGATCCGATTCATCACGAGAACCGACGTTCACATTTCCGATCACACGCCCAAATCGCGGACGGATGATTGGACGGAGACTGTCGTGGGCAAGCTGCGGGAGGTTGGGCGCATCGCTCACCAGACCAAGGCCACTGCGGTTCTCGACAACGGCGATTTCTTTGACGTGAAGGCGCCGACTCGGAACAGCCACTCGCTGACACGCGAGGTTGCTGATCTCCACAACGAGTATCCCTGCTCCGTTTACGCGAACGTGGGCAACCACGATTGTACGCGACAGGACTACAGGTATCTGCCACAGCAGCCGCTCGGGGTGCTGTTTGCGACCGGCGTGTTCAAGCGTTGCTACGACGAGCACGAACACGTTTTCATGGACGATGACGGGCTCACCGTGCGGGTCGTGGGCATCCCCTTCCACGGGGTCAAATACGACCTGGAGCGGTTCAAAATCGAGAAGGGCAAAGAGGACTACCTGCTCGTCATGGCGCACGTCCTGGCCTCCCCGACCGGGGGCTCGATGTTCGGGAACGAGGATGTGATCCGGTACACGGACCTGCTTGACCTGGCGCCGGATGTGGACGTGTGGCTGTTCGGCCATTGGCACAAGGACCAGGGCATCACGGAGGTCGCGGACGGGAAATGGATCATCAATATCGGCAGCCTCACCCGAGGCAGCCTCGCGTGGGACGACGTGGAACGGATCCCCGGCGTTGGGATCGTGACCTTCACGCGCGAAGGGATCGAGATCGAGAAACGCGACCTGAGCATCCGGCCGCACGCCGAGGTATTCGACATCGACGGCCGAGTGCGCGAGGAATCTCGTGCTGCGACCATGGACTATTTCGTGGACTCCATCGCCAAGACGCTGGCGGAAACCGATACCTCGGAATCTCTGCTCGACAAAGTGGACGCGATGAAAGACCTCCCGCAAAAGGTCAAGGATCGGGCCATCGAATTCATTGAGAAGGCCGAGGGCGCTTCGGCCCGGTAGAGTGCGCTATGGCCTGGAAACCAAGGCCGTACTCCCTTTGGTGGACCCATCTCAAGGAGTACGAGGAATGCCCGCTGAAATTCCTGTGGAGTCGAGGGTGGGCAGGGATCGACGTGGGAGGCGGCGTGGGCCGCAAAAAGCCCAAGACGACCCCTCGATCGAGACACCACGCGGTCATGGGAATCGCCATCCAGGCGGCGGTTGAGGATCTCTACAACGAGGAATTGTGGCGGCACGATGGCTTGCCTCGTCGGCTCAGCCAGATCGCTAGGATTGCGCTCAAGAAGGAGCTTTCCGACACAAAGCGCAATTGGATCGATTGGAAATTCGCCGGTATGGGCGAAGCGGATATGGAGGAAATCGTCGTCAACGGGGTACTCGGCTACCTAAAGACGATGAAGGCCCACCGACTGCTCGGCCCCTACGCGCGGGCGGAGAAAAAGCTGTCCGGCTGGATCGACAAGTACAACGAGGTCGCGGGCATCGCCGATACGATCATCCGGCGCGAGGATACGGGCATCACGATCCTCGACGGCAAGAACAGCAAGACCAAGCTGGAGTACGTCGATCCCGATCAGCTTCGCTACTACGCGCTGTGTTTCTTTTTGGCCTACGACAAGATGCCCGATCGGTTGGCATTTGTCTGGTACCGCTACCCCTACGACAAGGAAACTGGAGAGCAGGGGCTCGATTGGGTGGAGTTTACCGAGCGTGACCTCCAGGGCCTCGCCGCACGCGCCCGCGATGCGCGCAAGGGCATGAACAAGGAGATGTTCTCGGCCACGCCATCGACTAAGGCGTGCCAATACTGCGACTACAAGGACGTGTGTCCCGAGCGCGTGGCGATCGACACGGCCAACGCGGAGAAACGCAAGGACAAGCTGCCCATCGTGGGTCACGCGGATGGTTTTGTGGAATTCGACCTGCACAGCGACGGTCAAACCGTCCCAGACAAGGGTAAGGGGGAGTAACCATGCCCACGACCGACACGGATAGCCGCTTGGAAGCAGCGGTAAAGGATCGCAACACTCTGGTTGCCGAGATCCAACGGATCGAAGGGCGGTTGGAAGCTGCCCAAAGCCAGCTTGACCAGGCGGAAGCCGAGTGCCGAGAAAAAGGGATCGAACCCGATCAGCTTGACTCGGCGCTCTCACGTTTGGACGAGCGTTACACCAAGTTGGTGGACGGGTTGGAGGCAGAAATCGCAGACGCACGAGCAGCCCTTGCTCCGTACATGGGAGACACCGATGAAGATCGAGATAGCTAAGAGTGATTTGGAAGCCGCGTTGCAGGTCGTGTCTATCGGCACGTCCGGCACAGGATCCGACCTGTCCACCCATTTCCTGTTCCGGCATGAGCCGGACGATGAAGGGGATCGTGTAAGCGTCCTGGCTTACAACGGGCGCCTTGGGGCGAGCATCCCGATCGTCTGCAAAGTCGATGTGGCCGAGGATGGCCCGACCGCCTTCACCGTCGAGAATTGGCGTCTGCGGCAGTGGCTCGCAGCGGCGGCCGACACCGCGCTCACGTTGGAGTACGACGATGGCGTGGTCAAGGCGACGGCGCTCAAGGGCAGCGTCAAGTTTCGATCCCTCGATCCAGGGACGTTCCCGTATTGGGACGAGTCCTTGTCGAAGGCCAAGAAGATCGTAGACATCGACGCGGCCCGGCTCCATGCGGCGCTCTCCCACGCCAAGCTGTTTATCTCGGACAAGGACACGACCAAACCGCACCTGGCCGTGACCGAGATCCAAAACGGCTCGCTCCGCGCGACGGACCAGGCCGCGCTCACGTTGATCACCATCGCCGAGCTTGCTGAATCCAACATGCGGATTCACGGCAAGGATCTGCAACAAGTGCTCTCGTATCTGAGCCTGGCCTCGGAGGAAACGGTCGAGATTCTGGAGCATGACCGCACCCTGTTTCTCAAGCGGAGTGACGAGGGTGTGCTCTCCGTGGGCCGTCCCCACAACGAATTCCCGCCGATCAAGGTGGACAAGGATTCGGACGATATGCACTGGTGGGTCGTCTCGACCTCCGAGTTGGACAGTGCGATCAAGCAGCTTGCTTCCGCCGCCGCCCGCGAGGATGTGCGGCTTACGATCGATTTCGATCCCGAGGCGTCGCAAGTGCTCTTGTCCATGACCTCGGCTTCGGGCTCGACTGACATCCTCCAGGTGGAGTGCCCTGAGCACGGGAGCCGTGACGATGCCGAGAACCCGTTGCCCGAGGGAGGGTTCTCGCTCAAGTACCCCTACCTCCAACGGCTCTTGTCGCAGTACAAGGAGAAGACGATCCGTTTCGGGCTCAACCCGCAGAAAAAGGGCGGTTGGATCCGTTTCCGCGACGACCGTGACGGCGACGACTACCTCACTTTGCTCGTCTGGCTGATGGCCTGATGCTCGCACCGATTCCCGACATCGCTGATCTCAGGTCTGCGGCCGACAAGGCCATCGGGTTTCGTGATGCCTTGACCAAGCAGCGTGACGACAACACGAAAGAGATCAAGCGACTGGAGAACGAGGACGCGACTTTGCGATTGGTCGCGTCCTTGATCCGTTCTCTTGCAGACGCCGAGGTAAAAGAGGGCATCGACGCGGTGACCAAACTCCAGACGGAGGGGCTGCAAGAAATCTTCTATGACCAGGATCTTCGGATGGAGGCCGAGATCACAGAGCAGCGAGGTAAGGTCGCCGTCAACCTGCTCACCGTGGATACGAAAGCGGAAGGCATCGAGATCAAGGACGATCCGTTGGAGTCGATGGGTGGGGCAGTGGCGACGGTGGAATCGGTGCTCTTGCGGGTGATCGTTGTGTTGCGCCGAAATATGCGCCCGATGCTTCTGCTGGACGAAACCCTTGGGGCCGTCGCCAAGGGTTACATCGAGCGCGTGGCCGGGTTTCTCACGACGCTGTGTCAGCGCCTCGACATGGACATCCTTGCCGTAACCCACGACCCGTTGTTGATCGACGCCGCCCAAAAGGCGTATGTGATCGAGCCCACCCCACGCGGGGTGGTATTCAAGGAGCGGCGATGAAACGGCGAGGCGCGATCAAGCACAAACTAAAGCAGGTGATCTTTCGTCACCGCTCCAAATACGTCGAGGAAGGGCTCAAGCGTCGTCCGGCCAACTGTTCGTACAACGCCCCGATTCAGGTTTACGACCCCTCGACCACGAACAAGGCGGTTCTCCGGGTTTGCCTGTACGACGTATCGAATCGCCGTCGCTGGAACAACGCGACGTGCGACGAGTCCCTCGGTGGTCTGGAGCAGTGCCGCAAGTGCCCGATGTTCAAGGCACGGAACGAGGCCGATGACCTCAAGGCCGAGTTTGCTACCATGCTCGGCATCGACGGCACGGAGGTAGACATCGGCTGGATCGCCAAGCAGTACCCTGACGTGGCTGCGCTCATGTGGGTGCTCGGCTCCGAGCCGCAGAGCGACGAGCCTCCGCCTCCGGTTGAGGACAAGCGCGAGAACATCCTGACGTTCTTTGGTTCGACGGAGATGACCGAGGACGAGATTCCCGAGGAACCTCTGGCAGACGAATGACCGATCTGCTTGACGTTTTGAATTTCGACTACGCGGTTCGTGGGCCGCGTGGCGCCCCTCCGCGCATGTTGGAATTCCCCGTGTCTCCAGACGCCGCTCCGTTCCTTGTGTCGTCTACGAGGGCGGTCTTGTGGGTGAGCCGGTCCTCGACCCAACGGACTGTCCGAGCCGCTGTGCGACCGTCGAGTGGCTTCTACCGTGAGGTCGTGGACGAGATCACCGGGGCGGGCCGAGAGAACAAGTGGGGAAACGTCCAGCCGTTCACGACGGAAGGTGTCGAGGCGTGCGTGGCCTATCTTCGCTCGTTCGGCTTGGAGGATGTGCAGGCCCTCGGTAACCCGGATGTGTGGCCCGAGCACTTCGATCCGAAATTCAAAGACAATATGCCGCTGGTTCATGCGGACTGGCTGCCGGAAAACAGCGTGGTCTTTGTGCCCAAGGATCGCAGTTTCCTTGGCTTCATGGGGACGGTTGGCCCTGGTCGCATCGTAGCGGTCGTGCATAACCCGACTCGTGGCTTTGCCATCGCTCAAAACGAGCCGGGCGAGCACAACGGGGCTGAATGAGAGAGTGGGCGACCAAAGCCCTGTTGGGCATGGAGCTTTCGGCGAACGATCGAGGCTACCTGCTCGGCCGTGGTGCGCGCCCTGATCTACTGGCGGGCATGGGCGTATGTACGTGGAGCCCACCCGACGATCCTGCGCCCGACGAGGCGTTCCGCGAGAAATACGGTGATCACGGTCGCTTCTTTGAGGATCGGATCATCTTCCCGCTGTGGAGCCCACGCGGCCAGCTTCTCGGGTGGGACAGTCGCCATGCGGATCGGAAAGACCTGAGCCGCTATATCATCCCCAAGTTTCAGTACCAGACGGTTTGGATTGGGATGCCGGTGGCGATGCCCCGGATCTGGGAAGGCAAGACGGTCTGGATCTGTGAGGGGATTTTCGATCTGTTCGCGCTTGACCAGGCGTGTCCCACGAGCCCGGTCTTGGCGTGTGGCACGGCCAACCTGCACAGGGGCCACACGGAGTTTCTGAGACGTTTTGCCACGTCGGTACGAATGGTCCTCGACCGTGACCCCGCAGGGCGTAGAGGCACGGAGAAGGCGCTCAGCTACCTCAGTCGTGTCGGGGTAGAGTGCAGAGACTTTCCCTACGGGCCGGGCAAAGACCCCGGCGAGATCTGGGATAACCACGGCTTTGAGGGCGTGAGACACGCCTTTCCCCTCGCTGTTTAGGAGCACCCGAAATGGACATCTGGAAAGCTGGACCCGACGTACAGAAAATGCTGCTTGATCTGATCAAGAAGCACCACCCGCGACTCCTACTCGTGCAAGACGAGATTGCGGTCGTGTTCAAGGAAAAGGCATCGACGCCCGGCGGCGTGACGGTGTTTGGCAAGAGCAGCAAGGCACCCCCTTTGCTCGGCGCGCTGACGCAAACCGACTGGAAATTCGTGATCACTCTCGCGGCTGACCAGTGGGAGCACAGCCTTTCCGAGACACAGCGCATGGCGTTGCTCGACCATCACCTGTGCTCGATGATCGTGGAGGAGGATGGGGATCAGGGCACGATCAAGTGCTCGATCAAGCCACCCGAGGGTTGGTACCGGGAGGAAATCGAGCGATGGGGATTCTGGCGTCCGTCGTGTGACCCTGACGCCCCGACGCCCGTGGAGCAGATGTTCGGCGTGGAGAAGGACGAGGACGACGATGGCGACGGCGACGGAGACTGACAAGGAATGGTTCAGGCTCGCACCACCTGCTGTCCAGGCGGTGTGGCGTGAGTACGAGCGGGCGACTCAGAAATTTGGGACGTTCAATTCGACTCACGAGGGCTACGCCGTGATCAAAGAGGAATTGGACGAGCTTTGGGACGACATCAAAGCGAATGCCGACGTGGGGCCGATGGCGGGGGAGGCGACCCAAGTGGCGGCGATGGGGATCCGGTTTCTCATGGACTGCTGCGACGCGGGCGAGTGGCGCGGCGAAGGCTCATAGGCGGCCTACCGGCATTCTCTCGGCTATACTGTCCTCGTAGGTGGAGGACAGAAGATGCCAAGCGGTGACCATTGGAACGGCCTGAACGTGTTGGACCCTTATGGGGTTCACTCGTACTCGGGTGTGATTGACAGTACGAATTTGTGGCGACAGCCCGACACCGGAGATGGTGAGGTTTTGTGGGTGCCTTTTGACCCTGAGTACATGATCCAAAGCAGCATGGGGGTCTACGGGCAAGATGCTTGCGGTGACACAAGTACGCAGCCGATCGCTGCCGACCTCGTACAGTTTCCCGAGGGCAAGTGCCCCATGTGTGGCGAGCAAGGCCACGACATCAATGCCAAGGACTGCAAAAATCCCCTCGTGTCGATCAGGTCGGAGTTCTACGGCTGCCGACGCTGCTACGACGCCAAATACACCGGCCTAGCGAACCGCTACCTCTACGATATGTGCCGCCTGATGGGCTTGGAATTTGACTGGCTGGCGTAAAGTACCCTCGTGAGCCTCGACACCAAGTATCGCCCTCTTACCTACGACGACGTACTCGGCCAAGAAGGCACGATCAAGGTCTGCCGAGAATTCGTAAAGACCGGAGCGGGCTTCCAACAATCCTATCTGTTCGGCGGCCCTTGGGGTTCAGGCAAGACGACGCTCGGCCGTATCCTCGCCCGCGCGCTCTTGTGTGAGAACCCCAAGGATGGCAACCCCTGCGACGAGTGCCACTCGTGCAAGGCCATCTTGGAAACCGGCACCGTCGAGGCGTTCGTAGAGGTCGATGCCGCGACGAACAGCGGCAAGGCCGACGTAGCGAAGATCGTTGAGGACATCGAATTCGGGACGTTCTCCGGCAATCGTCGGATCTATTTGTGGGACGAGTGCCATGAGCTTTCCCGCTCGGCGATGGACGCGATGCTCCTGCCATTGGAGGAATGTGTTTCAGGGTCGCAGAACAAGAAGCTGATCTGTATTTTCTGCACCACGGAGCCCGAGAAGATGCGACCCGCGATCCTGTCGCGTTGCGCCCCGGCCTTTCTGATCCGGCCCGTCGAGCCCGAGGTCATCGCCAAGCGGCTCGCCCACATTTGCACACAAGAAGGGATCTCCTACGAGGACGAAAGCGTGCTTGCGCTTATCGCGGAGGCTACGGAGTGCCACATCAGGGACGCCCTCAAGGCTGTCGAGGGTATCGCCATGCTCGGAGGGGTGACCCGCGAGAACGTGGTGAGCTACCTTCACATGGACGCCAACGCGCTCTATCTGGATGTGCTCGCGGCGATCGGCCGCGACCTCCCGGCAGCCATGGAGTCGGCTGAAAATTTGCTGGCGAAGGTTTCACCTTCCACCGCGTACTCTGAAATTTCCAACCTGGCAATTTTGGGGTATCGGGTCGGAAATTTGAAAGTAGGAAATCCGCCTTCGTTTGTAGATCGAGAACGGCTGATCGATGTCGCAAACAATCACGGCGAGTTTATGGTCGAAATTGCATCGCGCTTGGCGAGCCATCCGAGTCGCGCGTCGGCTTCGATGTTCCTTTGCGACCTTGCGGTTCTGCACCAATTGAAGACAGGTACAGTGTCCTCGGTAATTCGCACTGCGACGCCACTTGCGGTACAACCTCCGGTGTTGGATCCGGCGCCGGTTTCGGAACCGGCGCCAGTGAAAGGGGATGCCTCAAGCGGATCTTCGGATCGCCCGGTAGAAGATCCGGGTAGTGTGGGGTCGGAGCCGTATCTAACCTCGACGGGTGTTTGGATTGAACCTCACGGACAACGAAGCCAGAGTGTACGACGAGACACAGGTAGCGGACCCCCCGCTCTTTCCGTTGAGCAATTCTCCGAGAGCCTTGATCGCCACCTCCAAGAGCACGAACACGAGCATGGTCGATCTTCGGGATGGAACAACGTGGGTAGCACTTGAGCTAACCCGACAAGGAGAACAGAAGGTCGAGGACGGCACGCTGGCGACGGAGCTACGGAGCATCCTGAGCGTAGACCCTGATTGGCCGATCTTCATCCCGGCGCGCGTTTACCATCGAGGGGGCCGTCGAATTACGGTGCATCTGATGGAGGGTTACGCCTTTGTCGCTTCCGGGCTCAACGAGGTTGACTACTTTCGGCTGGAGGCCGACAACAACAAATTCGTTTCCAGAATAATGACCGCCAGCAGCCCTGGCGGTCTACGTGTTTTGAAAACCATCCCTGACCGCCAGATCCAAACGCTGCGCCGTCAGCTTGTCGAGGAAATCTCGTCGGACATTGTGACCGGACTCCAGGTCCGTGTAGCCGAGGGTAAGTACAAAGGGCTCGATGGGCTTGTGCTTGGAGTTGACGACGAATACGCTTTCGTCAAGATTGAGCTTCGGTCATTGAAAATCGTCGCTAAGATCCCTAGGATCCTGCTCGTCGGGGACGACGAATCCTTCGCAAACTAGATGGCTACCCGTTGGACAGACTGCCGGACCATCGACCCGGTTGAGTTAGAGACTCGGTTCTCCACCGAGGACTCGATCGCGTTTATCAGGGACATCGTGAACGACGAGCCGAGCGAGGAATCGCTCAGGTCGCTGGAACGGATCCGCGAGATCATGGAGCACTTGCCCAAGCGCGAGGCTGATTTCGTTGACCTGTACTTTTTCCGGCATCTCAAGCAGACCGACATCGCGGGCATTTTCCGGGTGAGTCAGCCGACCGTCTGCTACCGGCTCAAGCGTGCGACCCTTCGCATCCAATTCATGCTGTCGCTCCCCGACCTGACGCTTGATCAGATCCGCGATGCGATGTGCGGGTTCCTGTCGGATCCGCTCGATGTGGAGATCATGGTGCTCATGTACACGACCACCTGCCAGTCCGAGGTCGCTAAGCGGCTCGGTGTAACGCAGGGGCTCGTGAGGCACCGTTTCATGCGGGCCACGCAGCGGATGCTGAAAAACGAGGCGATGGAGGTCTACGCGACCGTGTTCGATGCGATCTCCAAGAACCTGAACATTCTCCGTGAGGTCCAGCGGCCAGCGTGGGATGCGCAGGTCGCTTGCGTCGTGGACTAGGTTTCGGAGCCCGGCCCGCCGTCGTAAGGGTCACGTCCAGCGGGATGACCCTTGTTTAGTCAGCTTGGGGGAGAGCGCCGACCGGCAACGGCGGCTGGCTCACTAACAGGTGAGTGCCCGCGAGGACCACGAAAGCCCCCTGATTGACTACCAGGGGGCTTTCGCGTTTGCGCGGTAGCCGTCCTATCCTGCTGATCGGTAGGAGACTTTGCCGATGAAAAAACTGGCCGCCACTGCACTGGTTGTCGGGCTTGCGCTGCCCGCTACTGCCTGCAAACCCAAGAAGGGCACTGCCCACCCGGAGGACTACTACCCGTTGATCCTCGTTGCCCTGGAGAGCGGAAAAACCGCTGCCATGATTGGGCGCAACGAGGCGATCAGCAAGGAGAATTTCGCGGGCTGCGTCACGTCTGAGGTTCTGATCTCGGCGACAGGGGCTTCGATGGAAGCCCTGTCCGGCAAGCTCGGAGGGACGGTCGTGATCCCCGGCATCGACGTGGACCTGTCTGAGTGTATGCCCTTCAATCCCAAGGATCCGAAGGGCAACGACGACGTGGGCGTGATCGTGGAGCAGGCCGTTGGCGTCGCTCTCGGGCTCGGAGCCCACTATGCGACCAAGCTGGAGGCCACGGACTGCAAGAAATCCAAGGCGGCGATGGGTGCCATCGCGTACCTCCAGAGCCTCGTGGGACCTGTTGCGGCTGAGATCGCCGAACCCGATGGGGTGTTCACGGTGCCTTCGCTCACCATCGATCTTGGCGAGTGCGGCGGCGGGGAGCCTCCGGCCGACGACGGATCCGATTCGACTGAGGACGCTCCGGCGGACGCTCCGGCGGACGCTCCGGCTGAGCCCCCGGCCGAGGACAAGACCGAAGCTCCCGCCGAGGACAAACCCGCCGAGGACAAACCAGCCGAACCGGCTGCGGAAGGTGACTCGACCGAGGAAGCCAAGCCCGCCGAGGGCGAAGGCGACGGCGGCTAGAACGCGCGTCACGCGACAAAGGGCCAGATCTCGCTTCTAGCGGGGTCTGGCCTTTGTTTTGGGCTGTTCGCTATTCCGGCTATGCCCTGCCCCGATTGAGGCTTACCTATGCCGTCGAAGCCCTCAGAACGCCGCGTGATCATGGCGAAAAAGGTTGCCGCCGATTGGCTGGCTAACAACGCCTCGGCCGAATACCGTTTCCGTGTCTACCACAACGCGGACGCGGGGGTATTCGTGAACCTGCTTCGGGGCTTCCGTGACAACCGGGTAAAGCTCGCGGGCGTAGATCCGATTCCTGACCTTGGGCTCAAGAACGAGGTCAGTGGCTTCACCATTTGGTCGTCGGACTGGTCGGCACTCCAATCACTCAAGACCTTCTTGGAAAAGAGGGGCATGGATACGTCGTGGATTTGGTGACCGATGGCCTTGACTCTGATCGAATCCGCGTTCACCTACCGCTCCGAATTTGGAGGGGAGATCTGGCAATTCACTGTCGTCAACAACCAGAACGCAACGCAAGGTATCCGCGAGATCATCGGACCCTTCGGGCTCGTCCGTGACACGCAGACGCAGATCCCCGGCTTCGTTCTTGACGACCAATCAACTGCCATCGGGCAGGTGGAGAATCTCTTGGCACAAACATCAGCGGTAAACGGCATCCTGACCTTCGCGGGTGAAACGTCCAAGACAGTTACGTTCTCCACCCCCATGGTCAACACGAACTACAGGGTGATCCTCAGTGTCGGGGATTTCGTGCCCTTCCGAATCCAATTCAAGAGCCTCACGCAGTTTGTGGTCGAGGCGGGCATCACCTTCACCGGCACAGTCGGCTTCGACGTGTTCGTATAGGAGACACCATGAGCCTACGCAACGATTTGATCCGACTCGCCCACGTTGACCCCGAGATCCGTGAGGCCGTCATGCCCATGCTCAGCAAGCAGGCTTTCGACACCGACCAGGAGCGGCTGCTCGACGCGATCGTTCTAGCTGCGGAGAACGAGGGCCGGTTCTACGACAAACGCGATGCCAAGGGGGCGGTGGACGCCGCGTGGAAAACCCATCGCAAGGCGACCATCGAAGATTTCGACCACGATTTCAACGCGATCAAAAAAGAGGCCATCAAACAGGTCCGTAAATCGTGGGGGCGTAAGCCCAAGAAGGCCACTCTCCATTCCAAGCTCGTCCGCCTTGCCCACGCGCAGCCCGAGCTACGCGACGTTCTGATGCCACTGCTCGTTGCGCCGACTCTCACGTTCGGCAAGGCTGCGGCGGAGCAACGGCCACGCCCCTACGCGGACGAGGATTCGGTGGTTGAGCGGTTGCACGCGGAGCTTTACAAGCTCGCAGAGCAACATCGCCTTGGTAACGGCCGAGCCCCGGATGGCACGGGAGCCCTGGAGTACCAGATCCGGTTCCTGCGAGCGTCTTCGCACCGTTCGCTTCCCTGGATCTACGACCACATTATCCACACGGCCAACTCTGCGATGGCGCAGTCCCCTGTGTTGGAGCCGGTCGCCAAAAAGGTGATCAAAGAAGCCGAAGCTCGGGCGAAGGAATGGGCCGAGCGCGACCTCGCCCGCCGAACAAAGCGGACGCACGCATAGAGGTAACAGATGGCGCAACCACCATACCAAGTAGACGCCCTAGAGATCGTTGGCGATAGCGGCCTCGGGTCGCGCCTGATCGAGTCGGGTGCGACGGATGGGACGTTGCGTTTCACCGATACCAAGGTCACCTCCCTTGCGCTGTACGAGCTTACCGGGCTCCAGCAAATTGGCGGCGTCATTGTTCTCGGCAAGAGCGGTTCGGGTCGAACCAAGGACGTGGAAGGTAACGAGATCGACACCTTCCAAAAGGCGTTCGATGCTGTCCCCACGTCGGCAAGCGCAACGAGCCCTTGGGTCGTGCTTGCGATGTCTGGCGTCTACACCGAGGACGTGTTGCTGGAGAAGGATGGCGTCGAGGTCTTGGGCTTCGGCAACGTCGTCCTGACCAACGCTACGCCGGGTGCCCATACGCTCACGATCGTGGAAGGCCCCTTCTCGGTCCCCAAGCGGGTTCGTTTCCGTGGGGTTCGCATCGAGAACACGAGCGCTACCGAGGCGTGTGTGCGTCTCACGTCGGCCCTGTTCGCTACAGGCACGGTGACGGTTGCCACGGTCCCGTTCGTCGGAGACACGTTCACCGTCTCGGCTACGACGCTCACGGCGGTTGCCAACGGGACGACCCCGGTGGTCGGCGAGTTTGAGCTTGGGACGGACACGGCCTCTACGGCTGTGAACCTGGCGGCTGCACTCAACGACCCGTTGAATGGCCTGACGACGACCATTCAGGCGTTCGTAGTGGGCAGCGTCGTGACGCTCAAGGCGTTCACGCCGGGGCTTGTGGGGAACGCGATTACCATAGCGACCTCTGTGCCCATCGTTCTCGTCCTGTCGGGAGCTTCCCTGGCGGGTGGGCTCGATTCGGCAGCGGGCTCGACCCTGGCCGATGATCGGATCGATTTCGACGGTTGCGACCTCGTGGCGTCTGGCGTGACCGGGTTCCAGATGATCGCTGAGTCGGTCAACAACATCTCCATCGTCGGTGGGAATTCAGCCGGGTCAAGTTCCGGCTCGGCCATTCGGGTCCGTGAGTGTGCGAGCTTTGAGGCCAAGGATGTCGAGAACCTGGAGATCCTTGACCTGCGGTACGACACCGTGGGCGGAGGGCCGATCCCGAGCGTTGCCACGTCGAGCTACGTGCTGGACGAGCTTTCGGCCGGCGGCACCCTGACCGGCGCTTTCGACGGTGGCGTGGGCAGCCTGACCATCACAGGGGGCACCTATGCGGGCACCTTGACCTGTACGACTACGGGCGGAGAGGCTCTTGTAACGACGGGAGGCGCGAGCTTTGGGGCTGTGACCCTGGCGGGCTCCGGCCCCGCGAGCCTCAACCACGTCGCCTGTCCTGGCGTGCTGACGGTTGGAGGCACGGTTGCTGCCGTGTCGAGGAATTCGGCATGGGGTAGCTTTTTGGGCGCCGGGACGCTCGACATCGACGTGTTTCAGATGTCCGTGCCGTTTGTGGCCGTCGCTTCGGTGCCTGTTGTGTTCCCGGTGGCACAGCCCGACACGGCCTATCACGTCTACCTCGATTCTGGCCTTGGGGCAGCCGCAGCTATCACCGATGTGCCGGGAACGTCAGCACGGACGACAGCCGGCTTCTCGCTTGATTTCGGTGCGGCCCAAACAACGACGGTGGGCGTCACCGTGCGGAGGATCTAATGAGCGGACAAGACGATTTCTGGAGCGACCTGAGCCTGAGCCCCTTCACGGGGCCAACCTCGATGGATCACCATCTGTCGGAGGATACGATCGGTGGCCCTAAGTTCTCCTCGCTGCAAGACCTGACCGACCGAGGACGGGATGCGAATGGGCTGGACCTTGGGGTTCCCGCTGGCACGCGCGTTGTGGCCGTCACGAACATCGGTTCGGTCCTGACACACCCCGATCTCCCCGAGCCTGACGTGGAGGGCACGGTCGTCACGGTGCGCACGGCTCAGGGCGACCTGACCAGTCTCAACGACGAGGTTTTCGTCAAGTGGGACGACGGTAAGCTCCGCGCCATCCACAGACATTTCCTGCGTCGTGCAAAGACGAGTCGCAAGCGCGCGTCGGCGTTTTGCGTTCGCGCCAGCGGCATCGGAGACATCAGCCAGTTTTTCACTCGTGCGAACGATGGGAAGGCGAACGACCTCGTTCACAAGAGCACGAAAGACCTGTGGAGCTTTGAGCAGAGCGACGACGGGATCGTGATTTCTCGTCTGTTCGATGACACCGGGGAACCCTTGAAAGGCTAGCCGTGAACATCGGCAATCCACTTAGCTGGTCCCTTGAGGGGATGAATGCCCGCAACTTGCGGCCGGGGGATCCTCGTATCTCGTGGATGTACTACGACGACGACAATTGGGAGTTTGAGGCGCACGCGGAACGAAACGAGCGCGAAGATCGTCGTCTGATCGGGTTCCACCTATTCGTGCGGCCAAAGGGTGCTGATCTTGACGAGCGGAAACGGATCAAATTCGATCTCCCCAACGAGCGCACTGTGGCGCGTACCGCTGAACAGTGGCTTCGCCAACACGGGCGCACTGCTAAGGCGCCCAAGGTACCAAAGCCAACCAAGAGGCTGACACCCAAGGCCCCTCCGAAAGCCAAGCCCGCCAAGGCGCCCAAGGCCCCGAAGCCCAAGAAGGCGCCTTCTCCCGTGCAAAAAGCTGTGCGCACGGTTCAAAAGGGCGTTCGGCAGTTTGAACGGGGGCGGTCTAAATCACCAGCGGCGAAGGGGATCCGCACCCTCACACAGCTTGGGGAGCGTGCGCACGGTTTGCTGATGCAGCACAAGGGAGACACGGATCTCTCTATAGGAAACCCCCGTACAGGAGCGCCAATGACGCAAATCGATCCATCTCGGCTCGCCGAACGCCATGAATGGCGGGAATTGGCGCGTGAAGCGGAGCCTTTGCTCTCCGAAGCCAAGGCGATTCTCAAGGCCGAGGGTCGAATCAAGGCCGCGAATCGGATCAAACTCGCTGGCGAGGTCATTTTCAAAAAGGATCGCGGAGGCGACAAGGACCAGTGGGCCTACGCCGACGTGGCCCCGTCCGAGCGCATGGTGCCCGGCGATTTCAATTTCTCGCCCAAGAACGCCAAGCCGCTCGCCAAAGTGCTTCGCGCGAGCCTGGCCGCGCTCGGGCATGTTCTGTCGGCGTACCACACCTTCGCCAAGATCAAGAGTGCGCGGGTAAGCCCTGACGGTAACCTCGGCGGCAAGGGCTACATCCAGAAAATCGCCGACATGCGGCGACAGTACATGAATGTCGTGGAAGCGTTGTCGGCTCTGACCGACACGATCTACGACGAGGTTCACGCCCCACATTGGGCTGCGGTTTCTCGCCAAGAGGACCCGCAGGACGCGGCTCAGGTGAAGGAGATGCTCGGCGACGCCGAGGAAATCCGTGAGGATCCCGAAGGGTGGGCCAAGGATCAGATCAAAGACGAATTCGGTGACGACCAAGGTGCAAAGAAAACTGCGTCCTTGGAAGCCGCCTATTGGGAAGGTGTCGTATGACCGCCAAGCTGCCGACCGACGAGAACACCCCGGACATGGGGTCCAGCTTTCTTCTGGACACCTTCGATTTCGCCGATGAAATGAACGAGGGCGTTCTCGACGGAGCCGCGCAGCCGGAAGCCTACGGGCTCTCGGGACTCCCTGACGGTGTGGTGACGAGCGAGGGACACGAGGACCTTGACGTTCCCGATTTCTTGCAAGACACCGAGGAAGGAATGGACCTCGGAGAGCTTGGGATGCTTGCCAGTGTTTCTGGGCTCCCCCAAGACGAGGACTCTGAGGATCGAGCCCATCAGGACAATGTATCCAACGTGGTCGATTTCTCCTGGCTGGAGGACACCCATCAGGATCCCGGCCGTCTCCCCAACCTCAACACGACAACCGTGATCCCCGAGCTTGTTGAGGCATGGGGCACGCGCACCGATGGGATTGAGCGTGTTCCGATGCAGGAGCACTCGGCAAGCGTCGAGCCCAAAAAGGCTTCCAACGCGGACCTCCGCCGGGTGCTGGCTCGTGCGATGCGTCGTTCGGCCTATGGCGACAACATGGACGAGATCAAGGTGGAGATCGTCCGTGACCTCGGCCACGAGGCGAAGCGTGTTGCCAAGGCAGTGAAGGCCATGGAGGCTGAGCACGGCCTGGTCGGCAACGTCTACATCCGTGCGACTGCGTTCCCTGGTATCGACCAGGCCAAGTGGGCCAAGCACGTCAAGGCCAAGTGCCCAAATGCCCGTTACCTGATTGCGTGTGGCTCGTGCGATGCGTGCAAGGGCGGGTGCCCCAAGGACTGTGCCTGCAATCGTTCGCTCGGCCTCAAGGCGGTCGCCAGCGTTCCGTGGGACAAGGCTTACGACCACTACGCCCCGCAGTTGGAGATCACGGGTCGGCTCGATCGCATGGCGACCGTGATGGACAAGCGCCTGTCACTCCGCCAAGCGTTCCTGTCTCCAACCCGAGATACCAGCGCGAAGATCTACGACGAGCGGCCGATCCACAAGACCCCGGTTGAGCGCGTCACGATGGCCGAGGCCAAGGCCGAGTTCGCTGCTGCGCAACCGGAGGCCCGAGAGGTCGTTCGCCAAGCTGAGCGAGCCCACGCGGCCAAGGTCAAGAAGGTCCAAGCCAAGCTCGGCCAGTGGGTCAAGGCCAGTCTGCTTTCGGCGGACGAGGCCAAGAAGCTGCTCACCGCTTCCGCGAAGCAGCCCGAGGCGGTTCTGAAAGCTGCGAGCCGTGTCATCACTGCCCGTAAGAAGCAGGCGTCTTACCAAGGCGACGGCAAGCACTACGACCCCCGCGTGTCGGCGAAGGCCGCCTTCGCTGAGCTTCGGGAGGCCGCACAAGCGCCCGAGGATCCGGCCTTCCCCAAGCTGGCTGGCGAAACGCTCCACGAGGCCCAAAAGATGATCCGGTACGCCCGTCAGGCGATGTCGGAAGGCTTCATGGGCAAGGATCTGAAAGACCTGCTCGCGGGTCGGTTCAGCAAGAAGCTCCGCAAGGCTGCCAAGGAGCAGCTTGTCCAGATCCGCAAGCAACACGAGGGCCTGTCGGGTGTCGCGTATGTGGACACGGCGGCCTACGCCTCCAAGACGGGAGCGACGGGTTGTGAGCAGGGCGCGGCGAAGCACCGCGCCAACGCCATCCCAACCGCCCTGGAGATGGATCGGTGTGCCTCGTGCGTGTACCGCAACCAGGACAACCGCTGCCAAAAGTACAACAAGCCGCTCGTCGCTTCCGCTCCCGTGAAGGACGAGAAAAAGTACCAAGCGGAGCAGATTCGTTTGGCGGACGCGCCCGACCAAGAGGTCACGGCGTCGATGTTCAGCCCGAGTGAATTCGATCTGACCAACAACAACTTGGAGGATTTCTCCATCCAAGATGCGCCTGCGCTGGACGACCTCGCCGAGTACACGTTCGGGGGCACGATCATGCACGACGAGGGGTAAACCGTGTCTCTACGCAAGAAACTGATTCGACTCGCTCACCAGAAACCTGAGCTTCGCCCTCACTTGCTGCCGCTGCTCAAGACGGCGATGTACGGCAAGGCGTGGATCACGAATTTCAACCGGGCCACGAACATGCTGTGGGTCGGCGTGCAGGGCTACGACGGCATGGTTCGGATGTCGATCAGTGGATCGGGCATGGTCACGTCGCATGGGCGCCATCCCTCACAGGTGTCTCACAAAGCGCACCAGATCGTTTCCAAGTTTCGGAATGAAGGATTCCCTCGCATTCCACCGCACGGCCACTGGCCGCCCGAGGTGAAGCCGGACAAATGACCAAGCAGGCATATTGGGAAGGGGTAGACCCCCTTCCCGGCGGCAACATGGACGAGGGCGACATCCACACTTGTCGGTCCCTGCTTGTCGATGTGCTCGCGTGCCTACGTGCTCAGTCGTGGAACTACCAGACGGCTCACTGGCAGACGGCCGGTGTGCCTGCCTACGGCAACCACCTGCTCTTTGAGCGCCTCTACAAATCGGTTCAAGACGAGATCGATACGCTTGCGGAGAAGCTCGTTGGCTACTTTGGCCTCCATGCTGTTGACCCATGCGACGTGATGGACAGGGCTCACAAGCTCGTCAAGCAGTGGAAGGCGTATTCGACCTGCCATGTCGAGCGTGGGCTCCACGCCGAGGAACATTTCCAATCGGGCGTGTCCAATGCGTACCACCAGATCAAGCAGAAGGGGCGCATGACCCTCGGGCTTGACGATTTTCTGATGGCGGCTGCGAACAACCACGAGTCGCACACGTACCTGCTCCAGCAGCTTCTCGTGGACATAAACAAGCTCAACGACGCCTACAAGGAGATGGGCGAGGCTCCGTACAAGGACATGACTCCGCCGTACAAGACGGCCACGCTGGAGGACGGCGTGGACTGGAGTGCGTGGAAGGGCCTCGATGGCAAGTGGAACATCGAGGGCGATGTGACCGCCGCTGAGTTGGAGCGCGTTGAGGGATTGATCAAGGCCGACCTTTCCGAAAAGTGCGGCACGCCGCACGGCGGGTGGGGTGGTGAGATGTCCTCGATGGAAAAATCGTGGGGAGGCTTCTCGTCCTTTCGTCCGGTGCGCCGTGGAGAGCGCGAGGATCAGATCCCTGGCGGTCTTGGCGACAAGGCCAAGACGGACGATTTTGATATTGAGCAAGTGCTGAAAGGAGTCGATGTCGAGCTTGAGCACACGACCGACCCTGACATCGCCCTGGAGATCGCACTTGATCATCTCACCGAGCACGACGACTACTACACGCGACTGGAGAAGGTAGAGAAGCACGCGGCCATTGGTGACCGTGCTGCACCCTCTGTCGAATACTTGTTCCGCGACGATCCCAAGCGCTACGAGTTGACGGAATTCGTCAAATCGAAAGCCGTGACCAACCTCGACAATGACCCGGCGACACCGCCAACGCCCGTAGAGATCAAGGACGAGCCCGGAGGTAAGGCTCTCTCTACTTTGCATCGGTACGTGGTCGATACCGAGGAACCCGCTGCTAAGGATGCAGAGGGCATCGAGGAACACCCACCCCTGTCCGATTTCAAGGACTGGACGACCGTGAGAGAGAAATAAATGTCCGTTGAAAAGCTATTTCCAAGCATCCATGCTCGCGGTGGCGCACAGCCCCCTTTCACGATCCTCGTCGCCAACCTGACCTCGCCGGGCGACCCGAGTGTGGGTCGCAACCCCGTGCGGGCTCGTAACGGGTTCCGGCAGCAGAACACAACCCCTGTGGGCCATGCTCCGCATGGCACGGTGGTTGGAGCGCGTACCGGGACACTGCTCGGCGGCGCCTTCACTCGTAGCGGGGGCACTGTCACGATCGCCAGCGACGATTTCACTGTCCCGGCCGAGGTACTGGTCGGCCCGTTCGTACTCGTGACTGACGAGGATTTCGATGCGGATGGCCTTGGGGTCAACGTCGTGGCAACCAATCTTGCGGCGGCCATTGATGCCCTGCCTGGCTACAATGCCGTCGCGGCTCTCGCTGTCGTCACGGTGACGGGGCCGCTTGGCGCCAAGATCGATCCGATCGCACAGCGTTGGCAGTTCCGCACGTTTGGTGCGGTTGCCAACTTTACCACCATCACGCCTGACGGCGGGTTCCTGACGGGAGGGCTGCCCGAGCCGAGGGCGATGGAGATTCTGTGAATGCTTCCGCCGTGGGTTCGACCTCCCGATGCTTCTTGGACGGAGAAGCAGGTAGCCAAGGCGATCCTTCGGCATCTCAGTCCCGATCTGCTGCACAAGGATTGGGGGCCAGGCGGCAAGCACTACAAGCCAGGGCGGCACGAGCATTTCGGGTACTGCAACGTCGCCAGTCAAGCCTTCTACTGGCTGATGGGTGCCCGCGAGGCGGGCTACAAGGCCATGCGGGTGAAGCACGAGGGAGGCACCCATTGGTGGATCCAGTCTCCCAAAGGCAAGGTCTGGGATCTGACCAAAGAGCAATTCACGACCCCTGTGCCTTACGCCCAAGGGCGTGCGGCGGGGTTCCCCGGCCGAGGGTATTTCCCGACCCTCGCTGCCAAGAAACTGATTGAGAAGGCTCGGGCCGACCTGGAGAGACGAGGCAAAAAAGCTATGAAAGACCTACGCAAGAACCTGATCCGCCTCGCGCATTCCAAGCCCGAGCTTCGCGCTGATCTGCTTCCGTTGATCACGGCTGCCGACCCGACCAAATCAAAGATGGTGCGCTGATGGAAACGAAGAAACTAGAACGCGACGAGCTACTGCGCCTGATCCCGAATGGGGCTAAGCGTGTTGCGGTCGTGGATGAATTGGGCAAGGAAAAGTGGCGCAAGGTTGACGAGGTTTTGGACACGGACCTGATCCAATTCAAGGCCGGGAAGCCTCGCACGATGAAGCGCGACCCTGGTCGCAAGAAGGATCCGACCGCCGCACCGGCCGTGAGCGAGCACGTCGAGGGGTTGATCAAGGCCAAGTACAAGGCGTTGGACGAGGACCCGCTCACGACGGTCATCGGACGTGACCCCGAGTCGATCGACGTGCTTCACGAGGTCATGCGGGGCATCGCGCAAGAGTCTGCATCGCTGGAGTTTGAGCGCAAAGAGGCCGAGCGGAAGGGCGAGGACACGCGCCAGGTTTCCGTGAGCCGTCTGCAAGCCCTCAAGGCCGTGGGCGACACCTGGATCAAGCGCGCCGAACAGCTACAGGCCAAGGGCGTGAACCTGAGCAGTCCTGAATTCAAGTTGCTGTTCGGATTCATCGTCCGCACGTTCCGTGAGGTCATGGTCGATGCCGGCCTTCGACGTGAGAACATTGACCGGATCTTCTCCCTGCTTTCGCAACGCCTGGAGGACGAAACGTGGGAGGACGAGGCCCGTGCTGCGATGCGCGGCCAAGCCCGACCTGATGGGGTAGTGGAGCACTAAGATGGGCCTTGGGCTTGGGAACATTGTCCTCGATGAAGGGCGCGATGCTGACAGCACCGCCGAAATCGCGGACATTATCACCTTCATCGAATCGGATTGGGGACTCGGCCAAACGCTGTTCCCGGTTCAGAAGGTGATCCTCAAGGCCCACTACGGCATCCCTTTGGACGACGTGCCCGAGGGTATGGACGAGGGGCAGCTTGAGCTACTGGAGCACCACAAGTTGCTCAAGCTCGCGCAGGTCGAGAACCCTCTCATTGACCCTACGGCCAACGAGAAATACCTGATCCGCTACATCCTGCGGAAACACATCCACGTCACGGATTTCCGCAAGCATCCCATCCCTGACGTGGCCGAGTGGATGTCCGAAGCCGAGTACCTTCGCCATCTGTACGCGGAAGGTCGGTCGAACATCGCCGAGGTAATCGAGGGGCAGGAGCGCCGGGAGATGATCCTGAGCGTTGGCCGTCGCTCGGGTAAGACGACCATCTCAGCCTGCATCGCTGCCTACGAGACATACAAGCTGCTCTCCAAGGGCAACCCACAGCAGTTCTATGGTCTGCCGGATGGCAACACGATCCAGTTGATCTCGGTCGCTACGGACAAGGACCAGGCGGGTCTGCTCTACCGCGACGTTGCCAAGTATTTCGCGCAGTGTGAATTCTTCCGCACCTATCAAGCCAACGCCACGCAGTCCTTTGCTCGTTTCCAGACGCCCTCGGACATCGAGCGTCACGGCCGGTACGCGGACAATCCTAACGCTTCGGCCGCCTCGATCAACGTCACCTTCCGGTCTTGTATCGCTAAGGGACTCCGTGGTGCTGGTAACATCGTGATCATTCTTGACGAGGTTGCCCACTTTACGGACGGCGGGCAGTCCTCGGCCGACGAGGTGTACCAAGCGGTCAAGCCCTCGCTGGCTGCCTTCACTGAAAAGAACCCCTACAACAAGGCCGAGCCCATCGGACCCGTCGAAGGACGGATGATCCTGATCTCGTCGCCGCTTGGCCGTCAGGGCAAATTCTACGAGCAGTTCCAGATCGCCATGAGAGGCGGCAAGGCGTCGCAGACGATGCTCGCCATCGAGGCACCAACGTGGGAGGTCAACCCGACCATCCCGGCTGAGTTCTTTGAGTCGGAGTACGTGAAGGACACCAACATGTTCTTTACGGAGTACGGCGGCAAGTTCTCCGACCGTACTCTCGGCTGGATCGAGGACGCCCGCGACCTGCTCAACTGCGTGGACCCCAACCTCAAGCCTCGGACCCGTGGCCTTCCCCGTGCGCCCTATTTCATCGGGCTCGACGTTGGCCTCGTGAACGACGGCACGGCGGTTGCCATCGGCCACATTGAGCAGGAGAAGATCGTTCTCGACTACATCGATCAGATCAAGGCGGGCGAGGGCGAGTACGCCAACTACGAGCGCCTGGAATTTGAGGACGTGTCAAAATGGATCCACGACCTCTCGCGGAAATTCCTGATCGATGAAGGCATGTTCGACCAGTGGGCGGGTATTCCGTTGGAGCAGGCGTTGCTCAAGAAGGGCCTGAAACAGATCAAGGCCACGCACTTTACTCAGGTGCTCAACAGCCAGGTCTTTCGGAATTTCAAGGACATGCTGTTCGACAGCCGCCTCGTTCTGTACGACTACACGGACGAGCAACGCGAGAAGCTGCGTGACAAAGAGGGCAAGGCACCGGACCACATGCCCTACTTGACCGAGCTATTGACGCTCCAGGCTGACTACCGGAGCAAGTACGTCGTGAACGTGTCCGCGCCGAACATCGCCGGGGCACACGACGACCTTTCCGACGCGCTTGTACGCATGGTTTGGCTCGCCAGCCAAAAGCTCTCCAACCGGGCGTACATCGCTGGACGGGGCCGACAGACCGGGCCGAACCGGCATCGGATCTCGGCGGGCAAGCAGCGGAAACAGATCCTCGCCTCCAAGAAGGGGGGCAGCATGGAGCAGCGGCAGCTACGTCGTGTAGGCCGGCAAGGTTTCATGCCTGTTCGTGGTGGAAGGCTCAAGGGGTGAGATGTCGAAAAGCATCCAACCCGATGATCCAGTCCGGGCGGACTACCGAATGATCAAGACCTTGCTGGACGGCAAGAAGGTCCAGCATCTCCCCCACGAGTACGACCATGTTCTCAAGGTCTTTGGTCGGATGGGTGGTTCGTGGGAGGCAGTGTTTCGGGGGTCCGTTGCCCAGACCGCTCTCCTGAAACGAATCCTCAAGGTAGGGATCAAGAAGGGCTACATCTCCAAGGCTCCCAAGTGGGGGTAGAGTGCAGGGCCGATGCCGAAAGGACCGCAGACCGAGGAACGTGCTGAGCGTCAGGCGAGGGACCAGGAGATCCGTCTTGCCGCGCAGGCACGGGAAAACATCGAGATGCACAAAGCGGCTGACGCGCATCTCGACGTGGCTGCGGCGGCGCTACGCAACGCCCTAAGATCGCTCCAGAACGTCCGTGTGGCGCGTCGTACTGCGGAAGGCCAGGTGCTCAAACGCAAGCTCAGGGCCGTTGAGCAGGCTGCTGCGGCTCTCAAGCCCATCGGAAGGGATGCTGGCCGGGTTCGGGCGACCGGGCCGGACTATTCCGACCCCGATTTGTCTATGGGAGGGCCAGGGGTGAATGGCTAAGAAACGCCAAAAGCGGCGTCGAAAGACCGCTCCACGGCGCTATATCGCCGGATCGGGGGACATCCCCAAGAACGAGGACGCCCAAACGGTTGCCAGCGTGCCGGACAAGCATAAGCGGCCTCAGTTGTCGGTTGGCAAGCCGCAGCCGATCGTCCTTGGGTCGATGCGATCCAAGGTGGCGAATATCGGCGCAGGCGGATCGGGTTTCGGGGGCGGTGGGATCGGAGGACCCGGATCGGGTAACACGGGTGCTTTCGGATCCGGGCTTGGTTCGGTTGGCGGCTCGGCGATCGGAAGCGGCGGGAATTTCTACTCGCCCGAGCTTTCGACCGATTTCCTTGAGCTACCGCAGAGCCTAGACGAGCAGCGTAACTACTTTCGGTTTTTCTACCGCGCTGACCCGTTCGTCGGGCAGGCGATGGACATTCACCGCGAGCTTCCGCTGTCGAAGATCCGGCTTGGTCGCCCCGAGGCCAAGGACAAGGATCTTGCTCAGCAGTCGCTCGATTTCTGCAAGCGGTGGACGAAGATCGTTGGGCTGCTCCAACGGCTGTCGGAAGGGCTGCACGAGTACAACGTCATTGGCGAAACGCACTGGTTCATCGAGGACGACAACCCCGATATGCCGGAGGACGTTCGATACGAGATCAAGAACATTCTCCACGAGGATGGCAACTTGGAGGAGACCAAGGAGCTTTGGCCGGACGCGGACGAGCGCGCCTCCGCGTGGATGAAAAAGAACTACAAGGGGTGGACGCAGGTTCGCATCCTTCCGCCTGAGCAGATTCACATGGACTCGTTCCCGATGTCGGACGAGATCCTGGTATCGCTCATTCCCGACTCCAAGACTAAGAGTGTGATCGAGCAGGCCGACCAGGGTGACCAGCGTGCGGTCAAGGTCATGGAGTCGATGCCGCCTGACATCGTGATGGCGGTGCGGCACGGCGAGAACGTCCCGCTCAATACGGACCCAGACGCAGGGTCGTTCTACTACTACATGGCGAACAAGGTGAGCCAGTACGAGCCGCGAGGGCACTCTCGGCTTGAACGGTGTATCCGTACCCTCGTCTACAAGGACAAGCTGCGCCAGGCGCAGACCTCCATCTCGTCGCGGCACATGACGCCTATCCGGCTCGTGTACGCCGAGAACATGAACGAAGCGGACACCGAGGCGCTGCGTGATCAGATCGACCTCGCGCTCCAAGACCCCGACTACTCGATCGTCACCAACTTTCAGGTGACGTGGGAGGAAATGACGCCGCAAGGGCGTCTGCTGGAGCTTTCGTCCGAGTACGACCTGATCAACCGGGAGCTTTATGCGGGTCTTGGAGTGACAGAGAGCCTGCTCTCAGGTGAGTCGAGCTACAGCGGCGATCGGATCAACCTGGAGGTGATCAACGTCCGCTACATGCTCGTCCGTGAGTTCCTACAGGATTTCGTGGAGAAGAACCTGTTTGAGCCGATGTGTCGGCGCATGGGGTTCATCGAGACGGACGATTGGGGCAACGATGTCGTCGTTTGCCCGAAGCTCTCGTTCACGAGGCTGGCCCTCCGCGACAACCAGGACGTGTACGACGCCCTGTTCAACCTCTACCAGAAGGGCTCGTTGCCGATTAGCGTGATCTACGACCTGCTCAACGTGGATGGGGAGGGTGCGACCGAGGAATTGCAACGCGATTTCGCCACGTTCAAGGACCCCACCTACAACGAGGTACTGCGTGGCCTGTACTCGCAGGCGGGGACCAAGCTCGGCGACCAGTCGAATTTCGTGGAGAAGCAGGCCGAATACCTCGGACTGGACTACAAAGAGGAAGCCGAGGGGATGCAGCGGTTCGGATCGCAACAGGCGCCCTCGCAGCCCCAAGGTCAGCCCGCCGGGATGGACGTGTTGGCTTCTCTCGTGGCTGAGCGGATCGCCGGCCAGGTCGCCGATTTGGTCGCCGACAAGATCGTGGAAAAGCTACAAAAGCGGTCTCCTGAGAGCACCGAGTAGTCCCTTCGTAATCCGCTATTCGGGCTATGGGCGTGCCTCTAGCGAAGGCTATGGCCCACAAGCCCACAAAGGCGCGGACAGCGTACACCGTCGAACCCACTGAGGGTGGCGTTGTGATCTGGCCCGAGAATCGGATCGAGCAGGCGTTTATCGACACGTTTGCCGCTCGGGTTGCGGGTCAGAGGCTTGGCGTGGCGAAGGGTCACAATATCGACCTGTCCGAAGATCCAATTCACCCGGACGAGGACGACGAGGACGAGTGGAAGGTGGACGAGGAACCGATGTCCATGGGGCATTCGGAGCTTCCCGGCGCCGAGGGCCGGACGGCGCGGGACTGGACCGCGCCAGGCAGAATCCTCGGCTTTAAGATCCGGTACGACGCCGAAAATGTAATGAGCCACCATCCCATCGTGATGGCCTTCGACGGGGAGACGGAGATTGGTTTCGTTGAGTTGGTCATGCTCGATGACCCTCCCTCTCATTGCGAGGACGAGTGGACTGAGGTTAGGGACGAGTTGGAACGACGGGGTGCCCTTGGTGTCTACACCTACGCGGTAGTGGAGTCCTGGCTGGCGGACGAGTATCACCACAACCGTATCGGGGTGGGGATGTACGAGGCGGCGATGGCTGCTCTGTCAGACCCCCAGGAGCCAGTCATCCTGGTTGCGAGTCGGTGCAGAGGCGGCCCTACGAGCCATCAAGCGAGTCGTGTGTGGGAGTCCATGGCGCGTCGCTACGTGTCCTCGGGACAGGTTGTTTCGTCCGTTCCCAAGGCCAAAGCTCGGGTGGCGAATGTGGCTCGCCGCTTCATGGCGAAGGCGACGGGCACCCGTGCCGGCGACGGCTCCAGCGTGGGGTTGTTCATCCGCCTGCCGAAGCACCTGGCGACGCAATTCCCTGGCCTCGGAGAGAACGACTCGTCTCCAAGCCACGTCACGTTTCTCTACATCGGGGATTTCAAGGACAAGGACGAGCAGGCCCGGTTGGTCGTCACTCTGCGCGACATCCTTCGACGCTGGTGGCCCAAGTGTAAGGCAAGCCTCGGTGACCTGGAGTATTTCGACCACCCCGACAAGAACCGCCGCGTCCCGCATGTGTCCGTCGATTTCGACAAGGATCTGTCGGGGTTCAAGCAGCGGGTCATGCAGGAGCTTCGGGACGAGGGCTTTGAGGTCGGTGACAAGTTCCCCGAGTTCAAGCCACACGTCACGCTCGCGTACATGCCAGGCATGGACGGGGAGTGGGACAAGCCCGTGCCAGAAGGCTCGTGGGATGTCACTGAGATGGAGATATGGGGGATGCCCCGCGTACACACGATTCCAATTGGCAAAGCGTCGAGTCAACGAGTGGCTTCTTTGTGGCTTGAGGGGAGCACCCACGCGAAATCGGTTGCTTTGATGCGGTTCCTGTCCCGATTGGCTCAGCGTCTCGGGGTTGCCCGTCACACCTACGTCGTTGGCGGGGCCATTCGGAATTTCCTGATCGAGCAACCGATCAAGGACATCGACGTAGTGATCGACTCGGTTGCTGCGGGCAAGGATTCCGAGTGGTTTGCCGAGCAGGTTGCGCGTGCCATTCCGGCGCCAACAAACCTGACGACGAACCAGTACGGCGTTGCCATCCTGACCGTGAAGGGGGATTGGGATCTGGACGGCGAAAGCCTCAAGGGCGAGGTGATCGAAATCGCCAACGCTCGCAAGGAGAGCTACGGCGGTGCGGAGGGTAAGGGCTACAAACCACACATGGTTGAGCCGACAACCATTGACGAGGATGTCTACCGGCGCGAATTCACGTTCAACTGCATGGGAGGGGATACTCTGATTCCCACCAAGCGGGGTATCCTTCGCATTGATGAGATCGCGTCTCGTGAGAACGGGGACCGGCAAGATATTCATTTGACAGTGGCGGGACAGGACGGTCCTTCGGAGGCTGTGGGATGGCAGTACAGCGGGTACGCGCCGACTCTGCGGGTGACCTCCGAGTGGGGACACACCTTCACCTGCACCCACCACCACCCCGTTCTGGTTCTGCGGGGGCATGACCATGAGTGGGTTCAGGCAGATCAGCTTGCAGAGGGCGACCTGCTTTGCGTGCCCGTGCGGCAGGTGTCGAGGCGAGACCCTCTCGCTTTGGATTTGCCTGACCCGGTGCAGCCCAAGAGGGGCAGGCTCAAGGGTGCTCGGAAGCCTGAGATAATGACGCCGGAGTTGGCGTTTTTGATCGGGTGTGTGGTGGCAGAGGGTTCCAACACCCACAAGCGGGTGTCTTTCAGTAACTCCGACCCCAATCTCATTTCCCGCTACGCCGAGTGCTTCCACGCCACTTTTGGATTTCTCCCCTCCCGTAATAAGGTGGTGAGCAAAGGCTCTGTCCGTGTCCTACGGGGGGTGGAATTTGTCGCCAACCATGACGGCTACGACATTTACGCCGACAGTAAAGCAGTGGTGGGCTGGTTGGAAGACCTCGGCTTGTACTGCGGAGGCTCCAAGGACGGGAAATCCGCTTCCCATCACAAGGTTGTTCCGTGGTCGATCCTACAAGCGGACGCGCGTAGCCAGTGGGCGTTTCTTGCGGCTTATCTTGAAGGGGACGGATCTATCCGGCCGGATACCGGGCGCATCACATACTGTTCGGCCTCCCCGAAAGTGCGTCAACAGTTGCAGGTGCTCCTGGGAGCGCACGGCATCTTGAGCAAGGTGAAGGATAGGTTTGTCTACCTTAGCGCCGTGGATTCGGCTCTCTTGTGGGAGAAGGTTCGCCCGTGGATGGTTACCAAGGGGTTCGACTACACGCGAGACAGCAAGTCCCGTAACCGTTACGGAATTCCCGCAGATCACATCCGGGGGTTTCTTGCGGGCCGTAAACAAGCTCGTTCCGTGTACGCCACGGACGAGGGCGGGCTCCGGTCCCTTCCAGACGCTCACGAGCCTGTCCGTAAGGTTCAGCGGCTTCTACACGACGCCTACGCTCGGGGAGATTTCGACGGGCTCCTGTCGAGTCTCAAGATCATTAGCGGAGACGAACACGCCAAGCTACAGCGGTTGTTTGACCTGGGCTACCAGTATGTCGAGGTTGCGTCAGTTGAAGATGCTGGAGATCAGGACGTATTCGACATTTCGATGGGTGAGGGGGTAGAGCCCGCTTTTGTGGCGAACGGTGTGGTGGTTCACAACACGCTCATGTGGCGGTTGCTGGACCTGACCCACGGACCCGAGAAGGCCGAGGTAATCGACCTGACCGGCTGTGGTCGCCGGGATCTGGAGCAGGGCGTTCTCAAATGCCCGCGTGACCCCGACATCGTGTTCGCGGACGACGCGACTCGTATCCTTCGGGCGATCAAATTCACCGGCAAGTACGGATTCAAGATCCCGCCTGACCTGGCCGCCGCGATCAAGCGCAACGCTCCGAAGATGAAGCAGATGCCCTACGAGGCGTTGAAAGACATCCTCGTGGATAACATCTTGCCCGAGCCGACCGCTCGCAAATCGCTCCAGCAGATGAAGGATCTCGGCATCCTCGATGTGCTGCACGACATGATTCAGGAGCAGAAGCCGTTTGCTTCGGCCATCGCCAAGGTGCTCGGTCGGGAGCGTCGGGTTCAGGTTCTACTCGACTGGCTGCATCTTGGCCTGCCCGCCAAGACCCCGCTGCATTTCCTTGGGGCGCATGAGCGAGTCCGAGTCCGCGAGATCACGGTTCCGATGGACGAGGACAAGGCGACTGATTGGATGCACCGGCTGATCAAGCCTCCGGTCAACAATAACGAGGTCATCGAAGCTCACTCGCTCGTTGGGCGGGACCGCGCGATGATCATGCCGCTTGCTCGCAAGCTGATTCTCGTAGACCCCGACCTCGCCTACGACGGCCGCGCCCTGACGCGCGAGGTGATTGAAAGGTGGGTGCGGTGAAGCCATCGGCAAACCGCGTCGCGTCGCTCCACCGCGCTGGCTATTTCAGCGTCGGCGACCTGATCTTGTTTGGAAAGTACAAGAACAAGAAGGGCAAGATCGTCGGGTTTGGCCGCACGGAAAAGAACGTGCCTACGGTCATTGTCGAACCCATCCCCAAGGGCCGCAAAAAGAACAAGGAGATCGGCCTGTTCAAGATCTGGCATGGCGTGCCTGAGAAGCGTGCGATGACGATGGAGGCTCGTGTAGCTCACCGCTATGCTTTTGAGCACCCAAGCGAGAAGGCTCGCCAGCAGTACCTCAAAGATCACCCCGGAGCCGATCCTAAGAAGCACCATGTCAAGGGGCCGTCGAAGCCGAGCAAGGTCAAGAGTCTCGTAGATCGGGCGCTCGCCAAGGTGAAGGGCGCGAAGGACCACATGGTCGCTGCGGTTCGTGCGGCCCCGGCCGAGGTTCACTCGTTCCTGTTCGACAAGGCCCATCGGAACAAGCGGACCAAGGAGCTTGCCGCGAAGCTCAAGGAGAACGCACCCAAGGCTAAGAAGGCTCTGTTCAGCGCCCTCAAGCGCGAGCTTTCGTCGTTCCCGAAAGCGGGGGCCATCCTCAAGCGGGTCGCAACGGGAGGCAAGCTCCAAAAGGGCGATGTCAAGACCCTCTATGGTGTCGGCGTCTACATCGCGGGCACTGTTCTTGGCGCGATGTCGGGAGGGGCTGCGGGCGCGGCTTTGTTTGGGGCCTCCAAGGCGCTCCTGCACAGCCTCAGTTTGCACGCTTCGATCAAGGCAGTCAGCCATCTCGCCGACGAGGGGTTCCTTGGCTACGAGGCGGTGGAGAGTGGCGCGATGGCGACGGGCCTGGCCGATGCGTTGCCGGTGAACACGAGTGACCTGCCTGGCTTGGGCAAGGTGTTTGACGTGCTCAAAGAGGTGGTCACAGCAGCCGACGAGAAGGACGACGAATACCTGCGCAAGTTTGTTGAGGCCATGTACGACGACATTGTGAAGCAACTGGAGCAGGGCATCAGCGACGCTGACATTCGGGACGTTCTCGTTCACGGGGTTCAGCCAAAGGGGGCCGCATGAGCGCAGCACGCATCGCCGCCCTTCACATGGCGAAGGCCAGGTACAAGGACAAAAAGGTCGTCAAGGACTCGGACGGGAAGGATATGACCGTGTACGAGTACAGTGACCGCCAGGTTTCCAAGCGGAACAACGACAAGGCCGATCGTGTGCAGAAGCTCCGGTCCCTTCGATCCGATCTCGTGAAGCGGGTCAAGAAGGACTACAAGGCCAAGGATCTCAAGACGCGGCTCACGGCGTTGGCCGTGGGTTTGATCGACCATACCTACGAGCGTGTTGGCAACGACGAGAGTGCGGGCGAAGGCCACTTTGGCGTGACCGGCTGGCTCGTCAAGCATGTCTCGTTCTCGGGCGGCAAGGCGACGATCCGGTACGTCGGTAAGAGTGCAGTCAAGCAGACCAAGGTCGTGACTGATCCGGGGGCGGTCAAGCTGCTCAAAGAAGCGGTCAAGGGCAAGAGCCCCGGCGATCAGATCTTCACCTGCGACGACGCGGGCGAGAAGGTGTGCGTGACCTCGGCCGAGGTCAATGCCTACCTGCCGGAAGGGATCACGGCAAAGGATCTACGAGGGCTTCACGCGAACGAGGAAATGCTCGTCAAGCTCAAGGCGCAGCGTAAGGGTCCGCTCCCGAGTGACAAGAAAAAGCGCGAAAAGAAGCTCAAGGACGAATTCAAGCGGGCGCTGGAGGAAACGGCCAAGGTGGTCGGCCACGAGCCGAGCACGCTCCGTAGCCAGTACCTCGTCCCTGCGATGGAGGACGCCTACATGAAGGACGGCACGGTGATCGACAAGCTCAACGAAAAACGCTCGTCGCTGGAGGCCGCGTGGGATCACTTGGCGACCAAGACGGACGAGGAAAAGAAGGACGAGGACGCTGATAAGAACGTCCGCAAGGACCCGAAAAAGAAGCCTCCGCGCTACGACCTCCGTGACAACAAGATTCACGATCCTGATCTCAATGGGGATCCCGACATGAAGGACGAGGCCAAGGCCGACAAGGACCCTGATCTCTCCCTCAACTACAAGCGAGTTGCGCGACGGTTCTTTGCGCGCAAGACCTCACCTACGGAATCCGGCGCCAAGGCGCTGTGGGAGCGGCACAAGCAAAAGAGCCCCGGCACCAAGCTCAATTGGCAGGATTTCTTTGAGCGCAAGGACAAGGGCACCATCCAAGAGGTTCGGGACGCGATCAAGCCCAAGGACAAGCCCAAAGACGAGCCCGCGAAGCCCAAGAAGCCCAAGGCCCCGGAGGACGAGGGCGAGGCTAAGGAGAAGCCCGAGGACGAGGACAAGGCCAAGAAGAAGCCCGCCGAAGGCGAGGCGCCCACTGAGGATCCGCAGGCTGAGCAAGCCGCCAAGGAGAAGGAGCACAAGGAGCGTGTTCAGAGTGCCGTGACCGATTCGGCGCAGGCATACGACTCCGTGTTCGGCGGAGGCCGTGTCCAGGTTCCCCGCGAGGTAAGCCGATACCTTCCCCAAGCCCTCTCCAACATGACGCCGGAGCAGGTCGAGAGTTTCAACCAGGCCACGCAACAGCGCGCTCAGGCGATGCAGAACGAGGGTTTGCGTGGTGAAAATGTGGTCGAACGGGCTGAACGGACGCTGGATGACTACAGCGACGAGCAGATCGAGAACATCTCTGATCCAGCACGGCTGGCACAGGTAGTTGCTGATCTTACGTTCTCCGAGCACGTCCTGTCCCTCGACAAGAAGCGGCAAAAAGGCGTGAAGCGGGCGCTTAGCAAAGCGTTCGACCAGATCGAGAAGCAGTTGCAAAAGGAAACCAAGGACGGGCGGTACCGCCTGCCTTCGGAAATTCGACGCACGATCTCAGACCAGATGGGGAGCTTGGAGCCCGATCAGATCCAACAGTTCGTCCAGGGCGTGACGGAAAACCTGGCGGACAATGCGACCAAGTACGACGACAGCGATGAATCTGTCGAGCGCGCCCAAGGTGATCTTGAGGAATTCTCCGAGCTAATCGAGGGAGTTTCGGATCCGAATGTGATGGCGCAAGAGGTCGCTTCGCAGATTCGCGCGAAGCGGGTCGTAGAGAAGCACAAGCTCAAGCAAGGCGACCGCAAGCGGGCGATGCGGAAGGTGAACCAGGCGCTTGCACGCTCTATGGGCGTTCTCGTGTCTGAGCTTCCCCGTGACCTGAGAGGCAAGCTCGATGCGGCCATGGAGCACATGGACCCCTCGGATGTTCTGTCCGTGTCCGAGGCCGTGACCGACGAGGCAGGCAAGCTCATGGCTCGGTACGGGGAGAACCCCGAGGATCCGGGCCTGCTTGCAGAGGCCGTGCAGATGGCGTCCGTGGACAAGCTCAACACCACTGACCCTCGGACGCTCGCGCAACAGGCGGCTTTGCTGCTCATGGCTCACGGGAAGCTGGCGAGCCCGTTTGAGGTTGGCGGGACCGAGGTTAGCAACGTCCAAAAATCCCCCGAGGAATTGAAAGCTCGCGGGCAGGCTGCGTTCGACAAATTCGCTGCGCTACCGCAGGAGCTTCGGGACACCGCTGCCAAGGATCTGCATCGCCGGATCAAGGCCACGAAAAAGGACACCCCCGAGCACGCTGAGTTGAATCGGATCTTGGATGGCCTTGCTCTCGCGGCTTGGACTGATCCTGAGAACGAGAGAATTCCCTCGATCCCCGGCCGCGCCACGAGCGCAAGGTTTGTCGAGATCGCTAAGGCGATGCGGGCAGACGGCAAGATCCATGAATTGCTCGACGCGGCCACGGACCAAAATTCGTCGGCAGCGATCGGATCCATGCGTGACGCCATGGCGCGCATGAGCGACGACTCCCTGATCCGGGCCATGAAGGACAGCCAGCCGGAGCTTGCGAAAGCCCTGGAGGACTCCATGGCGGGTGGCATCGAGGCCCAATACCTCACGTCCGAAAAGACCGAAATCCTCCGTGACGTGATGCGGGACATCGCCGTGGACGAAATGGCCTTCATGGATGCCGTGATCGGGGATGCGATGGAGGCCGGAGGCAAGGACAAGAGCGTGATGAATTTCCTCGACCCCAACGAGCGCGGGAAATTCATCAAAAAACTCACCGAGAAGCGGTCAAAACACTCCAAGGGGTTTCTGGAGCTACTTAAAAACTTGGGAAGCAAGTTTCAGAGTCTCAGACCCACGAAAACGGCCGACCAAAACTCGGGTTGGGGAGTTTCAAATCTACGGTCGGAAGAATTCAAAATTAAGCTCCGCCAGGAAAACCTGCGTGGTGTCCTCAATTTCGTGCAGGCGGAATTTGGGGAACTGCCAAATTCGCCTGCGGTACTCGCAATTCAGCGGTTTTTGGAAACTGGAAATCCCGATTTCCTGAATTCGGAACCCGCAAAGGGCGAGTTTGGTCAAGAGGACGAGAATTCGGGGAAAAAATCGTCCTCCAAATTTCAATCTTCCCCCTATACCGGAGCACTACTAAGTGCAGGGCTCGACGCCTGCGCTGGACGCTCCGTTGCGCCGTCAAGGAGAACACCAATGTCAGAAGCTCTAAAGCAGGCGAAGCTGCTCACCTCTCATTTCGACAACGTGGCCGAGCTGGTTCAAAAGAACGCGGCCCTCTTTCAGATTCCCGAGAAGATCGCGTTCGACTTTGCGAAGCGCTGCGATCTGATTTCGGATCATCTGGAGAAGCACGCTGGTCAGTGGACGATGGACCCCAAGGGGAATTTCAACATCGGCCCCGCTCAGCCCTTCAATCCGGCTGAGATCGGCGAACAGGACGCGACGCCTCCCAAGACGGAGCCCGACGAGCCGTACATGAAAAAGAATTTCATCCAAGAGGAATTCGATGAACTGCGGGAGGTTCAGCAGACCGGCGGTTTCAGCAACGCGCGTGCAGCGGCTCAGGTCAACGCGACCTTCGCCAAGATGGCCGCCAAGGTTGCTGAGCTTGAGGCCAAGCTCGCTGCAAGCGAGATCCCGACCGCTGACACCGCCGAGTAGGTGCATGAAGCACGAGGCCGCCACTCGCTACCAGGAGCTTTCCACCGAGTATTCGGTGGGCGATGTCGTCCAATTGTTGGAAGGCTCGCTCAGCGATCGAGGGAGAGTGGTGCAAGTGTTTCCGGCGATCGGCATGGTGGACGTGGCCCTCGGCGGGACAACCACACGGTTTCCCGTCGAGGATCTGCTTCGCCTCAACCCCGAAGAAATGGCCGAGGTGCCCGCTGCTGTGGAGCACAACGAGGTTCCGGGGGGTGAAGGGACGGTTCCCGTTTCAGGCGGCTCGACACGCGGCACTCCCATCCCGAAGCACGGTTCCGTGCTGCGGGTTGCGGAGGCGTTCGTCAAGAAATCGATCTATTGGGCCAGCCGTGACCGGCAGTACCGCGCCACAAGGGGCGAGATCGAGTCAGGCGAGTATGGCTGCCCCAAGTGCAAGGCTGCCGCGCTTGCACAGACGATCTACAAGCGCCGTGAAGGCAAGAGCGCCAGCCTGATGTGCTGCCCTTCGTGCCTGTTCACGATCAAGCGTGAGGATTTCCTGCCAGCGGAGGGGGCTGCCTAGATGGCTTTCCTACGCTACGCGCGGGCCAAGGTCGTCAAGCCCCACTGCTCTGGACAGCGGTGGCGCAGGGTCCGTACTGCCTCGACGGCAGCGCCCTCGGCCAACCTGATCACTCAGGCCAACGAAATTCTCGGCTCGGAATTCGACCCGAGCAAGTATCTCCTGACCCACGCGACGATCGTGTGCTCGGTGGATACGTCAGAGGTTCCAGGGGTCAAGACCGGCTCTGTTATGGATCCCATGACGGGCAAGCGGGTCAACCGCAAGTGGGCCAACTACCGCGTTGCTCCCGAGTGCGACCAGTTCATCAACAACAACAACGACTGTTGGGACCGGGGCGTGCTGCTCAAGAGCTATCGCACGTTCGTCGGCGCCCACAACTTTGTTGAGCACGTTCAGATCGAGGAACAGTCCAAGGGCCGGATCATCGACGCGGTAGCCCGCGACATCGGCCCCTCGGTCTACACGGACATCCTGATTGCCACCAGCCGTGACCACACCCAACTGGTCAAGGACATCGAGGCAGGCAAGATGGCTACCCTCTCGATGGGTTGCTCGGTCACTGAGACGATCTGCACGAAATGCGGAAACGTCGCGGCCGATGAAACCGAGATGTGTAACCACATCAAATACGAGAAGGGGAACTACTTTTTCGATGACCGGGGCGGCAAGCACCGGATTGCCGAGCTTTGCGGCCATCCGAGCATCGACCCCAACGGAGGCGTGACTTTCATCGAGGCGTCGTGGGTCGCTACCCCGGCGTTTGGCGGTGCGGTCATGCGGAACATCCTCACGCCGAGCCAGGCCGTCGCCGACAAGGCAGCCAAGGTTCTCGCTTCGCCTCCGCCTGAGTGGCAGGACGGTGGAATCGACAAGGCTGCGCGCATCGTTCAGGTGCCCGCTGTCGTGGCCGAGGGTGAATTCGATTTCGGGGACGAGGGCGAAGGCGAAGGCGACGAGGGCGGTGGCGAAATGCCAGACGCTCCGGCGCAAGAGGCTCCCGCAGCCCCCGAAAAGAAGGACCAACTCCAACAGCTTGAGGACGAGATGTACTCGGAGATGGCTAAGCGAGTGAAGGATCGCATGAAGCGTGATCTCGCCGGTCCTGAACCCTCCCTGGGAGAGCCTTCACACTCAACTGGTGAGGACGTGATCAAGCAAGGGCGCAAGAAGCAAGCGTATGCCTCTTTCGTCAACAACTTGGTCCGTACCGCAGATTCCGATGCAGCCCTGATCGATGGGCTGGCTCGGGCTAATCAGCAAATGGGAATTCAAATCGTCCGCGACCTGTACGTGGCGTCTCTCAATGTAGGCGCCACGTCCGAGTACGCTTCTTTGGTCGAGTACGTTGGCGCTTGTCGCAAAGCGCTCGGCCGCAAACCAACTCACGGAGAGGCTACACAAATGGTGCGTCTTGGGAAGCTCCTCTCCAAGTGGAAACAGCAACCCAAGTAGCCCAAAAGGGAGAACACGATCATGGCACGTCAACGCCTTACTCAGCAAAGCAAGAACGCTTCTCCGCCCCCGCAGATGCCTGCGAACGATCGGACGGAGAAATCAGAACACCCCGCCGCGCAGCCCGATCCGGGCAAGGACGACTACAAGACCGGCGACCCCTCCACTTGGGCCGAGGACGTTCACCCTGGCCCCTACGACACGAGCCCCGCTCCGGCGACTCCAGGCTACGACGAGGCTGCGGATCATCCCGCCGCCAAGCCGGGCAAGCCCATGAAGGCGTCGGACGAGGAAGCGTATCGCAGGGCGACCGAGAAAAAGGCCGCCAAGTGCATCCGTATCGCTCAGGCTCTCATGCCCGAGGCTGCGGTGTCTGCGATCGAGGATCAAGCCCTCGATTTCATGGACCTCCCCGACAGCCAGATCCACAACACCCTCGATCGCCTTGGCCTTACGGCTGCTGACGACGAGGACGAGGATGACGACGAGGACGAGGGCAACGGCAAAGAAGCCAGCCACGCTCTCACCGCTCGCCTCGACAAGATGGAGAGGATGCTGACTCGGATCATGGAAGCCGGGAACCTCTTTGCCGAGAACGGCATGGACATGGATCCCATGGACGACATGATGGGCATGGACGAGGGCATGGACGAGGACGCCATGCTTGAGGAAATGCTGGCCGACGACCATGCCGGCCGCCCTCCGAATGACGCTCAGTACGGATACGGAGTTGTCGGCGAGGACGACGACCCCGAGGTCGAGGAAATGCTCGCCGAGATGATGGGCGGCCACTACGCTGGCGAGATGCCCGAGGGCCTCAAGAAGCATCTTGAGGAAAAGGAAAAGGGCAAGTCGGACGACGACTCGGACGACGACTCGGACGACGACAACGGCAAAGAAGCAAAGGCCGCTGACGACGACGAGAACGGCGACGAGGACGAGGGTGACGACGAGGAGGGCAAGGAAGCCTCGATCCAGATGCTCTCCGACGAGCAAGACCCGATGGGCCTGATGGACCAAACCCCGGCCGGCGACGACGACCTGAGCGTCCTGTACGAAAAGTTCGCGGGTGACGACGAGGACGACGAGGACGAGGACGAGGACGACGACGACGATGGAGACGAGGACGAGGACGAGGCCGAGGCCAGCAAGAAGGCCAAGACCAAGACCGCCTCGCTCCGTCCGCAGCCCAAGAAGCCCTCCAAGGGACCAAAGAAGCTCGGGCAGGTAAGCAAGACGGCATCTTCGGAGGTCGCTGAGCTTGCTTCCCTCTGGAAGACTGACCCGGACGTTTCGTCCGTGTTCAACGGGTAGTTCCTATCCGTTCCAGGCGCTCCCACTTTTTCACGAAAAGTGGGAGCGGTCCTCGGTAAAGAGCCAATAGATCCGACAGATAGATAGAAGGGGGGAGTGCGGTTGTCTCAAAGGTGTCCATGGTGGGCACGAACCGTCCCCCGGATCGATCACCAGCCCTTGTAAACAGGGAGTAGGAAAGGCCAAAGGAACAAGATGGCTCTACTTGGACAAGCGAGTGGTGGTTTCACGGAGTCGTCCTCGGCTCTCCGAATTCTGCACGTCGGAATTCGCAACACCATCGGGGTGTTGACTGAGGACAGCTTCACGCAGACCAACCCTCCCCTCACCACGGCGGCTGCCGACATCAGCACCCAGGTTGACACCTCGGTTCTCGGTGTACTCAGCGGTTCTGTCGCCTTCACCCGCAACGATGCGGGATCGAATTTCGTTGGCGGGCCTGCCGAGCCCGGCGGCGCTGCGGCTTCGCAGATTCGACCCCTCGGTTGCTTCATCAACACGGCAGTTGGCAACGCCTTTGAAAACCAGCCTGGCCCCGCAAGTGGCAAGGGTCCGTATGTCTCAGGACAGGGAACCTACGGCAACGGTCTCTTTGAGACTCAGGTGATCGAGGCGGCTGCGGGCGCTCTGGCTCAAGGAGACGATCTCGTCTACTCGACCGGACAGGAGCTTATTGCATCGCGCAATGGGTACCTGATGCCTCGCCTGACCACTCAAACCGGCGCTGCGATCGATCTGGACCTGGCGGCTCACGCCCTCCAGCCCGCGAACGGCGCTCCTGCTTCCGATCTGATCGGTGTCCTCAAGATGCCGCCGGACGCGGAGATGAACGAGTTGGTCTACGACCAACGGATCTAGGAGTAGAACGATGACCGTATCTAACGCTACCAAGCAAAAGATCATCTCGGACTACATCAAGACTCCGACTGGTCGCGCCAAGCTGGCTGCCTCGATGACGCAGCCTCTCCGCACCCGACGTGACTACACGTCTGTTGGGCGCCGTACCTTCCTTGTCGAGCAGTTGCCAGATGGCGCGCTCCCGATCTACGACAAGGATCCCGATGTCACGGCCTACGTCGTCGGCGAGGAAGGCGAGAACATTCTCGCCATCACCAAGCCACGTCGCGTGATCTTCCCGCTGTTTGAGATTGCCTCCAACCCGGAGATCCCTCTCACTCAGATCAAGGAGCGCAGGTTCGATCTGATCGAGCGCGCGCAAGACCTTGCTCGGGCTCAGATCCAGGCCGCCGAGGACGAGCGTGTGTTCGCTATCCTCGACGCCATCGCAACTGTCGGTTTCGATTCGCTTCCGGGCGGACTCAACCCCGACATTCCGGTTGTCGCTCCCATCTCGGGTGCGGTGCTGGCTGACGCCTTCTCGCTCATTGAGCGCCACGACCTCCGGGTCGCGCGCGTCTACATGAACGCGAGGGACTACGCCGACATCCGCAAGTTCGGTCGGGACATTCTCGACATCGAGAGCCAGGCGACGCTGCTCAAGACTGGTCTGCAAGCTACCCTCTGGGGTGCCCAGATCATCACGAGCCGCCTCGTTCCGGTCGGCACGGTGTACGTCTGCTGCGAGCCCGAGATGTTTGGCCGCATCCCGGTTCGTACGGAATTGACCGTCTTGAGCGCGGACGACCCCCGCGCCCGTACCATCGGTTTCTCGGTTTTCGAGAACCTCGGCATCGGCGCCTACAACCCGCGCGGCCTGACGCGTCTGACCATCACCCGCTAGTCGTAGCGAGTGACGGAGAGAAGCCCGCCCGGCGAAAGCCTGGCGGGCTTTTCATTGGTTCTGGTCCGATGATTAGGTTTTTGCCGGCCCGTTCGGTAACATGCCGTCATGTCGGAACCGAGTGGCGAAACCGAAGCGAACAAGCCCTATGCCCTTCACGGGAAGCTGACGGTCGAGAAGCTGCGTGAGATGTACGAGGTCGAGCTACTGACCGACCAAGAGATTGCCGACCACTACGGGGTTTCAGATGCCGCTGTGAGCGGCCGGAGGAAACGGGCAGGCATCGCTACCATGTCGGCTCGGCAACGCCGTGAGCGGAAAGCAGGGCGCTCGGGACCGTTCCTAGACGACCTGACTCCGACCGAGCTTGCGGACCTCTATAGCCGCATGGGTGATCGGCAGATCGCCGCGACGTACGGGGTCAAGAAACCTGCGATCTCCAGGCTCCGAGACAAGTGGGGGATCGGAGCTATCTCCAAAGCCGAGCGTGCGACCTCCAGGGAGCCTCTGACTGACGAGCAAAAGGAGATCGTGATCGGGGTGATGCTTGGGGACGGGCACTTGCTTTCGCGTGGAGTGTTCAAGGTCAGTCATTCGCAGCACCAGTACGAATACCTGTGCCACGTCCACGCGGCGCTGTCCTCCATCGCCAAGCCACTCTACTACGACGAGAAGGAGATGGCCGAGTCGGGAGAGCTTTGCCCTGGCTTCGGGTTTCGCACGGTTCAACATTCCTGGCTCAAGGCGATGCGTCGCCTGTTCTATCCCGAGGGCGAGCGGGTGTTTCCGGCCTCGGTGCTGGATAACCTGACGGAGCGTTCGCTGGCCTACTGGTACTTTGACGACGGCTACGAGAGCGATGGGTTGCCTCGGTTCGCCCTCGGCAAAATCTCACGTTCCGCAGCCGAGGATGTCGTACAGCGAATCGGGAGGCGCTTTGGGTTCAAGACCTACGTGGGGTCGCCGGTTCCGAATTGCCAGATCATGTCGATGCGGGCTGTGTCGTCTGAGCGGTTTTTTCGGATAGTCGTGGATTTCGCGTCGCCGGATATGCTCTACAAGGTCCCTGAGCGGTTCTGGCCTGCGCACGCTCGGCCTACAGTGAAGGTCAGGACGGTTGACCCGATCCAGCTTCCCAAGGAACTTCGGGGGACGGACCCGAGCTTGGAGGATGGCCTGTTGGCGTTTTGGCGGAAGCAGGGGTTCCCCTACCACGTTGCTCGGCCTGAGCACCTTCGTATCCTGGCGAATCTGGAGGCGAACCAAGTGCTCCAGGGGGACTCGCTGAAAATTCGGCATGTTGGGCAGTCGTCGTGCCAGGCTTTCATGCCGCACATTTGGGAGGCGCATAGCTTTGCGACACCGAGTCCCAAGGCACTGTTCGACAACGACGACCGGCTGCGGGAGGTGATCCGGCGAGGGCTCGCTGCGGGCATCGTGTTCAGCGCGGCAGGAATGCGTCAGGCTTTGAGGCGCTACCGTCTTACGAGCGTCTACAATTTCCGCCCGGCCGTTGCGAAGGTCTTGGTCGATCGGTTCTGTCCGAGTGGGGGGACGGTTTTCGACCCGTGTGCGGGTTGGGGTGGCCGCATGTTGGGCACGTTGTTGTCGAGGGCGAACGCTCGTTACGTCTGCTGCGAGCCTAGCTCCAAGACGGTACGGGGTCTGCACGAAATGAAGATGTGGGTCGAGGGGCATGTAGTCGGTGCTGCGGATCGGGTGACGATCAACCCCGTCCCTGCGGAAACCTTCGACCCTCCCGAGGCGGATATGGTGTTGACCTCGCCGCCGTATTGGAAGCGGGAGGTTTACGCGGACGAGGACACACAGTCGTCGGCTCGCTACTCGACCTACGAGGCATGGGTCGATTCGTTCCTGCGGCCCATGATCGCTCGGAGCATCGCTGCCTTGAAATCGGGGGGCTGGCTCGTCCTGAACGTGGACGATTTTGCGATCGGGGAGACTAAGTACCGCTTGGTTCAGGACGTGAAGGACATCGTAGCGGAGCACGGGCTCCGCGACCCTGACGAGTTTCGGTATGAGATGCCGTCCTTCACTACCGAGGACAACTACGAGCCGGTGCTGGCTTGGCCGAAAGGGTTGGGCGTCGAGACTGCTCATTCGGATCCGGTTGCAGTTGCGGTCGGACAGCCTGAGCAGAAGGTCACGGCTCGGACGCCGCTGGCGAAGATCTGTATTCAGTGCCGGAGGCGGTTTGAGACTCTGCGCGCGGACACGAAATACTGCTCGGATGCGTGCGGCTCTCAGTACCGGAAGCAGAAGCGCGGCGGGAAGCCACGAAAGACTCACCGGACCATCCAGTGCAAGGCGTGCGAGAATTCGTTTGCGATTCCGTTGACCGGGGGAGTGCCCAAGCACTGTCCCTCGTGTGCGATCGACATCGCGGAGAATCGTGAGCTTGCGGCACGGACCAAGGCGTGTGCGTACCGCCACTGTGGGCGCAAATTCTTGGATACCTCGACCAAGAACATCGCCAAGTTCTGCCACGTCGAGCATCGACGGCGGGAGAAGCTGTTTCGGTCGGGAAGGGCGGCAGACCTGTCGCATTTCCGCAACCCGGACCCGGTGCTCGATCGGTAGCTTGTTGGAGTAAGGATCCCTAATGGACGCGGAACAACCAAGCGACTTTGACCGGGGGCTCACTTGGGCTTTCGTATCGGATCTGTACGAGCGGGGCTTGTTGCCCGAGCCTGACCTGGAGGCCGTGGAGGCGTTCAGGAGCCAGCCTGCTTCGGTCCAGGCGGAGCAAGAGGCTCGACTGTGCTACCTGGCGTTGCGCCGTCTGGTACCGGCCAGGGGCGAGCTAGAGCCCGGCGAGGAACCCCCTGACGATGGGGAGCAGTACGTGCAGATCACGGCCGAGGGGTTGGCGGTCTTGCATCACCTGATCGGGGAGTCGGAAGCGGTGCCGGACGTGACCAAGGCCGAGGTCTTGGAGATGTTGGGTTCTACCGATCGGTAAGTTCAAAAACATGGTTCGTTGGCGTAATTTTCAGTATGCAAGAATTCCAGCCCGATGACGTACTCCAAGTGGTGTGTAATCCGATCTACGTGGGCATCCCCCCCTTTCCTCCGCTGATGGCTCGGGAGGCGTGGATAGAAGCAAATCTCGTAGCCCTTGAGGAAATGGGGGCGGAGCAGTATCTCAACCAGCTTTTGGATTCCCTTCATAGCAGCATGGCATGGGCGGCCGAGGAAATGGCCCCGGACCCCGCTGACGAATAGTTGTCCAGAAGCGCCCTTTCGTGGCGTAAAGAGAAGCATGGAGCCCTACGTCGTTCTCAAAGCCACGGTTGAGCCCTTGCTGAACCCCCCTGACAACCCGTGGACTCCCATTTCCGCGCGAATTTTTCTGTGTAGCGCGGATGGCGGGGAAACAGAGATCGGGGAAACATCTTGGGTACGTTTGGACCCTGGTCATGGACGCGAGCTTTGGGACCTCTTTGACGATGAAAGCGCGGGAACGCATGAAGCCTACTGCGCCTTGAGGGAAAACGGCGTACTGGATAACGACGATCCTAGCTTTTGTGGGGTGGGCATCGGGTACAGCTATTTCTTGTGCGGGGTGGAGACGGTCATTGACCCGGAGTATCGGGGGCATGGGTATGGGCTGGAGGCGCTGGCTGCCTTCTTGCGGTTTTTTGCCTCTGAGAGTAACGGGCTGGTCGTCATCCGACCGGCCCCTTTGCCGGAGGGGCCGGAGGAACAGGACGTGGTTGCTTTGCGTGCTGCGGGGGTCAAGAGGCTCCAAGGCTACTGGTCCCGGTTGGGGTTTGATCAGGTCGGAGATACGGAATTTTTCATGTCTGAGACGGATATGAGACATCCGTGGAATTCAAGTGAGCCGGTTCGTGAAGCTGTCGGGCATGGTTGAGCGGACACTCTTTGACGAGTGGGGCATCACCCCGGCGGAGTACAGCGATCTGCTGGCGCGCAACGCCAACTTGCGCGGAATTTCCCAAGGATATGTGGCAGAGGACAAGCTGCAAGCGCGCCTGCTTGATCACCCCGAGGTATCCGCGTGCGTGAAAATGGCCGATCAGGATCGGAACCATCCCTATGATTTCCTCGTAACGTACAGGGGGTCGAAGATCAGGGTGGAGTCCAAGGGGCCTCAGTCGGGGAAGGTGACGCGCTTGGGGAATCCCCAAATCTGCCGGGCCATTTGGAAATACGACACCACCGGGCGGCGGAAGATCAAGGTGGGAGGCTGCGAGATCGACAAGTACAATCGGCCTTTCGGGGAGTGTGACGTGAATGCCGTCCCTCTCTTTGACGTGATCGGGCGGTGGGAATTCGCCTTCATCTTGAACCGAGATCTGAAACCCACGACCTCGCCTCAAATCCCCGCTGAGATCCGCCATCTTGTATGCAAGATCGATCAGACGGTACGTTGGCCTCCGTTGCCTCCCTACTATGACAACCCGTTCGGCTTGTTTGACACGTTGGTCGCGGAAGGCGTTGAGGGTGTGAAGGTGACGCACCCCGAACCCGACTACCCGTTCCTGTGGGCGACCTAGCTCGGTACCATCACCCTGAGCAACTGCCCCGACAGGGGGTGAACCCGGAGGGCAAAACAGCACCTACGATGGGCAAGCCCCGCGATCGGATACGGTAAACGAGGGACGCCTCGGGCATCTCCGCTCAATTTCCCCCTTGGTTGGCGTAAGGTGTTTCGGACGGAAGTGAGATGGGCAGTCAACCGGGATGCGGTTCCGATCCCGGCCCTCCCTGCTCGGGAAAAGGCCAAAGGCCGACGAGGGCGCCCCCGCAGCGCGATGCTCGTAGGCAATGAAGCGACCAAACCGCACAGAAGGCAAGAGCAGGCCGTCCACTAATTTCTGATGGCTCACCGAGAAAAGACCGAAGCTGAGAAGCACGTCGTCACGCTCAAGCACTGGCGATGGATGCCGGGGATGCTGCCCACCCACGGCAGCAGGATCATCTACTGTGTCGGCGAGCGCGCCTTTGTTGCGTATTGGGACGATGAAGCGAACGATGGCGACGGAGATGGAGATGCGCATTGGTTCGGCACTGGCCTTCCCGACCTTACGGATCCAGCGACCCTTGGCTGTCTCCGTGCCCTCGTGCGTGAAGCCTGGAGGTCGCCGACCGCGAACACGATCTTTGTCGATGGTCAGTGGCAGTGTTGGGTCAAGAACGAGGACACGCCGCGCGGGCTTCATTTCGACGGGGCCACGGAGCAGGACGCTCTCGTTGCAGCCTTGGAGGCCGCCGCGTGAAGGTGATCCGAGAGATCGAGAAGCTCGACACCGGGCGGCATCTCGTATCGCTCAGCGTGATCGAGAGCGGTAAGGGGATCACGATCGTTGCGGCGGAGGATGCTCCTGACGATTGGAAGCTGCTCGTTGCGTGCGGACGGCCGGGCACCATGAGAGTGCTCCGACGTGGTGAGCCTGACCTTGCCGCGTGTGAGACGTGGGCGCGTTGGGTCGGCGAGCAGGTGCTCGTCAAGGGCCGTACCCCCGAGGCCGTGTTCGCAGATATGGCCCGAGATCGAGGCGAGGATGCTGAACACCAGCACTGACGTAGGATAGGACTACACAAATGACTGACAGGCACGCCTATTGGAAGCGAGAATTCCAGCGCATGTTGGACGACGTGGATCGGAGCCGTGGCGAGGTAGGCACGCACGAGGCGATCATTCACTTGCTGGTCGAGGCCGAAAAGCTCGGAGCCTCTGAGGCCGAGCAGCTTCGCGTTCAATTGGCTGGTTGCGGTGTCGCATCGCTCGACGGGTCGGAAGCGCAGGCGTGCGCGAAGGGGGCCTACGGATGGTCCCCGGCCTACCAGAGCGTGCTCGATCTCCGCCGAAAGTACGACGAGCTTCGGAATGCTAAGTGAGTCCAGCACGATCGTGGCCCGCAAGGCCGAGCGCATGGAGGCGTGGCGGGCAGCGAACCCTCGCCAGGCGTGGGCGCTCGATCGCATGGAGGGCTGGTACAAGGCCGAGTGTGTCGAGGCCATCCACAGCGACCTCGTGGACGACGAACGGTTGGGCAACCTGTGGATGATCGCCGATCAGCTTGAGACGGTGATCAAGGAGAGTGCGGAAGGCGAAACCTGTTGCGTCTCGTGCGATCGGGCAGTGACCTACACGGTCGAGGTGATCGAGGGGTCCAACGAACCGAACGACGAGGACCGGAAGGTCTACGGTCAGGTGCATCGCGTCACTTGGATCTGCCAGGTCTGCGACGGCTACGTGTGCCGCTGGTGTGCGTTCCGAAACCCTGACGATCCGCTCACCATCCACGAGAACACCTACTGCGGTGAGGCGTGTTGGAAGGCTGATGGTAGTCCCACGGAGATCTGGTGATGGCTGGTACATCGTCCGTGACGACGACGGTGTTCAAGAGGTCATGGAGTACGACTCCTGCGGGGGGTACGACGGGCGGTGTGGTGGTTGTGCTGAGTGCCTTGCGATGCAAGCAGAGCACGCGGGATGGGCTGTCGAGCGCACCAAAGATCCGAAACACGCGGCTGTCGCTCTAGTGCTCTGTAAGGTCAAAGAGCCCGAAGCCTACGGCTGATTAGCGATTCTACAACCGGGATCCGGTTGTGCGAGTAGCATCCCACATGCTACGCGCGATTCTCGATTTTCTGTTCGCTCTCTTTCGTGGTTCCCCGGACGAGGACGAGACTCCGCGCGCGGTTGAGGGGCAAGACCCGCCGGCTAAGCCGGCCGTTCCTGACAGCGAGGACGAGCCTGTAGTCGTCCCGAGCCCTGAGCCGGAACCGGAACCCGAGCCCGAGCCGGACCCATATCGGACGGAGCCGGAGATCGAGGAACCGGGCAGGATGAAGATCAGCGCGTGGGCGGGGAACGCCTCGCTGAATAACCCGGAGCGTGACGTGGCGTTCGCTACCAGCATCGGGCTCACTCGTCTCGATGTGATCGTGAACGACCACTCGGGTTGGAGGGAGCCTCACGATTTCACCATGCGCAAAGAAGCGAAGATCGAGAAGCTGGTCAAGCTCGCGCAAGCGGCTGGTTTGGAGGTCCACTTTATGTCGTGGATCATGCCGCACCGGCAGTACGTCGAGGGGGCGGCTGAGCAACTGGTCCCGCTGTGCAACCGGCTCGGCATCACGTCTCTCCAGTGGGACGCGGAGGAACCCTGGATGAAAGCGACCGACGCGATGGCCTACCCGGATGCGGCCAAGTTGATCGCCGAGAAATTCAAGGGCCTCGACTGCCCGATGGGGGTCAACGGGATCGGGTACGCGTCGGCTACCAAGTTCGGCCCGCTCGCCGATGTCTGCGAGTACGTGGTGCCACAGTGCTACGCCACGAGCAGCAACACGCTCGACCCGACGACCTGTGTGCCGAAATTCGTTCGCCGATACCGATCCAAGTTTGGCGTAAACAAACCCGTGCAGGTTGGGCTTGCCGCGTACCGTCAGCCTCCCAAGGGCTTCACCACCGAGGCTGCGATGGCGGCTAGCTTCGGGAGCGCCGAGGCCATCGAAGGCTGCGACGCTGTGATCTACTGGTCCCTTGGCTGGATCCGCAAGACGCCGAGCGTTGCGGCTGCGATCAAGAAGCTCGCTACCAAGGGGCAACTGGTGGCCTAGTGCTGATCGGGATCGATGAAGCGGGCCGAGGCCCTGTGCTTGGGCCGATGGTCTTGGCGGTCGTGGTGATCGCTCCCGAAGCCGAGGACGAATTCAAGGCCCTCGGGATCAAGGACTCCAAGAAATACGGATCTGGCAAGAAGGGCCATGAGCGTCGAGCCCGAGCGCGGGATCTGATCATGGAGAAGGCCGCGTGCTATGCGATCGAGATCGTGTACCCGAGCGTGATTGACCAGTGGGTTCACGACCGCTCCCTGAATGCCCTGGAGCGCCACATCGCAGAGAAGCTCCTGAGAGGCGTAGACGCCACACAGGGCGACCTGATTGTGGCGGACGGCGAGGGTCTGTTCGGCCCGCTCAGGGCGTTCTGGCCGTCCCTGAGCGCCGAGGACAAGGCCGATACGAACCATGTCTCGGTGGCGGCAGCCTCGGTGCTGGCGAAAACGGAGCGTGATGCCCGCATGGCTGAGATCTCGGCCAAATACGAGCGTGAGGGCTACCCGCCGCTCAGGGGCGGCGGCTACGTGAATGAGTGGTCGATCCGATTCATGGAGGACTACGCTGAGAAGCATGGCGGTGAGCTACCTCCAGAGGCGCGCAAATCGTGGAAATGGCAGCGCACGCGGGCAGAGGCGTTGCCAGGTGGAGACATCCTCGACCTGTTCGGCTCAGACTGAACGACCGTTGGCGTAAGATCAGTATGCGGATCTTTCTGGTAAGGCATGGGCAGAGTCGTTCCAACGCGGATTGGACGGAGAACACTCGCGTTGCGGACCACGCGATCGAGTTGACAGATGCGGGCCACGAGCAGGCCCGCAAGGCGGGCATGGCCCTCGCCGAGTACCTACGCGAGCATCACCTTGATCGGGCGCCTGTTTCTGCCTCGCACACGGGCTACCACATCCCGAAGATCCGGTTGTGGCACAGCCCGTACAAGCGCACGCGACAGACGGCGGCGGGTTTGGAGGAAACGTGCCTCTTGCCTGGTCTTGGCTCCGACCCGTCGATGAATCGCACACAGTATCGCATCCCCGTCGATGATCGGACCTTTCAGCTTCGCCAGGATTCGGAGTCGTGGTTTTGGGACAAGCGGGAGCACATGCTCCTGGCCGAGCAGCAGTTCGGAGTGTTCGACGGCCTGAGCGACGAGGAACGGGAGAAGGAGTACCCGCGCGAGCACGCCTACTACGAAAAGTGCAAGCGGTTTGAGGGCAAGCTCTGGCCGAAGATGCCGCTCGGCGAGTCTCGCTTTGAGGTTTGCCAGCGAGTGCATCAGGCGTTCGGGTCGTTTCACCGTGATGCAACCAAGCACGGCATCGAGAACATTGTCGTGGTCGGCCACGGTACGACCAATCGGGCGTTCGTTCAGATGTGGCTGCACAAGCCTTGGGAGTGGATGCACGAGGAACCGAATCCGCTCAACTGCTCGATCCGCTTGATTGAGGATGGCGAGGACATCGGCTACATCTTCGACGGGTTCAAGGGCGGACAGCACAAGGGGCAGTGATTCGATGAAAGCCTCTGACGTAAAGGAGATCGTCAATTGGCTCCGCAGTTGGAAGGACGGGCCTCGTCAGCCAGACTGGACGTTCAAGGCGGCTGACGCCATCGAGGCTCGATTCATGCCCAAGGTCGAGGTTCCCGAGGGAGCCAAGCACGAGCTAGAGAACGACGCCTGCTACGCCTTCCGGTGTGGCGCGTGCAAGCGCTACTGGACCGAGGCTTGGGGGTCGATGGACGACGTGTCGGGGCTCGACCCCGAACCGGGCATGGAGGTTGAGTGCCAGCACTGTGGTACCGAGCTTCGCTTGGCGTGTTGGGATCCAGACATGGAAGGGATGTACGACGAGGATGGGTAATGCGTGGGATGATTTCGAGTTTGAGGCTAACGACCTAAGCGCCTACTCTAGTGAACAGCTTTTGGCCGAGCTTGCCCGCAGGGGGGTGAAGCGTGCGGGCAACGTGCCCCATGCGGAGCTTGAGGGGGTGTCTCGGACGATGACCTGTGAGATTCGTGGGGATGTATGCGAGGTTCAGTTGCCCTCTTTGAGTGAAGCCGATGGGCAGTTATCGGCCGTAGCCTACCAAGAAGCGCTTTTTCGTCGGGCGTTTGGCCGAGGTGGTTCAAGATGCCTGTGTGACAGCCGAGCCGGTGTTGAGAGCCGATCGATTGCCGGAAGCTCAGCCGCGACCTTGTGTTGGATGTGTCACCGTTACCGTGAAAATGGTGGGCGGTGGATTGATATGACAAGAACGGATAGTGAGGGGCCTCCCAAATGGGTCCAGTCAAAGGCGCGTCAATGGACGATTTTGCGACGCTGGAATTTGATTTCACGACCCGAGGGGCAGGACAGTAAAACCACGTCTCATGGGGTTTGGAAGCCGGAGCCCCTTGCCTACGAGTTCATCGCGGGCAACGTAAAAGTGCCCGATGAAATCCACACCTACAAGAACAAGGTGATTGGGCGGTCGAGGAAGCTCGTGAGCATCCAAGATGTCGTAGGCAACCAGTTTGTCCTTGAAAAAGTGTTGCGAGGCGAATTTGCGGCTGAGAATTTTCGCTTTGAGACTCGCCGTAAAAAACGCTCATAGGCTCAACTTGGCTCGCCGCGAAGCTCGGGTAGAATCTAGTCATGCACGGGATTGGCGATCTTCTCGACGCCGCCTTTGCGGCGAAACGAACCATGAAATTCACCTGGCTAGACCGACCTCTCAATGCAGGAGCAGCCGTGAGCGAAGCGACCCTTGTGGGAGTGCGCTGCATACCCTTGGGCGCCGTGGGCTACGAGAACGACCTCGACCTGATTGCTCGGGAGCAGGGGTACACACAACGCGACGAGATACATTTGTCGCCGCTCACGCCTGACCTGACTCGGATCTGCGCGACCTACTCCGAGGAACATCGCCACACGGAGGACGAGGTTCGATTCGTCGTGGACGGGGAAGGCAGCTTCGATGTGAGATCTCAGGACGACGACTGGATTCGGATCCACGTCGAGCCCGGTGATTTCCTGATCCTGCCCGCAGGTCTTTATCACAGGTTCCACCTGACCGAGACTAAGGACATCCGGGTGATCCGCATGTTCAAGGACAAGCAGGGCTGGACACCGATCTACCGAGGCGAGTAGAGTAGGGGCGTTGCAACACGCGGCCTGGCCCCGGCCTCCAACAAGCTCCGCAGACCACGTTCTGAGCCAGGCGGGACGAGCAGGATAGATGCCTGTGCTGGTCACGAACCGCGTCCGTGAAGCCGAACGCTGCGCCCTCCAGTGAGATTGCGGAGAGGGTACTTGACATCCACCCCTGAGTCCTTCTAGGCTCCCAACTCGTGCTGATTGCACCACAACTTGTTTTGCGAGGACGGGCGCCGCCGTAGCCGATTTCCTAACTGGAAATCGCAGCTATGAGCAACAACCTCGTCCCCAACAACAAGAGCCACAACCCCAACCTTCGCGGAGCGATCCGCAAGAGCAACGACCCCCGCTACAAGCGGGTGCTCGTCGGGTACCGCATGGTGCCCATGGCGTCGTCTCATGTGGAGACGCCAGCGGGTAAGACCCGTTGCCAGCTTTGCTGGTTGCTCAACGCGACGACGCCGACGCCGGGCCAGAAGGCGAAGGACCACTTTTGCCGGTGGAACATCGCGGCCGAGGGACCGCGCGACCCGAACCCGCCCATGCGGCAGGTGCCGGTGTATCGGTGGGTCGAAAAGTGACCCGCTAGGTGTCTTTCATCTGGCCCTGCGAGTAGAGGTCGTGGTCGCGTTCGATGAAGGCCACGGTCTCTGGATCGCAAAACCAGTGGAAGGCCAGCATCTCACGCTCGGCGTGTTCGATGACCTTCGCTCGTGGGTAGCCCTGCGAGCGGAGGTCGGCGTGTTCACGTTTCAATTGATCCGCAACCTCGGGTGGGAGATCCGCAAATGCGTTCTCTTCCTCCCACTCAAAGTGGCATTTCAGACAGCACGATGGTTTCGCAGAGGCCATCACTCAATCCGACCTATAGACGGGGTAAGGTGACTCGTGGACCGACGTAAGCGAATGATCTCTCGCAGGAATGCCAAACAGCGGAAGGCCGAGGCCGGAGAACCGCTTTCCCGCAACGGGTATTGGGGCGCGGGCAAGACCGAACCGGGCAACAACAGCCCGAAGCCGGGCTCCAAGCTGATTTTCAAGCCGGGTACGGCCGCCATCGCGGGTGTTTGGGAGCCGGGGTCGGACGGTGACCCTCCGGCCACCCCACACGAACAGCCGTAGATCAGGCTATACGGGTCCACTGGTAGTGGACCCGTCCGCGAAAACGGTTGCTGCGCGCCACATGCGGCGCACCGCTGCGCGTGAGATCGAAGCCTCGATCAACAAGGCGATCGTCCCGCTCACGGCGCATTGGAAGCCTGCGGGTGCGCCCGTGACGAACGAGGACAAGGCCCGAGCCCGTCTCTCCGACGCCGAGATGGCGGAGTGGCTGGAGGAAATGCGGCCCGAAGCACGGATCGGACACATCCGAGGTGTGTTTGGGATCGAAATGGGCCGCCATCGCCAGTGGCTTGCGCTGGAGATCCCCATTGTCGTTGGGGACGATGGGAAGGTCGTCACCTACGGTCCCATGTTCGGTGAGCACGATGTTCGGTTCATCCGAGGCAGCGAGAAGCCATTTCGGACGGAGCCACAGCTAGCCGAGGCGATCGTGTATCTCCTGGCCGGTCAGGGCTCCCTGGATGGCCCCCTGACCGTCAGAGCCAAGGCGACGGTGTGGGAGAGCCTGATGGGTGCGCTCAAGGTGAGCGTCGGTGAGGGTTTCTGGAAAGTGAAGCCGGGCCATGGCTACGCGGCTCAGGACATTCGCCCCAAGGCTTCCCCGTTCGTGGAGCGGATGGTCGGCCATCTCACGGCTGAGTGGGCTCGGGAAACCGGCTACTCACCCATGCTTTCGCCTGCATGGCAAAGCGCCTGATGCGCCGCTAGTTTCTCTATGCCCAGACCCCGATAGGAGCCGCCGATGTCCCTACGCAAGAAGCTGATCCGACTCGCCTACGAGAAGCCCGAGCTTCGATCCGATCTGATTCCGCTGATCAAGGTCGCTGCTCGTGTCGGCGACTCCACTTGGCGATCGATGCTCAAGGATCTGGAACGAGGCAAGCCGGGCAACTGGAGCTTCGACGGCCGTGGGCTTCGGGAGTTGGAGAACTGGATCGTGGAGCAAGGTGGCAAGGCAATTTCGCCTTCGTCACGTTTCTCCGAAGGCGACCAGATCAACTACACCCTGAACGGGATCAGCCTTGAGGGTACCTCGGGAAATTTCATGGGTCCGTTCACGCAGGTTCAGGCGCAGCGCGGCATGTGGCGCGGCACTCCGTATCTCGGTGATTAATGGCTAGTCCGATCAAGCTCCGCGACGGTTCCGAGGTTCAAGACAAGCGCCTGGCACGGTTGCGGGAATTCGATGAACGCTCACGGAAACATCCTGTGAGAGCCACGGTGTCGGCCAAGGCACCGCGCAGTTACACTTGGCGTTGCGACACGTATCTCGATCAGGGAAGCGAAGGCGCGTGTGTGGGCTTCTCCATGGCACATGAGCTTGCGGCCCGCCCTGCCGAGGTGAAAAACCTCGATGCTAAGTTTGCCCGCGAGCAGGTCTATTGGGAGGCGCAGCGGACTGACCCGTGGGAGGGAGGCTCGTACCCTGGAGCCTCCCCGATTTACGAAGGCACGTCGGTCCTTGCTGGCGTGAAGGTCCTGCGGAAGCTCGGGTACATCGAGTCCTACAAGTGGGCGTTTGGCTTGGACGACCTCGTGATGGCTGTGGGCTACGCAGGCCCCGCTGTCCTTGGGATTGCCTGGTACGACGGCATGTTCGACGTGATGCCGTGCGGACATCTCCATGTGCTTGGAGAGGCGGCTGGAGGGCACGCGATCTTGTGCAAAGGCGTGAACGTCGCTGACCGCACCTTTACCCTTCATAATTCGTGGGGAGAGTCTTGGGGTCGGGGGGGTGATGCCTTGATCTCGTGGGACGAGATGGATCGTTTGCTTCACGAACAGGGTGAAGCAGTGATTCCTATGGGGCGTGTTCGTTCCCCGTTGGTGCGTGCGCTTAGTCGGCTCGTGGGTCGATAATCTGCCGAAAGCGTGCGCCGCCACACGATCCAATTCACAATTGGATCGTGTTTCGTAGGTTGTTCGTGTATGTCCTTGTGCTCTTTTGCATCGGATGCGCACACGCACCCGCGCCACGCCCGTTCATCTTCCATATCGCACTCCACGTTCCCACCGACGCTGACTACGAGGACGACGTTGCGTTCGCCATCGAGACGTTCGCCAAGCATGGCGTCGAGGTACGAGTGGACTACACGACTGAGGCCGAGGATTTCGTTCTCGATCGTGAGATGCAAAAGAAGATGTCCCGCTCGGCCTCCTTGGGCGGTCCTGTTCCGGTGTACTACGTGGACACGATCGTTCTGCGCAAGGGGGACGACGACAAGGAGTACAACGGGCTGCACTGGATACGGAACCGGAAGAACTACATCGCCGTCGCAAAGGATGCGAAACCAAGCACTCTCGCCCACGAGATCGGGCACGCTCTTGGCCTCGGGCATCTCACGGATGCCAAGGACAATATCATGTGCGGAGATCGTGGCGAGAACCCTGGCTTCACGGAATGGCAGGGCAAGGTAATGCGGCGCGGCCGAGCCTTGAAAGCTCGGTAGAGTGTCCGCGTGGCGGTTTTCTTGCCCGATAAATTCGTGTACCTGGCGACTCCTTACACGGGGTCGATGGCCGCGAAAAGGGTGTTGGAGAAGATTCCCGGCACATTCGTTAGCCCACACCACCACGACCCGTGGGAGTATGTGAAGGAGCGGTGGGGAAATCGCATGACGGGCAACGAGCTTGTGTTTGCGTGCGTGCGCAACCCCTACGACTGGTTCGCAACGGCTTTCATCCGTTGGAGCCCGAGCATGAAGATCGACACCCTTGCCGAATTTGTGCGTGTCTTCGATCGAGACCCCTTCATCCAGAACGGCCGGATGTTTTGGCAGATCGTGGATGGCGTACAGGTGTGGAAATACGAAACGCTGGAGCGTGACCTGAACGTGCTCATGGAAGTTAACGAATTGCCGCCTGTGGAGTTGGATCGGACGAACGTAACCGGCCGCAAGCAGAAGCCGTGGCCGGACTATTGGGATGCCGAAGCCGGGAAAGCGTTGCAAGAGCGGTTCGGAGACGAGCTTGTGCCCTACGGTTATCCGTCGCTAAAATGGAGTACACCATGACGCCTGATGAGATCTACGAACGCTTGGGGCTGATCGAGCCTATCGTGCATCGAGTTGCAGCCAAGCATCGAGTCCGGCAACTGCAAGGTGCCGGAGAGTTGCCTGACTACTCCACGGGTCGGCGGTCAGGAAAGACGACGGAGACGATCATCAGGGCGCTGGCGGCCTTGTCCGAAACGGACAAGGTTGTGATGATCGTGGACAGCCTGCAACACAAGCAGTCGCTTCGGCAGGCGCAACGGTGGGCGAGTGAGCTTGGCCTGGACGCCTCTCGGCTCCGAGTCAGCAACGGCCGGAATTACGGGTTCCATCGAGGATGGGATCGAGATCGAATTTTTGTGGACCCGGATGCGTGGCAGGACATGGACCTGCACGACCGCGCGTACCTCAACACCGTAGATCCGCGCTAGAGGGCCTATAGGGAGGCCACGGTAGGAGTCCTGCGCTTTGCGCGGATCCCACGCCGAGGCCCCATGCGCAAACAGATCGTCCCGTTTCTGCTGCTCGCGTTCGTGTTTCTGACTGGCTGTAAGGCCCTCAGTGCCCGTGTGCTGCCTCCGCCGACTTACGACGAGCAGTGCCAGCCGAGCGACAAGCGCTTCATGGAGTGGGCCTTGGACACCCAAGACCTCGTTCCGATCGAGGAAATCTCGGCGGATCCAGAGGAATCGCTGGATCAGGTGATGGCTGAGCTTGATCGAGTTGGGCTCAAGATCGTGCCCAAGGGCGAGGTCGGGAACCCGCAGTGGGATGGCTTCACGACGACCTTCCCCGATTTCATCCTCGTCAGCGGAGATTGGGAAGGGAGGGGCGACGCGTCCAAGGCCGCTCTGCTTTGGCACGAGCTTGTCCACAAGGAGCAGTGGGACCGTCTCGGCCGCGAGGCGATGATCGCCCGGTACGCGACGGCTGCGGGCCGATGGTCCCTGGAGGTCGCGGCGTACCGGCAGTCGTTCCGTGTGCAACGGTTGTTCGGCATCCCCGAGGCTCAGATCCAAAGGAACATGAAGGCGCGTGCCGAGTCTCTCTACGAAAAGTACCTGCTCGGCTCGTCCATGCCGGAGTGTACGCAGCAAACCTCGATCGACATTTGGATGCTGGACGCCGCATGAAGCCTTCCGCGAAACGTATTGCTGCTCGATGGCCGGGCAAGGAAACCCCTGACCTGGAGGGCATGGGTGACGCTCTTGACGACCTGGCTGCCGACGAGCGAGAGATCGAGGTCATTGAAACGAACATCGCGGATCTCCGGCAAGCCAAGGTTGCATCGGGGAGGCGTCGTCTCGATCTGGTAAACACGGTCACGACATCGCTGGTCGTGCTCATGGCGAACATGGGCGACGATCCTGCCTTGCGCTCGCGTTCACGGACCCTGCGCAACCAACTCAAACTGCTGCTCGGCGATGTCCAAGACTGAGATCATCACGCTTGCGGGCCTGAAAGCTCGTTACCCGGAGAGCGGGCTGCGTCACTGGCTCTACGAATTTGCCGAGGACGAGATCGACATCGGTTGGTGGCACGACATCGAGTTTGCTCCGACGCACAAGGTCGAATTCTTCTTGGCTGGTTCGCGCTCCGTTGCGTTCGTGGACTATGTGCTGTTGGAGTGCCCCGAGCACCACAACACGGATCGGCGAGTGGCGTACCTGCCTCAGAACCGAGGCGAGGATCCAGAATTTGCCCGCTTCCGTGCCTCGGCCTACGCACGCAACCGGGACACGAACAAGTGGTGGCATCTCCAGAATCACGACCCGGAATGGGTGAAGGGTCGCGTCAAGGCGACACCTGTCACGTACATGCGTGAGCTTCCCGTTGAGCTTCGGCCCAACGAGGTTGTAGGCGGTTACGTGTATTTCATCCAAGGTGCGGTCGGAGGCCCGATCAAGATCGGGTGGTCGCAGGACGTGGACAAGCGAGTGGCCGAGCTACAGACCGGGAACCCAGAACCTCTGAGCGTGATCAACATGATTCCGGGGACCAAAAACGACGAGCGGAGGCTTCACGACCTGTTGGGGCACCTGCGCATTTCCGGGGAATGGTTCATGGATCATCCCGACGTTAGGAGATGGACCCGTGAGATCCAATTCGCGTCCTGATCCAATTCGCGTCGCCCGCAGGTTCCTGGCTTCCCCGAAACCCTACGGCGTTGAGCCCTTGCGGACCCGCTACGACTACGGCGATAGGCTCAAGCCAGTGGGCGAGAATTCCACCGGGCACTCCAAAGTGCCTGGCGACGAGGACGAGGACGGCGAGGACGGCGAGGACGAGGACGAGGACGAGAAATGGTCCCGTTAGCGCACCGAGCGCGTGACGGTACTCAGCCGATAGTCCTTCACTGGTAGGGAACGGGCGCCCGTGTGCCCAACCGGCCAGTGAGCAACATCGTAGCCGTCTTGATCGTTCGGTGTACCCACACCGGCTTCTACAAGGACGGACGCCCAAATCCGGCGTCAGTGACCTTGTATGACCTGGACGAGATCACGATCCAAAAGAACCGCACCCGAGCGGTCCCGGTCACGGTCGGGGGATTCGTGGACATTCCGATGTCCACGCGCACCTTCATCTCGTACCACGAGGGTGCGATCTGCAAACACGTCAAAAATGGCGAAATTACGGCAGAGATCATCCTCCAGCTTCGGGACAAGGGCCATTGCGGTGGCCCGGCCGGGACGGGCCAGGCGCTTCGCCCGGCCGTCCTGAACATCGAACGGGTGGCGAACGAGCTTCGGCTCGTGATCCCCAACAATGTGCCTCCGACCATTCTCGATTCGGTTGGCTTTTTGGTCGGGGAGCCTTTGACCATCTCCGGGCTCACCGGGGCATTTCGATCTCTCAACGGTGAGTACCAAATCACCGAAGCGGATCCGGGAACGGGGTTGGCCGGTGCCGACGCCGGTTCGTACCTCGTTGTCGTTCCTTCTGAGGGGCCGGACATCGCGGCGGCGACTCTCACAGGAGTCAACCTGTGTCTCACTGAGGGGCGGGTCACCTCTCAATTCGGATCTGGTGGAGATGTCGGCGGCCTTGGGGATAACGTATTCGGATACGTCGGCGGGATGTTGCTTCCGCACGCTGCTGGAGGGGGTGGCGGAGCACTCACGATTCTCGATGAAGGTATCCTGATTGACCCGGCCACCACGTCGATCAATTTCGTAGGTGCGGGCGTCGCAGCCACGGGCGGCGCCGGAGCGGTCACGGTCACGGTGGGCGGAGGCGGAGGCGGGGCTCCGGTTGGGGCGACCTATGTTACCTTGTCGCTCGATCCGACGCTCACGGCTGAGCGGGTCCTGACAGCGGGTACGGGCATCGCCCTTGTGGATGGCGGGGCGAATGGTCCCGTGACGCTCTCGGTGGATGCGACGTGGGCCGAGATCCTGCTGAACGGGGCTACGTCAGGCGGAACGAGTCCTGTCATTTCGACGGGCGACTCGCTGCTCGGACAGACAGACCTGATCCTGTCCCCCGGTGGCGGTGCTGGCGACAACGTGATCATCGACGGCCTCACCTGGCCTTCTGCTGATGGCGCGTCAGGGGAAGCTCTGCTTACGAATGGTGCGGGCATCCTGAGCTTTGGGGCTCCGGCTCCGGCCCTTCACGCAAGCACACACGTCCATTTGGGGACGGACGAGATCGATGGCGACATTCTCGACATCGACTACGTTCCGACGAACTACACGCGCGACACGACGCCGCCGCAGGTTACGAGTGTTGAGGAATTGACCGCCCACCTGGCGGGCATCGACAACGCTCTGGCGACGGCAGGAAACGCGGATACTGCGGTTCTCTCGTGGGGGAATAGCAGCGTAGGGAACAGCACGGCGGCTCGGATTCTTGATCCTGGCTACGACAATCGCGTGGCCCCTCTCGCCTCGTCAACGGCGTTTGTGGAGCTTCGGGCACCGCGAGCGGGCACGTTGAGAAATCTGTATGTCTACCACAATGCCCCCGGAGGTACGGGAGCCACCCTCACGTACACGGTTTACGTCAACGGTGTGGCAACGGCCATCACAGTAGGGGTTGCAAGCACGGCTGCCAGCGGAGCGGACACGACTAACTCAGTGGTGGTCGCTGCGGGGGATCGAATCCGAATTCAAGTGACCAAGGCTGCCGTGGCTGGAGGTGGGTCGCGTAGGCCCGAGGTCACATTGGAGGTCGCTGCATGAGCACACGTCGTTATCGCTTGCTCGGTGTTGATCCCGACGATTTGAACGATTTGGTCGAGGCCGCTTCTGGGTCTTCGCTCAATCTGCTGGCGAAGGCGCTGTGGGCAGAGGTCACCGTTGCGGACGGTACGCGCGACATTGACCTCGATGACTACATGGCGACGTTGGGCTACACGCCCGACACTACCGGCCCAACGATCGTGATCACGAGCGGGCCGCACTCTGTAGGCACTGAGTCTACGGTGCTGGTCGATGCGACGGCGGGACCCATCACAGTTGACATCCCTTTGCTGAGCGCGCGCTACGGCAACGATGTCACGGTGATGAAGATCGATTCATCCTCCAACGCGGTCACTGTTTCGCGTTCAGGGGCCGACACCATCCAGGGGGTGACGACTCAGACGCTTCTCCAAGGCGGAGAAGCCCTGCTCCTGGTCGCCAACGAAACCAATACTGACTGGAACATCGCAGCGAGCACGCGAGCGCTCGACAGCTACTACGACAACACGGGCACGACGATCACGGCTACGAATGTCCAAGATGCTCTAAGCGACATCCTGGTAGGCGACGCTACATCGTGTCTCTTGTTCACGGCAGGTGAGAACCTGACAGCCGGGGATCTAGTTGTCCTGAATACCAGCGGGGAGGTGGTTCGCGCCGATTCTTCTATAGCCGGGGGCAATTGGAGAGTTATGGGTGTCGCTAAGGCTACGGTGCTTTCAGGAGCACAGGTTGCGGTTTCGACCAAAGCCGGGGCGATGCCGAATGTGCGCTTTGGTACGCCTCCTGGCGCAGCCAGCAACGGATCGCTGGTTTTCCTTTCCACAACCTCGGGCGTGGCGACGACAACGCCTCCCGTTACGAGTGGCAACACAATTTACCGGATCGGCTTTTTGCAGGGAGCCGATGGAGCGACGACGACACCCGCCGTCTTGTTCTTTCCGCAGTTCACTGCACAGCGCCCTTAAAGGAGCACCACCATGGCTGGAACACAGACCGACAACCTTTTGCTGCTCGACCTCACGACGGGTCTGTCTCGGACTCCTGAAACCGGAGGCACCCCGGACGACATCGCTACCAGTGTGGATTGGGCCTGGACCTCGGGGGCGAATGTCGTCATCGACGGCAACCTCACAGTCAACGGAACGACGACCACTGTTCACTCTGAACAGATCAACGTCCGTGACAACCACCTGTACCTGAACGCGGACTACACCACCGTCGTTGCTCAGACGGGTGGGCTCGTGATCAACGTCCTGCCGACTGCCACCGTGGACACCGTGGCGGGGGCGTTCGTGGCGGGTATCCCTGCGGGAGCCAACCCTACGGTGATTACGGGCACGGGCGGCATCTTTGCGGCTGGCGATGTTATCCAGATCGCGGGGTCGAACAATCAGGATAACGATGGGATCTTTGAGGTTCTGAGTCACGTCGGCACGACTCTGACGATCAAGGGTGTCGGTACGACGGGTGCGACGGTTCCGTGGGTTGTCAACCAGTTTACGGCAGATACGGTAGCTGGCGGCGACATTCGCGTCGTGAACGTGAATGTCTTGGAGGGCGATTCCACCGGAACGTGGAGCACGGCGACCGTCACGAACACGACCGGCATCACCTACGTCGATCTCACCACGCAAGGGTTGGTCGATCTCCAAGAAGCCTACGAGCAGGGGAACACCATTACCACGTCGGCTGGAGAAGGCAACGTCACCATCGGTGGCACGGAGCTTCTCAACATCACTGCGACGGGCGGTCTGGACCTCGACACCATCCTCGATTTCGACGGAACGGGTTTCGATGTTCAGATGACGGGAAGCAACGGCTTCTCCCTCGACGGCACGGCGGCATCAAATGTCAGCGTCACGGCGGGCAACCTGGACCTCACGACCATCACATCGGGAGATGTGAATGTTTCGTCGGCGGGCGAACTTGACCTCGACGCCGTAACCACGATGGTCCTGAACACGGCTGATGCGGCCGACGCGTCGGGAAATGACATCACGGTTACGGCCGCTAGCTCTACGGCTGGCACGGCAGACGGAGCCTCAATCATCCTGACGCCCGGCGACGGGTTCACTACGGGTGTTGCTGGATTCGTGAACATCACGTCGCCTGCTGACGAGGATGAAATCCTGCTCCAGCTTGAGTCCACAGGGTCCGGGGCGAACGCGGTCGGACTGTTCACGGGTACGAGCGTTCCTAGTGGCTCTGTCACGGCGGACGCCGGTTCGTTGTTCATGCGGGACACCGGCACGGGCGGTGAGGTTTACGTCAACACGTCCACAGGTTCGGGTACCTCTTGGACGTTGCTTACGGCTGGAGGCGGAAACAGTCTCCAGGCAGCCTACGCGGCCGGGAACACCATCGTCACAAACGCGGGCGACGGCGACCTCGATGTTTCCGGTACGGAAGCGATCAGCTTGGATGCGAGTGCAGCCTCCAATTTCACGGTTGCGGGTGCGAACCTCGATTTGGGTACGACCACATCGGGAGATGTGAATGTCTCGGCTGCGGGCGAGCTTGATCTCGACGCCGTAACCACGATGGTCCTGAATACGGCCAATGCGGCTGATGCGTCGGCCAACGACATCACGATCACCGCTGCTAGCTCTACGGCTGGCACGGCAGATGGTGCGTCGATCATCTTGACGCCCGGTGACGGGTTCACGACCGGAGTCGCGGGCTCCGTAGACATCCTCGGCCCGAATGACGAGGACGAGGCTCTTGTCACCCTGACAACCACGGGCACGAACGGCGATTCGGTGGGCTTGTTCGTCGGCGACAGCGACCCGAGCGGGTCGATCACGGCTCTGGCAGGTTCGCTGTTTTTCCGTGATACGGGTTCGGGAGCGGAGCTTTACCTCAACCAATCCTCGGGTTCGGGCACCACTTGGACGGCCCTTTCCACGGGTGGGGCAGTCACTCTCCAGAACGCTTATGTCAACGGCAACACGATTACCACATCGGCGGGTGAAGGCGATGTGACGCTCACTGGCACTGAGGATTTCGTTGTGACCCTCAGCGATATGCTGGTGGATACGACGGCGAGTATCAGCCTGGATGCGGACGCTGCGTCGAATTTCACGGTTGCCGGGGCGAACCTGACCCTGGAGACGACGACCTCTGGCACGGTAGACATCAACTCGGCGGCGGACATCGACATCACCTTCGCGGCAGCCAACTCGGCAGCGATGGTCGTTGACGATGGCAGCAACACGTACATGACCTTCGACTCAACGGTGGCTGAGCCCGCAGTTGAGGTTAGCCAGTTTCTCGACATCGTGGGTTCGGGAGCAGGTGTCACGCTCACAGCGGGAGAGGCCATTGTGGCGGGAGATGTGCTCACCATCGAGGCGACCTCGGGTGATGCGATCTTGGCCGATTCCAACACCGGCACGACGCTGGATGGCCTCGCCATCGGTGTTGCGGCGTTTGCGGCTGCGGACACGGCTCCCGTGAAGGTCTACACGGTGGCGGGCAACCTGATCCCCGTCAGCTTCTCGGCGGCCCCGGCTGCCGCAAGCAACGGCAGCCCGGTGTTCGTCAGCGCGACCCCTGGTCGCGCCACGCTGACGGCCCCCACGGGCTCCGGCAACGTCGTCTATCTCTTGGGTATTCTCCAAGGGGCGGACGGCGCGGACACGTCCCCACTGGTCTTGTTCCAGCCGCAATTCATCGCGGTGCGCCCGTAGGAGTAACGCATGAAGGTCACACTCACGGTGGAATTTGAGGTCGAGCCCGATCACGACCTCAACGGGAAAGAGGAAGCCAACGTCAACGGAATGTTGCGACGGGTGGCTCGGAACCGTTTGGCGGCGCTTGTTGGGCGCCGGCTTGGGGGCGAGGTTCAATCTGTGGGGTGGGAGGTCACTGTCGCAGACCTCGATGTGACAGGTACCAGCAAGGTCAACTGAGTAAGCCGTGGCTAACCAAATCGACAATCTGACGCTCAACGATGACACGACGGGGTTTAACCGCTCCGTCAACGTGGCGTCGGATGATCTGTTTTTGTCGGTTGACCTCACGCTCCAGAGCGGGGGTGTGCTCACTGCCGACAATATCAAGCGAGGTACGGCAAACCCGAACGTCGCTTTGGTAGCGGGGAACGAAGGGGATGTCTACCAACGGACCCTTGCTGGTACAGGTGAATTTTACGTCAATCTCGATGGAACCACTACCGGCTGGAGCCGGGTGGTTGCGGTCACTGGTACGGGTGTTCAAGGGGACATTCTCTATCACAACGGCACGGACTGGACCCGGTTGCCTGCGGGGACCTCGGGGGAGTTTCTCCAAACTCTTGGTGGCGGGGCTGACCCCCAATGGATCGGGCTTGGGGCCTCTAGTGGTGGAGCCTCTACCACTTTCAAAACGACGAGCCCGGTTAGCACGACCTCGGGTACTTATGTAGATGCGCTTGGGGGCAGCAGCATCTCACCCCCGTTCGATGGAGACTACCTCGTCATTTTTGAAGGGGACATCAAAGGATCAACCGGAAACACGGTCAACCAGATCGCCATCGGTTTGAACAGCACCACGGCTGCGGCTGCTGGTACGACAGGCCGAACCATGCAAGGTAACGGAGGGGCGGACATCGCTACAGCGATCCACGTCAAGCTAACTGGCCTCACGACGGGCGACACCCTTCACGGCATCTTTCGGAAGCTCTCCGGGCCAGGCACTACCACGATGGGTGACCGTCGCATCACGATGTTCAAGGTGACGTAACATGGCTACGACGTACACCTATTCGATCTCAGGGGACACGCCCAACGGCCGTGTAGCGCCTGACTCCCTTGAGCAAGAGATCAACGATTCCAGTATCTCGTCGGGCGTGTTGGAGGTTATCAGCGCGGGGTCCGCAACGGCGGACACCCTCGACATCCGGTTCGACGTGGCTTTGTCGGTACCCGACAAAGGTGTTCTTGACGGGCTTGTTTCGACCCATCTTGGCGGCTTCATTCCGCCAGAGGGGGAGACCGCTGGATTCGCTTTCGCGGCCATCGACAAAGACCTGACAACCCCACCGGGATCTCCGTCTACGGGGGACACCTATCTCATTCCTTCGGGGGCGACTGGTGTTTGGGCGGGTCGAACGTCTCAAATTACGAAATGGGACGGTGCGGAGTGGACATATCGTTACCCCATCTCAGGGGTGGCCGCGTGGCTCAACGACGAGAAGCGCCTGTACGTCTACGAGTCCGCGTCGAACCGTTGGGTAGCAGCAGCGGCGCAGTACAATACGGCCGCGACAAATCCCACCGTCAACGACGACGACACGCTCGGGTACATGATCGGTGCCCGGTGGGTGAACACGGCGACGAACCAAGAGTACGCGCTCATTGACAACACGACGGGTGCTGCCGTTTGGCGCAACCTGTCGCTGCCCACCTATAGCCGGATCGTCACGGTCGGGGCCGCAGGCGCGGATGTAGATTTCCAGTCCATCAAGACTGCCGTGGACTACGTGGTGGCACAGGGGGCCAGCAACGCGACACCGTGGATTGTTCGGGTAGCTCCGGGCTCCTACACGGAGACCAATCCGATTGCAGTTCCGGCCGGTGTCACGGTGATGTCCTTCTCGGCCGTCCGCGTGGCGACCGTGAAGGTAACTCCGGTTACGGCGACGGACCACCTTTTCACGATGACGGGAGGGGCTCTCGTCGGGCTCGATATGTCCGGCGTCACGGACGCGGCCCGAGCTTTGGTGAATATGGCGACGCCGGGGCAAGCCTCGGTCCTCCGTTACTGTGCGGTGTCAGGGTGTTCGACAGGCTTGCTCATTTCGGGAGGTGCCGCATGTGTCACGACCGGATTCACGGCCGTCGTGGCGTCCCCAGGCGTTGCCATCACGGTCGCGGCAATCAAGGTCACGGGTTCAGGGTCTCTCTTGCTTGCGGAGGCGACCTCGATGCAGGTCCCGGCGGCGATCCTTCCGGCCTACGGAGTGAACCCGATCCAGAGAGGTCTATGGGTTGAAAGCTCTGGCGAAGTGGTCCAAACCGGCGGTGCGTATATCATCGCCCCGAAGGACACAACCCAGGTTTCCGTCCAAGCTGACTCTGGTGCCGATCTGACACTGACGGGGATCGAGTTTCAGGACTCGGAGACGGCCCTTCAAGTGCTCGCAGGAGGCAGCGACACAACCGTCCACGTTACGGGTTGCTCTTTCCACTCCAACACGACGAATTTCGATGTTCTCTCGTCCACGGCCAAGGTGTTTGTCAATGCGGCGGTCGATTCTGAGAAAAGATCGATTGTGGCGGGAGCCGTTTTTTCCGGGTTCCTACAAGAAGAAAGCGCGGAACACACGGAATTCTTCGGTGGGGTCGTCTACGAGTTCCCAACCGGGAAAGATACCGATTTTGCTCTTTTCTTTCACGACCAGCAATCCAGTGGGCTCGTAAGCGGAGGCGTCGTTACCGATGCAGGTGGTCTTACCATCGACGTGGCGGCGGGGACGGGTTGGATTCAGCGAAATGGTGCGAACGATGACGCTTTCAACGTGTCGTGGGATGCCGCAGCGGGGCTCTCCCTCACGGCGACCGCGACCAACTACGTCTTCTACAACGGCAACACCGATGCGTTGGTAGTTTCTACGTCGCCTCCGGGGGACGAGAGCATTGGCCTCGCGGCGGTGGTCACGAGCGGATCGGGCATTCGGTACAACCACATCTACACGAACCGTGTTGATGCGCCTGATTTCAGGCTCCACGAGTACCTCGTCAACACTCGCAGGGTTTTCCACAAGAGTGGGCTCGCCCCCTCCACTGGTACAACCGTCCGCAACATAGACATTGGCTCGGGTGCCTATTACCGGGCTCTGACGACGGTTTCGTTTGCGGGGGCCGCCGACGCTACGTTCTCGTCGTTCTACGGGACGGATGCGGCGACCGAGATCGCCAGTCAGACCCTCGTCAACATTACGCAGTACGACAACGCCGGGACCTTGACGGCGATGACGGCCGGGTATTTTCGGTCAGACACGCTGATCTTGACCTCGGACGGCCGAATCAACGTGCTGTTTGGGACGGTTGAGTACAGCACCGCCGCAGGGGCCGTGGAGGAAGCCACGCTCCCTGCTGTCCCGACGTTCATGGAGCAGTCGGGGTTCCGCATCGCACGGCTGATCGTAGAAGAAGCCAACGGGATCGTAGACATCGTTGACGAGCGTGTCCCCACGACGGGCGGCGGAGGCGGCGGCGGAATCACGGTCCACAGCCTGCTCTCGGGTCTCGGTGCGGATGACCACACGCAGTATCTTCTTGTGGATGGTTCACGAGCCATGTCGGGCAATCTCGACATGGGTGGGAACAGCATCACCAACGTCAATCTCGTGGATGGTGTGGATGTCTCGGCCCACGGGTCACGACATAACCCCGGCGGGATAGATGCCATCGCCACAGCCGCCCCGTCCGGTACTGGAGTCCAGGTTGGAGGCACGGCGGCCGAGGGGTCCGCCGCGAGCCTGGCTCGCAGCGATCACGCCCATACTGTCACGGCCGCTGCTCCGGTAGCCATCACAGATTCCACGAACGCCGAGGGTGCGGCTTCGACGTTTGTTCGTAGTGACCATCAGCACGCACATGGGGATCGGGGAGGGGGCACCCTCCATGCGGCAGCTACCCCATCCGTGGCAGGGTTCATTTCGGCCGCAGACAAGACCAAGCTCGATGGGATCGCCACTGGAGCTACCAACACCCCGCTGACCAATACGGTTCCGGTCAACGTCACCAAGGCTGCGGCGGTAGTCGGTGTCAGTACCGAAGCTGCGCGCCAAGACCACAAGCACGATGCGTCTACTGCTGCGGCTGTTGCTGCCACGGCGGGACAGGCGAATAGCGAAGGTGCCGGGACGACACTTGCCCGGTCGAGCCATACCCACGCCCATGCGGTCGGCACTCCGGTTGAGCTTACGGATTCGACCAACGGAGCCGGAGCCGCTACAACCTTCAACCGTAGCGACCACACCCATGCTCACGGGAACAGAGGGGGAGGCTCTCTCCATGCGGTTGTGACGACCTCCGTCAACGGGTTCATGTCCGCAGCGGACAAAACCAAACTCGACGGCCTTGTGGGAACTGGCGATGCCGCTCGCTATTCGACTGTCTTTGCTTCGGGACAAGCGGACACCACCAGCGGATCTTTCGTGGATGGTCTCGGGGGAAGCACGGTTCAACCCCCCGTGAACGGCACCTACATGATCTTGTTCAATGGGAACGCTTCTGGATCGACGGGCAATACCGAGACGGAATTCGGAATTTCCCTAAACAGCACCACGAGCATTATTCTCGATTCGTCTCGACGCGCGCAAGGGAACGGCGGCGACCGCATCCCGGCTTCGACCCACACCGTTGTTACAAGTCTGGTGACCACGGATGTGATCCGAGTTTTGTTCCGTAAAAGCGGGGGTTCAGGTACCTCCAGTATCTTGGACCGTCGCGTGACATTGATTCGGGTGGTCTCCTAATGGCACAGACGTACACGTACTCGATCTCTGGTGATTTTCCGAATGGAAAGGTCGCCGTTGACGTTCTTGAGGGGGAGATCAACGATTCTGCGATCTCGACCGGAGTGTTGGAGTCCATTAACGTGGCGATCACGGGGGCGGATAACTGCGACATCACGTTCGATGTGGCTCTTTCCGCCGGAGACAAGACGACCCTGGACGGGCTCGTGGCTGCGCATCAAGGCGTGCCTTTCCTCGTAGTTACGGATGCCCCCGGATGGAATCTGGCAGTGCAGGACCGCGATCTCACGGCACCCCCTGGCTCCCCGGTGGTGGGGGAATACTACATCGTCGCATCTCCGGCGACAGGGCCATGGGCAACACACGAGGACAGCATCGTATCGTGGAACGGGACGACCTGGCAGTACCAACGTCCGTCTACGGGGTTCGCAGCTTGGGTTGTGGACGAGTCACTTGTTGTTGTCTGGAACGGGACGGCGTGGGGTGAGTATGGGACCGGGGGCGGGAGTGCCGTATTCGGGAGCAATCTGCATCTGGCGGAGAGCACCGCTGTCAGTACGACGACGAGCGCGACGTACCAGAATAAGGTTTCGATGGTCACGGCCACGTTGGAGGCCGGCACTTACCGTTTGGAGGTGAGCTACGGATGGAACTGTGACAACGCCACGGCTGACGCTCTCTATCGAGTGACCCAGGACGGGTCTCAGTTGGGCGAGCATCACCAACAAGAGCCCAGTGACGTTGCGGGCGACTTTGGAGCTACAGGATCGAACCAAAGGTACTACACGACCCGCGTATTTCACCTGAGCCTGTCTGCGCAATCCTACACGTTCGACCTCGACTACCAAACTGAGTATGCGGGTAACGAGGCTTCCATTTGGGATGCCTACATGAGCCTTTGGAGGCTGAGCTAATGGCTGCAACTGACTACACGTACAGCATCGCCAACGACACCGCGAGCGGAGCCGTTCACCCCAAAAGCCTGGACAACGAAATTCGTTCGTCGGCCATTGTGACCGCTCTCGACGGCATCACGACGGGAGGGGATGTCCTGACCGTCACGATGAAGGACTCCCTTTCCGCTGGTGACGAGACGACACTCGACGGGCTTGTGGGAGCCCACGCGGGGACGGTGACGGCCTCAACGCCGCCTCCGACAACCCTCAAGGGTGTCCCGCTTGTTCAGCCAGACTGGCGCGAGGGCACGGCGACCGATTTCATCACGTTCAACTGGTGCGACAAGACGACGTGGTACCCATCCTCGACTCAGGTGACCGACGAAACCCTGACCGACTCGGGGGATGGTCTGACCTGGAATTCAGCAAACACGAGTTGGATCTGTGTGACGTGTGGGAAGGTTTCACAGGAGCACCGGCTCCACGACCCCTACAAAGCCACTGTTACGGTGGATGCCGTGGAGAAAACGGAAAGCTCCCCTGGCACGACCGACGCGGATTTTCAGATCAACTACGCCACAGGCGACGTGACGTTCAACGTCAGCCAAGCGGGTAAGACCGTCAAGGCGTCGTACCACTACGCGGGCAACTCCTCCTTTTACGTGACCCCCGACGCGGGTAAGACCTTGCGCCTTACGGCGGTCGAGGTTCAATTCTCGGACGACATCGGCTTGACGGACTCGGTTCGGTTCGACATCGAAGGGTTCGTTGAGGTGTTCGCACCTCAACTGGTCAATGACGTGGACCCGGACTACGTGACCGATTTCCCAACGGGCACTCGTATTCCGCTCGGGAGCCCTCGTATCTACCAGACGATGTACGATTTCATCGCGGAGGCGCAGCGGTCGTTTCCTGTGATTCCTGCGCTCGGTGGCGCTGGTTGGCGGGGTACGCAAAAGCCGATCTACGTGATGCGGTGGCCCTACCAAGAAGATGCCACCCGCGACCTCGATGCTGCCAAAGGGATGCGGATCAAGATCTCTTTGGCTGCTAACACACCTTTCACCGGGGAGTTCGCCGTGGCGACCTTGTACGCCGTGTCTACCTCCAACAGCTAGGGCTGAGCGATGGCTACCGAATTCACCTACAGCATCCAAAACGATTTCCCCAACCAGGCTGTCGATGCTTCGGTTCTGACCGTTGAGGTCGAGAACGCAACGATCGCGCCGACCCTCGACGGGATCAACATCAATGGCGATGCCGTGGCCCTTGAGTTTGATGCGGACCTATCTGCACCCGAGGTCACGACTCTCGATGGCGTTGTCGCTGCCCATCAGGGAGTGCCGTTCAACGAAGGGCCGCAGCGAGTCAATGTGATCGCGGCACAGGACAACGCGACGACTACCTACGCCGAAGCCGCCCGCCTCGACGCGGATCCGGTAGCCACCGACAAATACCAGCTTTTGTTCTACTGCGAGCTTCGGGTGCAGAACGGCAACAACAACGCTCGGGCGCAGTTTCAGTTGACCGTTGACGGCTCCGAGGTCGCTTCGGGCGGCATCGAAAAGCTCGGCTTCTTTGACGCGCGCAGCGGCAATCTGGTGATCTCCACGAACCGTGGGCTCAGCCCGTCGATCGTGATGAACTTTCGCCAGAATGGGAACAGCGACACAGCGCAGATCCGCCGCGTTCGGCTCGCGCTGATCCCGTTGCTGGAGGAGTCTTGAGCACGGGCATCACATACCGCGAGTTGTCGGGCTGGAAATACAGCACATCGGCTCCGTTGGAGTTTTCGACGGAGTGTTTTCCGCTCAACACGGTGCGCACAGGCCACGACTACCTCGTACTCGATCCGACCGGGAAGCTGTGTATCAAGAAGGACTACGCATGGAATGGGCCGTCTGGCCCCGCTCGGGACACGCCCAATTTCCAGCGCGCCTCACTCGTGCATGACGCCTTCTACCAGTTGATCCGGGAGGGCCTGCTCGATCCCAAGTGGCGGTTGTACGCGGACAAACTCATGCGGCAGATGTGCTTGGAGGATGGGATGTGGAGGATCCGCGCCTGGTACAGCTACCAAGCGGTCAGGCTGTTCGGGTGGTTGAAAGTGCGGCCTGAGAAGCCTCGTCCGATCATCACCATTGAGAAGGGGGTGGTCGTCTCGTGAGCAGGCACTACACGGTTCCGATTGGAGCGGACGCTGAGCGGGTGGTTCGGAAATTCTATCTCGACGGCGCAGGCGTTCCGACACCGGGGCTCGCCGTTCCGGTGATCGTCCGTGATGAAGGCGGGAACGAGATCCTGAACAGCGCGCTTGTTGACCTGGCTATCGCTCCCGGCTGGTACAAACTCCCGACCTCCGTTGTGCTTGCCGTGCCTGGGATCTACACCGTCGAATACGCGCCACCCGCTGGTTTCGCCCCTGACGCTGACACCGTTTTTGTCCCCGCTGATGCGGGCCGAGCAACGACGGAATTCGTCAAGGGCGGGTAGCGTGAAGGCTGAATGGGCATGAAAGGCGTACCCATCCCTTACGCGTCGAAGCTCGACATCGAGGTACCTGACGCCCTGAAAACGGGGTCATTTGCCAATGCGTTTCGCGTGGTTGAGGAAACCGGCCCCGATTGTTTTCTCGATTTCCTGTCCTATTCGGCTCAGGAGCACCGTGCAGAGGTCGTGGCGCGCGTGCGCGTGAGGCGCGAGCTTTTGTCGGCCTTCCGTGATCTCATGGAAGAGGTTGTCGAGGATTTTGGGGATCGCATCACCGTCGCCCGTACCAATTGACTGCGGCGCGGGTAGGGTGCAACAGCCGCACACCCCACAGAGGTCGCAAGATGCAATTTAAGAAGGGCGAATTTCGGAGTTACCGGGCGACGATCACGTTTCACTTGGGCACGACCCAGGAGAATGTCCAAAAGGACGAGATCGTTGAATTCGACGGCACCACTCTCCGCAAAGAGGACGGAGGTGAGGTCAAGGTATCCTCGGTGAAGGGCGCCGTCCTCAATGGATGGCTCGTTCCCGAGGGCGACACGGAAAGCGTCTACGTTCCGCAGTCGGCTAACGTCGAGGTCCACCCGGCACAGACCCAAGGCAATGATCGCCGGAAGGAACGGATCTCCGTCACGACCGTCGCGGACGACATGGCCGAGGTCGGGACCATTTCTGGACGCAAGGCGTCGAGGGAAGCCAAGGCGAAGGCTGCGGATCAGTCGTGGGCCACGGGTGCCTCGGGCCGCACGAGCGAGCCAGAGCACGAGCCGGAGTACGAGCCGGAGTACGAGCCCCACTACGAGTCGAACCCGGACAACGATCTTGTGCGCGAGCTTGACGCGGCGTTGGGAATCGACACGACCACCAAACCCAAACCCAAGGCTCGACCGAAGCGCAAGGCTGCGGCGAAGCCTGCTCAGCCGAAGATGCCAGTGGCGACCCGCGATCAGCAAGAGGTTGGACGCGCGGTCAGGAGTAAGGTCGCCGCGTCGGAAGGTCCGATTCGCGGCGCCGAAGCCCGCACTCAAGCGACCGAAGGCGAAACGATCAAGGGGGTCAAGGCAACGGTCGGCACTAAGGCCAAGCACTTTGCGGGAGCCGACGCCCCGGCCGGTGGTGTTGAGGTCAGTGGGCAACGAGAGACACGCGAGGTCGTCAATGCCGACGCCAGCGAAGGGGTCGCCATCGCGTCGCTTGGGTCATCGAAATTCAAGACGGACGTAACGGACGGGAACCAAGGGAGGTCCGTGCGCTCGGTTCGTCCGAAGCAGGAGAGGTCGGCGTCGGCTGAGCGAAACCGTCTGCTTTCGCTTGGGCGAGCGATCGTCAACGGCGACATCGCGGGGGAGCTTTTGGAAAAGCTCGACCCGGACCAGAAGGCCAAGGCTCTGGCTCTCGTCAATGCCGAGGACTCGGGCGAGCAGGACACTGAGCCCGACTACGACAGCATGACCGTTGAGGAACGACGTGCGGCGCGACGCGCTGCGGCTGATGCCTCGGAAGCTGCCGTGACGACGACTGGCGATGTCGAGGAAGCCCACGTCGGCGAGAATTTGGAGGATCTGCTTCCCGATGCAGTCTCGACAGGCACCCCGGATCCAGGCGAGGCCGGGGAAGGGGACGACCCGCACTTGACCCCGGAGGAAAAGGCGGAGGCAGCGGATCCGAAGATCGAGGCGATCCGTGCTTTCGTCCCCGATTTCGATTGGGATCTGCAACGGCCGTGGAAGCACCGCGTTTCGGACGCCGTGGAAAACTACGCGGACAACGACCCCTGGATCCGAGGCATTCTCGCGGTCGAGTCGGACTCCGTGAAAAAGCACATTCAGGCGGCCCTAGACGCCCGTTCGGCTTGATCGGTAGCCCGGCTATAGCCCGCCTGTGGTAGCGGGCTATGCGACGAGACGCCAACAGCAGCCAGGCCGGTTGGGCGCTTATTACCGAGGGTGTGACCTCGGCTCGGGTAGAGGCGCACCGTCTCCAGAAATTGATCCAAATTGGGCTACGGCTGATCGAGCAGTCGAGCCACAAGGACCATTTCTACCAGATGGCGGGTGATCTGATCGTGGGCACGCCGAAACGGCTTGACGCCCTGATCAACGACCTGGATCGCACATCCTACGCCTTGACCAAGATCGGCGAGGACCATTTGCGCGACCGTCTTTCCATCACGGATCGCGCGCTCGTTGACGATGGGGTGCAAAACCCGAAGCCCTTTGGAGGGAGTCGTCCTCGCACGGCGGCTGAGCGCGTCGCCCGCAGGTGGGAAGCTCGCTCTAAGGGAGGCTGAGAGCGTGTCAGCGCGTGATGTAGCTGCCCGGTGGCTCGCCTACCTTGACGACGACTCGGAGGGCCTGGACGAGCGTGAGGCGTACTCCAAGGTTCCTGGCGACCAGTTCGGGACCAAGACCGTCGTTACCCCGAAATCGGAGAAGGGCCTCAAGACCCAGGACTACGAGTCCGAGGGCGACGAGAACAGCCCCGATGTGGCGCGGTTGCCGCAAAAGCAGCCCGAGCCACGGACCAAAGAGCGGGGCCGCGCCCTGCCCCCAAAGCATCGTGAGGATCGGGATCGCCACATTGAGCGGTTCGTACTCAACGTGCCTGATGCCGAGCCTGACTCGCGCTCGCGGACCAAGACAAAGGTTCCGATCCGATCTCCCGGCACGCCAGGGGAGCAGTACGGGCACCCGACCAAATACGACTACAACATGCCGACGCGCCGGGCTGGTTTGAAATCGGTTTTCCCACGCAAGCGCCAAAAAAACCAAGGCGGCGACGCGAAGCTCTACCACCGGCAATACTACATCCGGCACAAATCTCCGATCACGCTTCGCATGAAGCGGAGGTACACAAAGCTCAAGGGCAAGATGCTCTACAAGCGGGACAAGAGGTACCGCAGGCAGTACCCGCTACGCTATGAGCGACGAGGCATCGGTGTCCGCACAAACAAGGAGCGATCCCGCAAGTGGCGTCGGGATCAGGTACGCAAGAAAAACCTCAACCGAGGCAAGGAGCGCGCAAAGGATCGCAAGGCATCCGAGTACGAGTGGAACCTCCCTGCGTACTTGGAAAACGGCGACCTGATGCCGATCAACATCCGTCATTTCGACGTGGATGGGCGCAACGTGGTCTACGAGGATGCGCGCGGGGGAGGCCCGCAGACGCTCTCGCTCGACCTGTTCCTTTCGCGTGTACTGCCTGAAAACGAAGACGACGTGGACGAAATTCTGGATGCCTTGGAGTGGAATTTCGGCGACGAGATTTACGACTGGCAGGACTCGACTGAGGATAAGACGGCTGTGTACGACACGTTCGTTCGCAAGCAGGAGCCTCCGGGGCCGACCAAGACGCGACGTGACCGAGGCAAATACCACCCACACAAAAAGAAGCCGAGCGACCCGGCACATCGAGGCCAGCCGCACGCGAACCCTGATCTGATGGATCGCGGGTTCACGCAGCCAGCCGTCGAGCAGCAGTCGGGCTCGGCGAAGGTGATCCCTGACCGCAACAACTCGACGGGCGACCTGTCATGGCGCAACAAGGACCGGCCGTGGGATGACCGAGGCTACAAGGTCGCAGGCATGACGGTGAAATGGGGGAGTGTGCCTCCGCAGTGGGTCTACGCGACAAAGATGCCCGGCTACGAAACCCTGGCGATCGAGGTCGAAGGCGGAGGTCTTTATGCGGAGGCAACCGCCGTTCGTCACTGCAAGGCGGACCTCGCATCGCTGAGTGAACAAGTGGGGCAGCCCTTGAAAGCTCTGGTCGTGCAAAAGACGTTCTTGCCAGAGGGAATGAGAGGACAGGGCCTCGGTAAAAAGCTCTACGAAACGGCTGCCCGAGAAGCGGCGAAAAAGGGGTACGCCCTAGCCCCCAACGATTGCTGGCACGGCGGCCCTGGTTCGGGAATGACGAGCCCCGATGCTCGCAGAGTATGGGCGAGCCTGCGCAGACAATTCGTTTCGGAAGGGTTGTTGCTGTGGGGCGGACGCTCGCCTCGGGCTGCGATGCACCGACAAGCCGACACCATCGCCATGATCCGTCGCCGTTGTGAGCGAGCAATCTTGGAGCGATCCAAAAAATACAAGCCGGTGCTCGCCAAGTTTGAGCGCCGCCGCCTGACCTGGCGGTGGGATGTGGGTGACTGGAAAGTGAGCCTTCGGGCGATGCCCAAGACTGGCGCCAAGGCGACCAACATCACGGAGATGGACGTGAGGGTGTCCTGTTCGTGCCCCTACTATCGCTGGCAGGGGCCGGAGCATTGGGGCAAGGAGAACGGTTGGCAGTATGGCCGCCCCCGAGGCACAGCGACGTTCCCCAAGATCAAGGACCCCCGGTTCCGCCATGCGGCCTGCAAGCACGCGGTAGCCGTTTTTGATTGGATCCGGGGCAACAAGCTCAAGATCCCCGAGGATATGCGGCGTCTGGGGGCGAGCCGGTATTTGGCCGATAGTTTGCACACCTATGAGATGGAGCCTTTCCAGGCAGATCCAGCAATTCCAGAGCCCTCGCGCGTGGCGCGACGGTTCTTGGTCAAGAGGAAATAGACGATGCCCACCTACGCATACCAATGCCGCGACTGCGGAATCGAATTCGAGAAGATGGTCCCCCTTGCCCAATACCAAGATCCGCAAGGCTGCGAAGATTGCGGATCGGATCAGACCGACAAGCTGCTCAAGGCTCCCGGCATGATTTTTAAGGGTGACGGTTGGGCCTCCAAGAACAACCGTGTCCGAGGTCAGATGCGCGAGAAAAACAAGCGCCTTGCCGCCAAGGAGCGGGAGCAGAAGGGCGATGGCATGATTCCGTCCCTGGCTCCAAACGTCGAGGGGGAGCGTGTCAGTTCTTGGTCGGAAGCCTCCAAGCTCGCCGCGAGCAAGGGCAAGGACACCACGGGCTACGACAAGCTGGCCCATAAAGCGAAGGCCGGGAGCGTATGACCAACATCTTTCCAATGATCGTTGACCGATCTGAAAACTACGCCTCGGTGTATTTTCGGGATCGGCCGGGTATCCGGGGGTATCGCGTTCGTGTGGCGAAGACGTTGGACGAGGCTTACGGGCCTCTCAACGGCGTGGGGGTGACGGGCACAACTGCCTTGTTCGACGTACCCGCGCCAGGGGGTTTCTATCGGTCACGCTCGATTCGTGAGCGTGGGTGGGGGATCTTGGAGGAAGCCACTCGGGGGCAAACGCGGGCTATGTTCGATCTGGACGAGCTTCGCGTCGGCGCCGAGGCAACGGTTCCTCCAGATCGGGACGTTGCGTTCGTCCGCGTGCAGGTGGCAACGGACGCAACGGGGGGTTTCCCACTCGGCTTCCCTGGAGGTGCCTTTCCCGGCACCCTCCTTAATCAGGGGCCGATCCTTGTGCTGCAAAACCCCGGCTGGTTCAGTACCCCACGGCCAGCCTTGACCGTTTCAGGCACCGCTCCTGATCTTGGAGCCCTGGCCGCCCCCGGTCTCATTCCCCCTGCCGAGTCCATGCACTTTCGCGTTCCGGCCTACGGTGACTCGTTGGTGTTCATCAATCACGGCGCATCCCCGATCTTCTTGTCGATGGGTCCAGGTATCCCCTTCATGCAGATCGATGCCGGAGAGAACTTTTCCCATACCTCGGGGCAGAAGGATTCCCTTCTGATCGCCGCCAATGGCGCCAACCCGACCTTCTCAGCACTGATTTCCACCGTGGCAGGAGCCCGCTAACGACGTTCTTGCCATCTCTAGGGGGTCGATAGTCCCTCTATAGCCTGGCCTCCTACGAGGCCAACCCAACCTGGAGAAACCGATATGCCGTTCGTGATCATGGCTCGCACCGACATCCCTGATGGAGTCCTTCAATTGACCGAATTGAAGCCCAACGACTCCCAACGGAACTACATCTACGAAACTGAGGGGCAGACTCAGTACGTCAAGAACATTCCGACGCAGAGCACCATCGCTGTGACGGGCGCTGGTCCGATCACAACGAATGCGGACTACGTGGGCCTGGCGGCGTACCTCGTGGATCACGTCGAGAATCAGACGGCGGGTGAGTCTCTGACTCCGGCCATCGCCAATGCTGCCGGTGCGGCAATCGTGGCTGCGGCACAGGCCGGAACGGTGCTCGACTCGGCGGCCATCGTTGCGATTCTCGTGGGGGCGGGTGCAGGTGCGGGCACTGGCGTGGACACGTTCGCTTCGACGGGCTCGGTGGAAGAGGTGCTTGGCATCCTCGCGGGTCGTGTCTACTTGCTTCCGGGTGGCTCCACGGTTGAGGACGGCGGAAACCTTTTCGTGGCTGCGGTCGCGGGCTCCTTCACGAACGACGGCGAGTACAAGCAGATCTTCGATACCTCGGCTTTCAAGATCTCCAACGGCGCCGGGCAAATCGCCAATTTCAAGGCCGCAACTTTCAACTACGCGGATGCCCTCGGCGCCGCTCTTTCGGTCTACGCGGACGACGGGACCGTTCTGTAACCTCCCCTTTCAAACGGGCAAACACCAGGAGAAACCAAATGCCTCATATCATCTTGAAACGGGACGACATTCCCGCAGGAACGCTCCAGGTTCTCGACCTGGAGCCCAATGAGTCTCAGCGCAACCTGATCTACGATCCCCCCGGTCAGTCCAAGTACGTCGATCCCGTCGTGCGTGCGACTCCCGTGGTGGTCACGCCAGGTGGCGGTATCCTCAACGTGCGTGACGAGGTTTCGGGCCTTGAGGCTTGGTTCCTTGCCAACGTGGCCGATGGCGGCGGTGCGTCGCTGACGGCGGCGGAGTGCGTGACCAATGCCGACGATGTGCTTGGGCTTCTCGCCTTTGGCGACCTGACCACGGCGGCAGGTGCTCTCACGGTGGCGGCCATCAATGGTGCCCTCACCACGGGCTCCATCGGTGCTGGTCAACTCCAAGCGCTACTCGACGTGCTGTCGGGTCAGACGTTCACCATTCCGGCTGGTACTCAGGTTGAGGCGGCAGGTGCCCTGGACGTTTCCCCGGCCATCGGTGCGGACGGCGGCCCGTTCTACGGCGGGATTCGTCGGACCTACGACACCTCGTCTCTCGTCCTTTCGTTCAATACCGGGCACCTTGCCGGGTACACGGACGC